ATGTCTTTTGCCGATCTTAAGAAACAGTCCAAACTGGGTTCCCTGACCTCTAAACTGGTCAAGGAAGTTGAGAAGATGAATACACCTGCAGGTGGTGATGACCGTCTGTGGAAACCAGAGATGGACAAGTCCGGCAATGGTTACGCCGTTGTGCGTTTCCTCCCCGCACCTGAGGGTGAAGATCTCCCCTGGGTGAAACTGTACAAACACGCCTTCCAAGGTCCTGGCGGTTGGTACATCGAGAACTCCCTGACCACTCTGGGTCAGAAAGATCCTGTGTCTGAACTGAACACTACTCTTTGGAACAACGGGACTGATGCAGGTAAAGAAGAAGCCCGCAAACAGAAACGTAAACTGGAATACTATTCCAACATCTATGTTGTGAAGGATCCTGCGAACCCTCAGAACGAAGGTCGCGTGATGCTCTACAAGTATGGTAAAAAGATCTTTGACAAGATCATGGCTGCAATGCAACCTGAGTTTGAAGACGAAGAACCAATCAACCCCTTCGATTTCTGGCAGGGTGCAGACTTCAAGATCAAGATCAAGAAGGTTGCAGGTTACTGGAACTATGATTCCTCTGAGTTTGCACGTCAAGCCCCTCTTCTGGATGGTGATGATGATGCACTTGAAGCTCTGTGGAAACAACAACACTCTCTTGCAGAACTGGTTGCTGCTGATAAGTTCAAGGACTACGATGCTCTGAAGAAGCGTCTGGACTATGTTCTTGGTGTTCGTGGTGTTCCCAAGATGCAAGATCAGGAGACTGTCGAAGAGGAACAGGCTTTTGAACGCGAACGTCGTGGTGAAGGTCTGAACAGTATGAGTGAAGATCGTGGTAACTTCAACTCCCCTGACATTACCTTCAGTTCTTCTTCCCGTGATGAGGATGAAGACGATGCACTGTCTTATTTCCAGAAACTGGCTGAGGAGTGATCATGAAAACTCTTTCACTGGAAGACTATCAAAAAGCTGGTGAACAGTTTTGGCCCAAGTATTGGTATGTCGCCAAAGAACTGGGTGAAACTGCAAAACCAGAAGATATCTTGAAGGTCATGGAAGCCGTTGGTGGTGTCGCTCTCAAACTCAAACAAGAGGAGGAGACCGCACCCTTCGGTTTTAATAAAAAATCGGAGGAATCAAATGTTGATGCGTCGAGCTAAAAGTTACACCACTGATGAACTAAAACTAATTGCTGTTGAAGTTCTTGAAGAATTAAAACGGAGAAGTGAAATCTAATGATTGATGCAGTTGACGCATGGATGAAATTAGATTACGGAGAAGGGTTTCTCTTCTCCCTCTGGGTCATTGGTATGTATTACATTAAACTCAGAATGGATCGATATTTTGGAGGCCACCAAAAACGCTAAAGGCTTTCAAAAAAAGCGTAAAAAAAATCCCTGGCTGTTTTGATGGCCAGGGATTTTTCTATTTTCCAGTGATTCTGATCGGTTCTGTCTTCTTGAGAGTTTTTGAGATATAGTTAGAATTTGGTGTATATCGCATAATTTCCTTCATATCACTAATTACTTGTGAAAGCAAATCTGGTCTAATTAACTGAATATTTCTTTTTACATCATTTCGACGTAATTCGTTTTCAAAGACTGAAACTGACTTGATGGGTGATATTCTCTTCAATTGACTACCAATGGTATAATTGACATAAAAGTCTTCTTCTACAACTTTTCCTGCAGGTACGATTAAATTGTTTTTGTAATCTCTCCACTCAATCGTTTCATAATGATGTATTGATGCGAGTTGTTGTGGAGTGTATTTTTCATTAAGAAAAATATTCAGATCATATTCAGCTAAAGGCCATTCAGTACGAATGTCTGTAATATTGTTAGATGTTAAAACAACCCAATCATAGTTTGCACTTCCATAAAACTTTTCTGCAACTTGTTCTGGTCTGTCTCCACCCTCAATCTTATACTTTTCAAAAAGAGTAGCTACTGCAGCATAATCTTCTCTGAGTTTTGCGCGACGAAACAGATTTTTTACTTCAATAGTAGTTGTGCTACTATCTCTATCTTTAAGTAAAGAACTGTAGTTTAGGTTTGGAAGATAAGAAAAATAGTTAGACATTAGAATCCTACGTCATCGTTATCGAAATTACTGTTTCTATAATCATCTTCGTAAATTGGAACAATTTCTGTAAATTGCATAGTCACAAGAGTTGTTACTGGTTGTGAATCTGGTCCATATGCAGACCATCTACCAGTTCCTCCAGAATAATTAACCTCCAGAGACTTCAAAACACAAGTTTTAAATTTATTTAATCCTTTGATTTCTTCATTAGTTGTAGAACCTCTTCTATACTCAAGTCTAAACACATCAGGAGTACCTAAAAGTAGATTAGCTCCACCTTGACCCTCAAATGCAGTTGCATTTCTCTTTACTGACATTCTTTGTTTCAATGTGCGAATAATTTGTCTAACTCTTGCAGCTTCAGGTCTACTTCTCGGACTAAATCTTATTTGAAATGTAAAGTCTCTAAGTGCAGGACCTTGAAAAAGAAGTTCAAGGTTTGGATTTTCAACTGCACCACTGGTTCTCTTTACAACTTGACCAACGTCAAAATTAACTCCAATAGCACTTGTTAGTGCAGATACTCCAGAGAGTAAAAGTTTTCTTTTTAAATAACCAGATCCTGCAACGTCGGTTACACCTTTAAAGGTTGTTTCAGCTGCCTTTTTAGCTGCATCACCTAAAGCACTAAGTGTATTGGTGCCTTCAAATTCTGTACCTAAAGCCGCACCGATTGCTCCTCCAGCAATACTTCCAGCAACACCTCCCATTTCACCTTTACCAAATTCCACTGAATCCCGAGAAGCTATTGCATTCGGCATTGGAATGAGGATAGTTTCATGTAATTGTTCGTTTCTGGTTCTTACAAATTGACCTCTATCTGTGGCTTGGGTCACTGTTGGTAATCCATTTGGGCCTGCAGGCACATAAGTTGCAGCAGTAATTGCCATATGGTCTTGAACACTCAAATCCATATCAAGTGGATATTTTAGAATATTGAATGATCCTTGGTTTCCTACAGATCTTGTGTTAGCTGGTGGTCTTCCAAATCCAAAATTTAAATTTAAATCAAATGCTTCAGGTCCATAGTTAGAATCATTTAATAGAGTTGCGGAGTCTTCGGAATTAAAAGTTCTCCAAGCGTCTCCATATATACCATCAAGATATTTCTGTTTTTCTGGAGAATCAAGGTTTTTCCACAATAATTCTTGACCTTCGTATCTGTATTTTTCTGCTATACCAAGAGGGTTTTCTCCAGAAAAATATTTTGTAATTTGTGAATCAGTAATGTTAGAAAGAGATGGATATTGATTTCTATTCAGACGCCTAAGATCTTCCGTATAGATTGGTTCTCCCAGAGGATCATTACTTTGTTGGTATTGTTCTGCTGTTGCACCATATAGGGTGTAATTTACATTGTCAAGATCTACAGCAATATAGGATTTTGTTTTGTTATTATATGCACCATATGCGTGAGCCATCATTCACCCCTCCATACGCGATACGAAGGGAATCTGTTTCCTGTGGATGTTTTTACGAATTCTTCGGTTGGTAACATTGATACGTCTGCCATCTCAGATTCTGGGATTCTCATCATGTTACCTTGTACCCCTTCAAACTTATATCTATGAATAGACTTATTGGGTACAGTTATACCATCTCCACTATTTATTAAGCCTTTTGCAACAACCTCTCTTAATTTAGGTGCCAAGTAGTGCATATTTGCTGCAATGAACCCATTTTTGTCAACACTCATGACATAACTAACTGGATATTGATCGTAATACTTTAATCTGTCGGGTTTAGTTGCAACATAGTTAAAAAAATACATCTCACCAACCTGCACTGGTCCAGATTCTTCACCAAATGAACCTGGATCATCATATTCTTCGCCTTGATAGTTTGCAAGAGTTTCTATCAAAGCATCACGATACTGACGACGTGAACCTTTTGGTCCTACCTTAGATTTGACGACAGAAAAGATACTCATTTAATACCTAACTCTTTTTCTGTAAAGATTTTAAATTCCCAAAGTCTATCTTTGCAGTATTCTCTTGCAGCTTCCCATTTAGCTTGATTTGTTCCCCAAGTGTAAACCTCATTTAACCAAGCTTTTGTCTTTTTTGGTGGATTTACTGTAGGTTGTTTACACTGTTTAGCTGGTTTGATTTCAACCATCACTTTGCGAATATCACCCTTTGAATCTTTATATTTGATCATAAAATCTGGAAAGTATCGATGCCACTTTCCATCAACAGGTGATTTATATGGGATTGCTATTTCTTCACTTTGCCATTGAATCACGGCATCATTTTTATCACAGTAAACCATGAACTTTCGTTCCCAAAGAGAACGATATACTATCTGTGTGGGATCACCTTTGTACTTTTGTGGATTTGATGGTTTGAATCTTCCACTATAAGCCATCTAAATAACCATAACAAGCCTTCTAATATTTAGAGCCGTTATGGCAATCAACAGATATCGTGGTGGTAGGTATAAGATTGATGACATCAAGAGTCGTTTTTCAACGGTAGCTCTTGATAATGAATATCAGGTGTTCTTTTCCCTTAATGAAATTATAGGTAGAGAAGCTACACAACTTGGAATTAATAAGAATTTCTTGACCGAAGATCTTGGACTATACGTTGCTGATGCAGTTCTTCCTGGTTCTTCTTTTGGTGATTTTGAGGTTACGGGTGATCGTCAAGGTATTACGGAAAGAAACGCTTTTGATAGAATCTATGATGATGTGACTTTTAGTTTTTATGTTGATAGAAATTATGATGTTTTAAGATTTTTTGAATCTTGGATTCAATTTATCAATCCTTTGTATAGTAGTTCTACTGGTTTAGCTAAAAATCAAATCACAAAATTTAATTATCCAGATGATTATAAATGTGAAATGGTAATTACAAAATTCAATAGAGATTTGAGGGGTAAATCTGTTGAGATTGGTTTTACCAATGGACTTGGTAACAATAGAGATCAGTTAAGTTATAGATTCTTCCGTGTTTGGCCTTATTCTCTTGCTTCTACACCTGTAAGTTATCAGGGTATGAACATTCTCAGATGCAACGTGACTTTTAGATATGATCGATATGTTGTAAGTGAAGTTACTAGAATTAGGAAACCATTGAGAGGAGAACGTGTCAGAAATATTTCTGATCCTGTAAATATTCTTCCTCCAACTCCATCCACAACTTCTTCATCATTACCACCTGAGGCTACAACTAATTCACCTCCACCACTTACGGACAATGAAGACTCTACGAGTATTACCACACCACCTATTGATGGTAATGTAGGAAATACAAATGGACCTGGTACAGAATTTGCTCCTACAGATAGTGCTACTGGATACAGACCTACAGCTAATGATGGTCCACTTTTATATCCTAATGGCAAACCTGTTTATGGTCCAGATGGTAAGATTCAATCTATGTTCTAAATAATATCACTGAGTGACTCATTATGCCTTTACCAACAATTTCGACTCCTACGTTTGAACTGATTCTGCCATCCAACGGAAAGAAGATTAAATATCGTCCTTTTCTTGTGAAAGAGGAAAAGGTTTTGATTCTTGCGTTAGAGACGGGAGATACTTCTGACATTACACGAGCTATAAAAGATGTATTGAAAGCTTGTATTCTTACCAGAGGTGTGAAGGTTGATCAACTTCCCACTTTTGATATTGAATATCTATTTTTGAATATTCGTGCAAGATCCGTTGGCGAAACTATTAAAATCCTTGTGAACTGTCCTGATGATGGTGGACAGACTCAAGTTTCCGTTGATGTTGATATTAGTGAAGTTGAAGTTATTAAAAATGAAAAACATAATATTGATATTGATATTGATGGTCAATATAAGTTGAGAATGAAATATCCTTCACTGGAACAGTTTATTAATAACAATTTTAATTTCAAAGACGAAGAACAAGATGTCTTCAAGATGGTAGCTTCTTGTGTGGATCTTGTTTATGATGAAGAAACTGCATATGATGACTTTACTGAAAAAGAAATGATCAAGTTCCTTGAACAATTCAACAGCGCTCAGTTTAAAGAGATTGAAAACTTCTTTGATACAATGCCAAAATTGTCTCACACCATCACAGTAACCAATCCCAACACAGGTGTTGAAAATCAAGTAACACTGGAAGGACTGTCAAGTTTTTTCGCTTGAGTATGGCTCACATGAGTGCTGAGTCATACTATGAACTTAACTTTTCTTTGATGCAGTATCATAAATACTCTTTGACAGAGATTGAAAATATGATGCCGTTTGAGAGAGACATTTATGTTGCTCTCTTGAAGAATTATCTTGAAAGTGAAAAACTTAAAGCCCAACAAGAATACGGCATCAACTAATGGCATTTGTAGCAGCAGCTAAATCTTTTATAGGAGGAATTGGTAGTTTTCTTGCCGGCCAAGCTATGCGTCGTCGTGATGATGGACTTGGAAATAGAGAAAACAGAAAAAAACTTGCTGCTAGAGCATTTTTAGAAGGATATGAACCAGACCCTAGATTATTTGCCAAGGGTCCAGACGATGCACCAGATGTGTTCATGCCAGAACCTCTGGTTGAACCAGTAGAAACATATTTACCACCATCACCACAAGTTCCTCAGTTGGTGGGTGCTACCACTGGAGCTGTTGGTGAAGAATTTGTAGTAAGAGAAATTGAAAGGATAAATGCAAACGTTAACGCCATTGCACTTGCAATGGAAGCGAATGCAAAAGCGGACGCTGATTATAGACAATCAATAATTCGACAACAAAAAGATAGACTTGCACAAAGAGGACAGGCTAGATCTAGACGTAGATCAGATAGATCTCGCGATCAAAGAAATTTTTTAACTAGGAGGGCTAGATCTCTTCAAAAAGGATTTAAATCTACATTTAAAGGAATACAACCTAATGTAGCAGGTTTTCTTGCACTGGAAGCTGTAGATCAAATTCAAAAAAGATTTGATCAGCTAATAAACATGTTACCACAACAAATTCGTGGTTTTCTGGGATTAGGAACTGAAGATGTAGAACCACCACCAGAAAGAGGAAGATATCAGGAATCATCAGTGGGTGGCTCTGCAGCTCTTCAGGCAGGTCTTCAGTTTATAAGACAATCTGAAGGAACTCTTGGTGAAGAAGGATTTAGTAAATTTTTTGGTGGGAGTTTAGCGTTTGGCGATTTGAGAGAAAAAACATTCTCCGAAGTTGCAGGATATCAAAAACAATTTTTAGCTGAGGGTGGTGGTATGTTTTACAATCCTGCGACGGGTAAAATGGATCAATCCGCTGCAGTTGGTGCAGGACAATTTTTGTATCCTGAAAGAGATTTGAAAAATTATTTGAATATGGATCCAGATACAACTCTTTTCTCTGAAGAAAATCAACTCAAACTTATCATTGCAATTGCTGCTGAGAAAAGGGGTGTTGATCTTAATAAACCTCTTACGATTGAAGATCTAAAAAAATTACAAGATGAATGGGCGGGCATTGCATCTGGAAGATACAAACAAAATAGTAGAACTCTTCAAGGTGCTATGGATGCATATAAACAAATTTTAGACAGTATCAAAGTTAAACCAACAACACCAGATACTACACCTGTTGATCCATTTAGTCCATTGGCACAAAGTTTCGCTCCAATTGCAACTTTTGGTGAGGGTATGAATATGATGGATCCAACGATAATTGATTTAAGAAGTAAAGATATTGCCTCAGTTGGTGGAGCTGGTGCTGCATCTAATTTTGATGTTTCGGGTGTTGTTTTAGATCCTTTTGTACCATCAGAATATGCACCTATATTGGGAGTAAACTGACATGGATATCTTTCAGAGTCAAAGATTTACATCATCTTTAAATGGTTTAAGTGGTACAACTGAAAGATTGGCTCGCGTCATGAAAAATGACGCGAGAGTAAGAAAAGCTGACTTTAAAGAAATTTCTAGATTAAATGATAGACTGAATAGAGTTATCCCTATCATTCCTGGAATGTTTGGTATTGCTGGAGCTACTTTTGGATTGGGAGTTGATGATGGTGGTTTATTTGGATTGCCTACATTTCCTAAATTTGGATTGCCTCCACTACCACCAGGACCACCACCTCCACCAGGATCACCAGGACCACCAACTCCACCAAGATCACCTGTCCCCACTCCTCCTCCTCCACTAATCGCGAAAGAAGAGGATGAAAGGTCTGCCGAGGCAAATAGAAGGAGACAAGAAGATGCTAAAAGGAGAGCCGAAGATCAAAGAAATAGAAGAGGTGTCCCCACCCCCGCTACTGTTCCTGCAACACCAAGTCAAAAACCTGGTGAAAAAGAGAAAGAGGCCGAACCAGATAGAGAGGCTGAACCTGGGAGAGAACCAATTACTATTCCCAATCCTCCACCACCACCAATTCCATTAACACCTGCAATTCCTCGTCGTAGACGAAAGAAAGAGAAAGAGGAAGAGAAGGAATTGGTGCCCACAGCGTTGACTGAGTATCAGTTTGAATTGGCATTAAGAGCTAGAAGAGAAAAAGAAAAAGGTGCTGATCCTGCATGGTTAGGTCCATATTATTCATATTTGAATGACTATTTCGTAAAAACGGGCGGAAGAAAAGGTGGTGCTGTTGAACTTCCTGATGGTGGAGTACTCACTATGAATGTGGTGGGTGGACTCTTTTCCAACAGAAGACCATTATTTAAATACTATAATGGTATTGATATGGCAAAAACCAAAAAGAACACGAAAACATTTATGGACGTTATGAATATCATACAAGCAGTTTTTGCTGTGATGGGTCCTTTTGCTGGCGCACGAAGACCAACAACTCAACCAGGGAAAACGACTCCAACCGTACAAGATCCAAACTATAGACAACCTAAGGGTGAACCTGCTGTACCACTACCACAACCAGGGAGTGTAATTGTTCCAACTAAGCCAGGTGGTCCTCTTGTAAAACCTGCACCTCAACCTGCACCTCAACCTGTATCTGGACAAACTATTGACGTTACTCCCACTCAAAGAGTAACTAGCCAATCGGGACAAACCACTATATTTGGCCAAGGTGGAAGAAAAATACAAAAATCATTACCTGGTTCAGTAAGGTCGGGTATGGCCGAATATAATAGGGAAACCTTAATAAATCTTCTGAAAAAATCATATAAAGATAACATCAACCGAGTACGCAAAACACCAACACAAAACGAACTAGATATTAAAGATGCTTTACGACAACAAGGTATTGAACCACCAACACCTGCTGAATTGGGTATAGGTCCTCAAGCCTCAGCGAGAACACTCATTAAACCCATCTACATCTTAACGGATAAAATCGCATGAGCTACGTAAAGAACGTAAAAATTACAAACGTAAAGATTACATCTCTTAATGGAAAAACTGCTGAAATAGGTAATGGTATCAGTGGTATTTTTTCGTTTGATTATTTTGAGAGTATTTTTAAACCATCTGTTGGAGCCACTCTGATCATTGGCACCACCAATAAAATTGTTTCTGAGTTGCCTATCAGGGGGACAGAAAACGTCACACTCACCATTCTTCATGACAGTGGAAACGTGGAGTTTACTGATTGGGTTATCTCAAGTGTAAGTGAACCATCCACAACATCAACTCAATCTACGTTGGTTCTTGTTCTCACAACTTCAGAGAACATAAAACAAGAACTCAAATCAAATAGACTGACACAAAGATATGATCCCAAGGTTCCTATCAGTACACATGTTAGTAATATTTTGGGTTCTTTAGGTACTGAAAAACCCATAGATATTGAAAAAACTGCAAATTCGTATGGATTTTTTGGTAATTATTGGAGACCATTTAAAGCTATCTATTGGTTAGCAAAAAGGTCCATGGGAACTGGTGGTGGTGATCGAGCTGGATTTTTGTTTTGGGAAACTAAATCTGGATATAAATTTAAGAGCATTGATACAATTGCTGCAGATGCAAAAACAAATGCAATTCAAACTTTTACACAAAGTGAGATTGTGAATAATCTAGATGATTCCGATAATTTTAAAATTCTTGCACCTTTCTTTGAATATAACCAAAGTGTTATCAACAAAATGAGAAAGGGGACATATGGTGATAATGTAAAATACTTTAATCCATATAATCTTCCTCAGGGATTTCAACCAGAAAAAACTCACACATATTCGGAAAGTTTTGAAAAACTTGATAGATTTGGAACAGAAGATAGGGTAGATTTAAATTTTAACGTTCATGACAATCCTACAACTATTGATGTAAATCCTTATGTTAGTGGTACAATGACACAGGATGGCACAGTTGATCCAGAAACTGATAGTGGAAGTCCACAAAAGTGGAATCATTCAATGTCAAAATATCAACAAATCCTATCTCAGTCTCTTAGATTGACAGTCCCTATGAATCTTGAACTTGAAGCTGGATTGCCAATCAACCTTGATCTGTTATCCTCTAATAAAGGTCTTGACAGTCATGAGAGTGGGGTCTATCTTATTAAAGATTTGAGACATACTATTAGAGTTACTGACAATGGAGGTATAGAGTGTTTTACTAATTTACGTTGTATCCGTGACAATTACGGAAATGACGGTATCAATACGAACGTTACATTGTTAAATAGCTAAAAAAATTATAACCCATGGAAAGCATCGAAAAACATATTGAGAAGGATAGAGAGATCCTTGAGAATCCTACCATCTCACCACAACAACGTCGTCACATTGAATCTGAACTCGAAGAGTTAGAAGCATACGCTGAGAATCATAAATCGGATATTGAAGCCGGAGATCATCATGATCCTACTCCCCTTGAAATGTATTGTGATGTAAATCCAGATGCTGATGAGTGTAGGATTTACGAGGACTGATAAATAACTGAAAATTCTTATTTTTGATGGAAGACGTACTGACACGCCCTGGCAGTATGGGGTCTGATGGCCTCAAATGGTGGATTGGTCGCGTTGCGCCAAGATCTGCTTGGGCGGGTTCTGGTACACTGACAAATGACAAAGATGTAGGTGTAAAATCATACAAACCTGAAATTGACATCTATTATAATCGAGTAAAAGTTAGTGTTGTAGGATATCACGATCAAATTGCAAATCCTTCCGATTTGCCTTGGGCACATATTTTGGCTACACCAATGTTGCCCTCTGGATATGGTTATAGTGATCAAACTCATTATCTTGAAGGTGGAGAAAGTGTATTTGGTTTTTGGTTAGATGGTGATGATGAACAAAAACCTGTTATTGTAGGTGTCTTTTATAGACACAAAAAAGCGGAAGATAAATCACCTCCTTTGTCTGGTGGAGATTTAAAGACAACAACAAAACCAGATTTGGATAGTGTACCAACTGGTTCTACTGCAGGAAAAAATTTAGGTACTAACGACAAAATTGCAGAAGTATCATATAAACCTCCTTATGATGGATATGATGTTGTAACTGGTAACTTTATCAATCCTGGAATCAAGACAAGAATTCCTGGAACAAATGAAGGTAGTAGTGAAAAGGGCATGACTAGTGCCGCTTTAAAACATCAAAGCATGTTGAAAGAATCTATCGACAGGCCTTCATGTAAAAGAGATGATGCTATTAATCAAATCACTGGTCTTTTGGGTGATTTTGCAGAGTTTTTAATCGCTGTTGAACAATATGCAGATCTTTATATTAATGGAACAATTGGTGTACTTCAAAATATTACATCAGAAATTAATTTAATTGCCAAAAACATTGCAGGTATTGTCACCTCAATGTTTAATGGTGTAAGAACTCAAATTTTTGCTTCAGTTGGTGAAAAGATTCAAAGTTTTATTAATAGTTTGATTCCCGAAGAAATCAAACCTATTTTTGGTGAAGCTACAAAAGAAATTCTTGATACTATTTTTTGTATTTTTCAAAATCTAATCGCAGGTCTTTTCAAGACTATCGCTGATTTTCTTGGAGCTCTTATTGGTAAATTTATCAACGCACCTCTCTGTGCAGCTGAACAATTTGTTGGTGCATTACTGAGTAAACTTACTAATGAACTAACTTCTGCAATAAGTCCCATATTACAATCTTTAAGTGATACTCTTGGTGGTGCTCTCGGTAGTATATCTGAAATTGTTGGACAAGCTCTTGAAGTTATTGGTTTAATCTTTAACTTCATTGGTTGTGATGAAAATAAGTGTCCTCTCCCATCTAGATTCTCTAGTAATATTGGTCCATCCCAAGGTCAAAGAGATAGTGCAAGAGCTATGTTTGAATCTATCTCTATTTTAAATATTCCAACATCTGAGAATCAAACAGTTGGTGGTTTTCTTAAAGAAGCACAAGGAAATGTTGATAGTATGTTTGGAGAACCTACTGATGAACAACTCCGAAATGCACAATACATCGCATCTCTTGCAGGACCTTGTAATACAAAAGTGTTGAGGTGTGGTCCACCACAAATTGAAATTTTTGGTGGTGATGGTATCGGTGGTTTTGCAAATGCTGTTGTTTCAAATAGTGGGTCTATTATTGGAGCTCAGATTCTTGAACGTGGATTTGGGTACAGTGTCGATAAACCTCCATATGTGACATTTAAGGATGCTTGTGGAGACGGCAAAGGTGCAAGAGGTAGAGCCATCATTGGTGATGATGGTGGTATTGATAGAATCATTATTGATTTTGAGGGTTATGGTTATCGTAATAACTTCGGTGATGTAAAGACGATTTATGGAACCATTGATGGTGATGCTAATTCCGATAGATCTAACTCTGACAGTAAAACTGTAACAGGTCAGATTGATGATGTGATTGTTCGCAACCCTGGATTTGGATATAACCCTGGAGATACAATTGAAATTGATGGTGCAAAAGTTACTCCAACAATTATTGGAGGTCGTATCATTGGAGTTGAAGTAAATGACCCTGGAACAGGATTTACTTCGATTCCTGAATTCACAATAAATAGTGAAACTGGAGTGGGTGTAGACCTACAACCAGTTCTTAAATTTACTGAAGTTAGTCAGGATTCTTTACCCCCAGGTGAAGTTGTAGTCGTTGTAAATTGTGTAGGTAAGTAATGCCAAACGCAGGAAAAGCTGATTTTGATATCGCGGATAAGAGGAATTATCGGCAAGAAGCTGGTATGAGTTCCGAATACGGTAAAGTAAGTTACCGTGTTATTACCAATGCTGGTTGTGGAGAAGGATTTTATCAGAATGGTCCACTAGAAGATCATCATTTAGCGACAACTGGATATTCTCATGAAGCTGTAGGTAGAGAACTCAATAAGGTAAAGACTGGAAAAGAAGATCCTATTTTACCTGCAAAATGGATTCAAGCAAAACATGGTGACATTGTTTTACATGCAAGAGATGGAGATATCATTCTAATTGGTGATAACATCTTAATGAAAGCTAATGGTACTTTGGATACTGAGGATGGAGATATCCAAATGTATGCCAATAAAGGTATTACGGCAGAAGCTCCAGACATTAAAATCAAAGCTGATAATCTTAGATTGTTGGGTCAGAAAGATATTACACTTTTAGGAAAGGTTTACGGTGAGTTCATCGGTGGTGTTGTGAGTACAGTTTCTGCAGCTGACTTTGGTGGTTCTTCATTGATTGGAAAACTTACAAGTGTTGCAAAGAGTTTGGGAGCCTTCTGATGTCTAATAGTCCGTTAATGTTTGGAACCAGAATGGTTCTAGGTTCTGAAGTTTCTGCAGGTATTACCAAAGTACAAACACTTCCATATGATAATTCTTTGTTAGGTGGTCTTGGAATCATCAATGGTCCTTTACAGGTTGGTGTTGCTCCGTTGGCAATTCCTCCTTTGGGAACGATCATGGTGGGTCCGAATCCACCTACATCAGGACCACCATCTGTCTGTGGACTTCACATCATTCATCCAGCGATTGGACTGAATTGTTTTGCACCAGTTGCTGCAAACTTCTATGGTGTTACAAATCACTTTTCAGCTTGGAATGTTTTTGGTGTTGGTAGTGCATATGGATACCTTAGGTTTTTTGGACTTTGGCATAAAATTGGCCAAAGTGTTGAAACAGGCGGAACGACTAAATCAGAACCATATATTACCGAAGCGACTCCAAACAGACAAACATCTGGTAACTGGACTCATGCTGGAAGTGTTCAGGTAACTGAGAAAGTTACTGCTACTACGTTCCAAGGAAATATCAATCCCCAGGCATGGAAAGGATTTGATATTAAACACCCCAAGAAACCAAACAAACGCATAAGACATATTTGTGTTGAAGGACCAGAGGCAGCAATTTATATCAGAGGAACTCTTAAAGGATCGAATGTAATTGAACTGCCAGAATATTGGGATGGTTTGATTGATACCGAATCAATTTCTATTCAACTCACACCGATTGGAAATTATCAAGAGTTATATGTTGATAAGGTTGAGTGGGGTAAGAAAGTTATTGTCAAGAATAATCAGGGATCTGCAATCAATTGTTATTATAAAATTGAAGCTGCTAGAATCGATGGTGAACCTCTGATTGTTGAATATGATGGAGAATCTGCTGCGGATTATCCTGGAGATCCAACACAATATTCAATTTCTGGACATGATTATGGGAGGAAAGAATAATGCCAGAAGATAATAATGCAAAAACACAATTTATCATAGATCAGATAAATGTAAAAATCAGTCGTCAAAATGATGTTATTGGTTTTGGTACAGTTTCCGTACTTAAACAACCATTAGATCGGGTTAATGAATTAATTGAATCATATGATCCACCTATTAAAGGTATTGATGCAAAAATTGTATCGATTGGTCAGTCTATCAATCAGATTAAAGATGAAATTATTGTTTTAATTACAAATGCAGTTGGTCCTGGAACTACTGGTTGTGGTGTTGTACCTATTGGTATTTGTACACAATGGGGTGGAGGTATTTCTACGTGTTTGGTTGGATTTGCAACAGAGTATTATGACACAGTAACTGCAAATAACTGGGGATTTGATGAAAATTCAGATAATCCATTCACAGCATCATCAACTATTTTAAGTAGTGCAAGTAATAGTTTTGGTGTTGGTGTGGGAACATTTTTGTTCCATACTCAAAATAATACCTCTTACTCTGCTGGCAATCGTGTCGGTCTTGGTGCTTCCGCGGCCTGTGTTGCAATTCAAGATGAGATTGACAGAAAAGATGCTGAAATTGCTGCACTTAGATCAGAATTTGGAAAGTATATGGGTGTTGTAAATTCTATTCGTGAGGAAAGATGGAGATCGCAACTTGAAAGATGGGGATTGAATAGATCAAAGAAACAGTCTGAGATTGAGAAAGCCCGACTAGTTGGTGTCTTGACTGCCTTCACCGATTCGACCTACACGAGCCTATTTTTGAAGTGACACAGGGGCCTTGCCCCGAGCCCCTGACAGTGGTATTATACATAGGTAATGAGAGGTCACTAATGACTGACGACAACTTCCTCACCAAAGTCGTTATCGACATTTGTTATCGTACTTTCTATATCTTCTCCTCCGATGGGGAAAAGAAAGTCCTTGAGTGCGAGAGTTCGGATCAATTCATGAATGTGTTAGAAGTAGTTAATCTTGCAAAAGAGTTTGATTCTGAAGTTGAAGTCATTTATTGTGATCCCATTACCACCCCTGCGGGTGTGGTGTAGAGGTAACATCTGAGCCTTCCAAGCTCCAGTCGCGGGTTCGATTCCCGCCACCCGCTTATGGATGAATACAAATTCGGTGGTCATGAAGTCACACAAGTAAATGTTCTTAGACTTATCAGTGAACTAGAAGGATCATCCACTCTTCTCAAATACTTGGGTTTTCAAGAAGACATGGAAACTCTAAACGAAATAAAAAAACGTTACTACAAACTTTATTTTAAATTAAAAAAGGATGAGACCAGAAACTCGTAAGTCAATGGAAATGCTTTGGTCCGCAAAGTGGAATCTCCCCAAAGCTGCTCAAAATTGTGGTCTTACTCACAAAGAAATGAAGATTACATTCAACGAGTATTGTGCGTTTCATCCACCAACCTATAGTAAAATTGAGCAGGTTTAGCAATCTGGTGAATGCAGTGAACTCATAATTCACCTAAGGTGAGTTCGATCCTCACAACCTGCACCTTGGGACCATGATGGAATTGGTAGACATTGCAGACTTAAAATCTGTTGACCGTTAGGTCGTGAGGGTTCAAGTCCCTCTGGTCCTATAGTCCCGAGATGACTCTAAACTCGCTCTGGTCGGGACCCTTCCCAATAGTGGATGTGATGTAAGAAAACACGCCTCTTCGGAGAGTATTGCAGGTATCAAATCCTGTCATCCACATATTGCCCTTGTAGCTCAGTGGTAGAGCGCGGCTTTTGTAAAGCCGATGTCGCAAGTTCAAATCTTGTCGGGGGCTCCACGAAGAGTAGCTCAGTTTGGTAGAGCTCTCGCTTTGGGAGCGAGCGGCCGCAGGTTCAAATCCTGTCTCTTCGACTTATCTAGTGTGTGTCATGACAATTCCTCTTATTGTAAAAGATAATTTTTTGACTAATGAAGAACTAACTCCAATTATCAAGGAAACAAATGTACTTCTTAAACAACTTCGTTCTGGTAAATACAGTGCTCCTGCAAGAGAACCAGATGGAACATCAAAAAAACAAAATAAGGCCTTAGCTTATCAGAGTTATTACTCTGATTCATATAAATTTTCTCCTACGGTTCAAACATTAAATCGTAAAATTTTTAATGAAAATTTATATGCTGAATTTGATTCTCTTATTTTGAGAGGACTTCAACGGAGTATTGATTGGGCCGCCAATATGATTTCTTATTATGAAGATGATGATTATTATAAACCACACTATGATGGATGTCTTATCACTGGATTGTATTGGTTTGATATAAAACCAAGAAAATTTTCTGGTGGTGAATTTTGTTTATATAAAGAAATTGATGCGGATAAGTTGACTGAACCATTGATAATTAAACCATTACATAATAGATTCATAGCATTTCCTAGTTGTCTATATCATGCGGTTAAACCAGTGATTCTTGATAAACAATGGAAAAATCAAGGTCATGGTAGAATTGCAGTATCGACTTTTTGTGGCCATGGTGGACGTGCAAAATGAAAAAAGTACCATTCATTGTAAAAGAAAATTTTCTTGATGAAGATAGTTTTTCTCAGGTTGTTGAAGAAACTAAACTTTTGATGCCTCATTTTTATGATGCTAAATTTGGTGGATCTGCCAAAAAAGATAATAAGATTCTGAAACAAAATAAAATATTATCCTATAATGAATATTATCAGGGTAATAAAAACGCATCAAATACTGTAAAAATTTTCAAACAAAAAATATTTGAGAGTGAACTTTATAGTGAATTTAAAAATAAAGTCATTGCGGATTTAGCCCAATCTGTAGATTGGGATGACATGATGATTTCCTATTATGAAAATGGTGATCACTATAAACCACATTACGATGCATCATTCATAACTGGGTTATATTGGTTTGATGTAAAACCAAGAAAATTCATTGGTGGTGAGTTTCTTTTGCATAATGGAACAAAAAAAGATCGTCCAGAAATGGCACTTCAATTTCAATCAGTAAATAATCGATTCATTGCATTTCCTGGGTGTTACATTCACGAAGTCAAACCTGTTGTAATGTCTGAGAGGTGGAATAATCTAGGTCATGGTAGATTCTGCATCTCCGTGTTTTGTGGACATAGGTCATAGTCATGATTGTCTAAATATAAGGAGAAGAAATCTTGTAATCCGCAGGATCGCGAAATGCCTTTAAGTAGACTAGAGAATTTCCTAAAGAACGTTGAAGGTAACATTCTTTATGTAAACCCAACTGATCTTGATGCTACTGATAGTATTGATAATCAGGGTAACTCCTTAACGAGGCCTTTCAAAACTATTCAAAGAGCTTTATTAGAAGCTGCTAGATTTTCATATCAAATTGGACTGAATAACGATAAGTTCAATAGAACAACAATTCTGTTGTATCCTGGAACTCATGAAGTTGATAACAGACCTGGATATAACGTTATACAGTCTGGTTCCAACGCGATCTATCGCGACAGAAATGGAGTTGAGGTATCTTTAAATCAGTTAAGTTCGGGTAGTAATTATAATATCGATGACTCTGCAAACGAACTGCACAAATATAACTCTGTAGAAGGTGGGGTTATTGTGCCCCGTGGTGTCTCTATTGTTGGTTTGGATCTACGTAAGACCAACATTAGACCAAAGTTTGTTCCTGATCCAACAGATGATGCGATTCTGAGATCTGCAATCTTCCGTATTACTGGTGGGTGTTACTTCTGGCAGTTCACTGTTTTTGATGGTGATTCAAAAGGTTCTGTTTATAGAGACTACACAAATAACAGATATACTCCAAGTTTTTCACACCACAAACTTACTGTATTTGAATATGCAGATGGTGTAAATGGTGTTGGTATTGGTACGTCTACGACTACCACTGACCTTTCGATGTATTATCATAAGATTCAAAAGGCTTATGGTGACAGTTCTGGTCGTGGAATTGCAGATTTCCCAGCTAATAGAGATATGCAGGCTAAACTGCCTGAATATGAGATTGTTGGACCTGTTTCTGCGATTGATGTAGGTATTACAAGTATCCGTGCGGGTGCTGGTTCTAAAACAAATACTTCTACAACAATTACTGTTGATTGTGAAACACCACACAACCTGGTTGTTGACAGTGAATTTAGAGTATCGGGTGTTAATACATATCCAAATATTTACAACGGTAACTTTGTTGTAACTGGTGTATCTTCTGAAAGAATCTTTACATATCGATCAAGTTCTCCACCGACAGATGGATTACCAGATCTTGACGGTGATGAAAAGATAATTGCTGATACTGACACTGTATCAGGTGCATCTCCATATATTTTCAACTGTTCTTTGAGATCTGTTTATGGTATGTGTGGTATGCACGCTGATGGATCTAAAGCTACAGGCTTTAAGTCCATGGTTGTTGCTCAATATACTGGTGTTGGTCTGCAGAAAGATAACAACGCATTCCTCTTCTATAATGAAGCAAATGGTCAATATGATACTAATTCCACAGTTGATGATAGTGAAAAACCACTTTACTTAAACAGTAAGGCAGTTTATAGACCATCTTACGAAAATTATCATGTAAAGGCCTCTAATAAATCTGTTATCCAGATCGTATCCGTCTTTGCTATCGGTTACGCACAACACTTTCTTGCAGAGTCTGGTGGTGACCAATCAATTACCAACTCCAACTCTAACTTTGGTGCAAAATCTCTGATTGCAAATGGATTCCAAGATGAATCATTTAGTAGAGATAACAGAGGATATGTAACACACGTCGTTCCTCCTCGTAGATTAAGTAAATCTGAAAAATCTGTAGAGTGGTTAACCCTTAATGTTGGTCTTACAACAAGTCCTGTTGGTGTTGGAACTATTCAGAAGATTTTCATTGATGAATTTACCGATCCAGATGTTCCACCCCCAGTTGTTGTAGAGGGTTTTAGACTTGGTGCGAAATCTACGTTTAGTCAAGACAAACTTTGCACAAATCCAGATCTTCTCAATATTTCTATTGCTGGTGTAGGAACATTTTCTGCTCCAATTAGAATGCTGAACAAGGATGGTACTAGTGGACCATCGAGAACAAAAGAATATAATGTTGGATTCGTTGGTGCAGCTAACAGCATTACAACTAGTGTTTTAACTCTTCAGGAAAATCATGAACTATACGCTGGAGAAAGTATTCGTGTAATCTCTGATGATGGTTCTTTACCTGATGGCATTGAAAGTAATACAATTTATTATGCAGTTACAAATGATTCTACTAATGAAACTCTGAACCCCGATCAGATCAAACTTGCAAGAACAGAAAACGAAGCTATTCTTGGTGGATCTGGTAACTTTATTTCAATCAGTAATAACAGAGGTGGTAGACTTAGAATTAATTCCAGAGTTACTGATAAACAACCTGGAGAATTTGGACACCCAGTTCAGTATGATACTACCAACTCTAACTGGTATATTAACAGTGACATTAGTCCAGTCACTAACAGAATTTATAATGCTCTGGTAACAAACGGCCCTGCTATTGGTGCAAGAACCAATAAGTCGTTCTTTACTAGAAGAGAAGACAATAGATCTATTAATGATAAACTGTATAAACTTCGTTATGTGCTTCCTAAAGAATCTGAAGATGCACGTCCACCTATTCCTGGATTTGTAATTCAAGATTCTAGTACTGTCGGTGTAACAACTGCAAGTGATTTCACTGACAATATTCCAAATGCGACTATTCAAAGAAATATTCGTATTCTCAAGGGTTTGAATCGCGATTCAAATAGTGGTGTTACAACGTTTGTCACTGAGAAACCTCACAATTTTGAAGTTGGAGATACTGTTAACTTCCTGAACATTAAGAGTTCGGGTAACACAGTTGGTGCAGCTAACAGTGGATACAACATTTCCAGAGTTGTTACTGGAATCAGTAGCTCTAAGGGATTTCAGGTTAATTTCTCCAATGATCCTGGAAGTTTCATCAACAACATTTCCACAAGAGATGATGGTCTTCCTACAGTATCCAGAAAGTCCGCTAAAGAAACTTTCACAGTATACCGTGTTGAAACTCTAAAAGCCCATGAGTATAACAAACAAGATGGTGTTTATCATTTGATCTGTGTTGATAGTAGTATCAAACCAACCGTTAATGAATTTGGAAATTTTGGTTATACACAACAAATTGAAAACTTGTATCCTCAATTTGATGGTGATAACTTTGTCATGGATCCCTCTCAGGCATCCAGTTTTGCTGTCGCAACTCCTCAAGGTAAGGTTGTAACAAACGATCTTCGTTATAGCATCACAAAAGAATTTACCAACAGATACATTAGAAGTAATGGTATTGGTATTGGAATTACTTTTGCAGAAGGATCCACCCAAGGTATTACCACGATTTACACAGATCGTGAACACAATCTGAACAGTATTATATCTGTTGGTTTAGGTTCTACTGGTCTTAACTATGGTGCAGGTGTATCCACGACTCTCTACAACGCCTCTCTGACCTATTCTGGTATTGAGACTGGTAAGGGTGCAACAGCTAACATTGACATTGATGCGAATGGTGGTATTACAGGTATTACAATTGTTGATGGTGGTTCTGCATATGGAGTTGGACATACCCTGAATATCACGGGTGTAGAAACTTCTGCAAGTCATGTTCAAGGTTGGATCACAGTTAATAAGATCTCTAATAATATTGGTGATGCAATTGAAATCGTTGGTGTTGGTACTTCTCTTGCACGTTATGTGAGTGGATACAACGGAATCCATACAATTACTGCGATCAGACCAAGAGCAGTTGAATACAACAATGGATTCTGGCCTGGTTATTATGATGTGAATACAGTTGGTCTTGCAACTGGATTCATGATGTACGCTGGTCCTGTACCAGACATTTCTAATGTTGTGTATGACAGTTCTGTTGGTGTTGTCACTGTCACGACTACATCGGCTCATGGACTCAACGTCAATAATCCATTCAAGATTGTTGGTGTTGCACAGACTATCTTTAACACTGAAAATATTGTTAGAGAAAGAGTTAGTACGACTCAATTCAACTTCAAGTTCAATGAAGATTATGATGCTGCAACTTATACCTCTGGTGGTTCTGTCTTACCTGTCAACTATGCAGCTCGTGGTGGAATAACTGAGTTTGGCAATGAAAGAATTGCACAAAGACATGTTCCTTTCAGAACTGGTATTCAGACTGCAATGTCTGGTTCGAGTCTGAATGCTACTTCTACAAGTCTTACTCTTGGTGACAGTTCTGGATTCCAGAAAGGTGATTATGTACAGATTGATGGTGAAATCATTCGTGTATCTTCTGACTTCTCTGCAAACTCAGCTACAGTTCTGAGAGGTCAACTTGGCTCTCGTTCTGCTGCTCATGATGGTGGATCTCTGGTCAAGAAACTTCGCATTCTTGCAACTGAGAAGAGAAGACACTCCATTCTTCGTGCATCTGGTCACACATTTGAATATCTTGGTTATGGTCCTGGTAACTATTCCAGTGGTCTTCCTCAGAAACAGGATAGGATTCTTTCTAGAGAAGAACAATTCCTGAGTCAGGCACAAACACCTAATGGTGGTGCAGTTGTTTACACTGGTATGAATGATGCTGGTGACTTCTACATTGGTAACAAAGTCATCAATGCACAAGATGGTACTGAAGCTACCTTCAATATTCCTGTTCCAACTGTAACTGGTGCTGACCAAGATGGATCTGGAACTGGCACAAGACTTGATGCTATCTTCGATTCCTTAACTGTCAGGGAGGGTATCACAGTTGATGGTAACAACAATAGCACTACTAGATTTAATGGTCCAGTTGTTACAAATGAAAAACTGACTAATACCAGTTCTGATGGTATTGAAACTGTTCAGATTTCTATCAACGGTGGTCTTACCGAAAACAGAACTATCACATATTCTCCTTCTAAACCAACCACGTCTGGAACAACTGGTGACATTGTTTTCAACTCCAATCCAAGTTTCGGACAATATGTTGGTTGGATTTATACTCAAGAATCTTGGAAGAGATTTGGCCTTATTTCTACAGAAGTTGATGAGACACAACTCAGTCTCAACACTGTTGGTGTTGGATCCACAAGTGCTTCTAGAATTGGTCAACAGGATGGTGTTGATGTTCGCGGTACTATTGTTGCTGACGCATTTGTTTGTGCAGGTGTTTGTACATTCTCTGGTAATGTCACATTTGCATCGATCACATTCTCCGAGATTACTGTAGCTGGTGTTGGAACTTTCTCAAATAGACTTGATGTTCCTGGAAACTCCAACTTTGTTGGTGTAACAACTCTGAGAGATGTTGAATCTATCAAAGTTTCTGGTATTTCTACATTTAACGGAAATGTAAATATCGGTAATGCAACTTCTGATACTCTTACATTAACTTCTAGGATTGCTGGAAGACTTGATCCATCGGCTAATGCAACTTACGATATTGGTCGTGGTAACAGACAATGGAGAAATATTGTTGCATCTGGTGTTGTAACGGCTACATCTTTTGTTGGTGATGGTTCTAATCTGACCAATACTGGTGCAACCCTGAGTGCTGCTTCTGGATCACAGAGAGTTGTTCTTACTAGTTTGACTAGTGGCACAATGACATCTGCAGCTACTGAAGCTGCCCTTGCATACAATGCAAGTACTAACACTCTTACCGCGACTACATTTAGTGGTAACGCGACAACTGCTACAAGTGCAACTACTGCGACAACTGCCACTAATGCTACTAACATTACTGTTGCAGATGAGTCTGCTGATACCACTTGTTTCCCAGTATTCACCACAGCAGCAACAGGAAATCGACCACCTAAAACTGGATCTAATTTAACTTTTAATTCCAGTACTGGTAGATTATCTGCGACATCATTTGCTGGAAATGGAGCTTCACTTACTGGTGTTGTTGCAACCACTGCAATTGATGCAACTAATTCCACCAATTTAAATCTTCGTGCAAGAAATACAGAGAATGCAACTCATTATGTTACATTTGGCACATCAACCACTGGTAATCAGAGACTTAATACTGACACTGGATTAACTTATAATCCAAGTACTAACACTCTCACCGCAACTACATTTAGTGGTAATGCGACCACTGCCACTACTGCCACTACGGCTACCACGGCCACTACTGCAACTACTGCAACTACTGCGACAAATTGCACCAATTTTGATGTTGCAGCTGACAACACTACTGATGCTACTCATTATCCTATCTTTACTGGCGGAGCCACTGGAAATCAACGTCCCAATAGTGACACTGATTTAACTTATAATCCAAACAGTGGAGTTTTAAGTTCTGCAGAATTTTCCGCAACATCTGACGAAAGACTTAAGAAAAACATTGAAACTATCACTGATGCACTTGATAAAGTCACACATCTCCGTGGTGTTGAATATGACTTGAAGAGTAACGACAGACATCAAATTGGTGTTATCGCTCAAGAGGTTGAAAAAGTTATTCCTTCTGTTGTTTCTGAACGTGATGATAATGGTACAAAGACAGTCGCTTATGGTAACATGGTCGGTCTTTTAATTGAAGCTATTAAAGAACAACAGATTCAAATTCAAGAACAACAAACTCAGATACAAGAACTGAAGGCTAAGGTTGATGATCTATCTAAATAAGATATACCGATAAATATCGGCAACTAGGTAGATACCATCGTCAATCCATATGGCATCCAACATTCGGTTTAAGAGATCTTCTGTAGCTGGGAAGGTTCCAACTTCTGTTCAGTTGCCTATCGGCGAAATAGCGATGAACACCAATGATGGTGTTCTTTGGATGCAGGAAGAGGCAGGAAGGATTCTGAACGTTCGTGCTGGTGCAGCACTAACTGAAGGTAAATTCATTTATGTCTCTACCTTTGGAGATGACAATGACGATGGTAGTAGTCCCACCAAGGCAAAAAGGTCAATTAAGGCCGCCCTTGGAATTGCCACTGCAGGAGACACTGTAGAAGTAGCTGCAGGGACATTTGTTGAAGATAATCCACTTACAGTTCCTCCTCTTGTTGCTGTGCAAGGGGAGGATTTACGTTCTACGACAGTATCTCCTCAGAATACAGATGAAGATTTTTTCTTAGTCAACAACGGTGTTTTTCTTGGGAATATGAGTTTTGTTGGCTCTGCCACAACTCATGCTATTGTTGCTTTTGATCCAACTCGTGTCGGTGTTGTAACTCAGTCTCCATACGTCCGTAACTGCACCAATTTCATTCCCAACAGTATTGGGATGAGAATTGATGGTGATCTGAGAATGGGTAATAATGGTGTCAATGGCTCGATGGTTGTTGACTCTTACACCCAATATAATCAAAATGGTGTTGGTGTATCGATTACCAATAAAGCATATGCACAGTTGGTTTCGATCTTTACAATTAACTCTGGTACAAGTATTTTCTGTGGTGATGGTGGTCAATGTGACATCACCAACTCCAACTCTTCTTTTGGTGAATATGGACTGATTGGTGATGGTGTAAGTCAACTTCAATATGTTGGATTTACAACTACTTCATCTGGTATTGCAAGTGATAGAGTTCAAATTCAACTAGGTAACGTAAAGGGTTTTGAAATTGTTGGATTTGATTACGATCCTAAAACAGGATATTCGACGGTAACAACGAGTGAAGCTCATAATCTTCAAGTTGGTTATGCTGCCACTCTGAGTGGTATTGGATTCACATGTCCAGTAAGTTATGGTGCAACACATGCTGTGAGTGCATTTGAATATGACACCATAACTGGTTTAGCCACCGTAACTACCGCAACAAATCATGGATTGGTTGCCGGAGGCAATTATAAATTATCTGGTCTTGAATTTACATGTACAGGTTCTCCTGGAATTACTACAACTATCTTCCCTGATGGAACTCAGGGATATATGTTTAAAGTAGAGAGTTTAGTAGATTCTACTTCGTTTACATCTAATGTAGGTGCAGCTGGATTTGATCACACCTATGTTTCTGGTGGTATTGTTCGTGCTGGTATTAATACGGATATTTTCCCAGATCCAAATATTGAACCAGGAAAGTCTGGATTTGTTTTTGATGTAAAGGGTGTTGAGAGTTCTACCAAGTTTAATATTTACGCTGGCATTTCCAGTATTCCACATACATTTGTTCAGGCAGGAATTAGAACTGTTACTAATTTCTTGTATGACAATGACTCTGGTATTTCTACGGTTACTGTTAGTAAGCCTCACTTCCTCAAAGTTGGTGACAATGTAAAGTTAGATGGTATTGAATTTAGTTGTTCTGGATCCACAGGTGTTACAGTAAACATCTCAAATGTTGAATATGATAATACTGTAGGTATCGCAACTATTACAACTTCATCGGGACATGGGGTTACATTACATAAAACTGTTCAACTTGCTGACATTGAATTCAGTTGTACCTCTGGTGGTCCGCCATTTACCAATATTTTCCCAACTGCATTATATGATTCAAATGCAGCTTATGGTCATGACGTATTCCGTGTCAGTTCTGTAAATAATTCAACAGAATTTGAAGTAAATGTTGGTGTTTCGACAATTGCTCACACATATGTTTCTGGTGGTACCGCTACTGCTGGTGTAACAACTACTATTTTCCCTGATGGTAGTTCTAATTATGGAAGTGTTTTTGAAGTCACTGGTATTACTAGTACTACTTTTAGTATTGATGTCGGTATTGCTACATTTGGTCATACATATGTGAGTGGTGGTACAGCAAGACGTGCTGCAGTTTCTAAACTATATGCAAATCGTCCTTATGATGGTCAAGTATTATTCCTTGACACTTTGTATAAACAGTTAGATAAAATTGATATTACCAGTCCTGGTCAGGGATATCTTTCTACTCCAACAGTTACAATTTCTGATCCAGAAGGACCAAATGGCACTACAGCAACTGCTGAAGCTACATTAGAGAATGGTAAAATCAAAGAGATTACCGTTACTAATAATGGTTCTCAATATATTAACAATCCAACGGTTACTCTTACTGGTGGCACTCCAACAGTTTCTGCTGGAACAACCACTGGCATGAGACCATTATATTACACTATTCAAGAAGCCACACAATCAGATCCATATACTGGTATCTCTACAGTTGTGTTTGATCAGGTTCTTAATAATGCAATTGGTGTAGGAACAACTGCTTTCTTCTATCAAGTAAGTTTGGTTCTTGCTTCTTCACATTCTTTTGAGTGGATTGGATCTGGTGGTGACCTTGCTGGATCTCGTCCTAGATTGGGTGGTGTTGGTATTCAATCTGCTGAAGTTGTTAAACGAGATGGTGGATTGGTGGTTTATACATCAACGGATCAATCGGGTAACTTTAGAATTGGTGATGATGTAAACATTAACCAGGTCACAGGAACCATCTCTGGTCGAGCTTTCAATCAGAGTCTCCTAAATACAGTAACACCTCTAATCATCGCTCTGGAAGATTAAAAAATGGCGATTACCCCGTTAAATGTATTCCGAACCATTAGACATCAAGTAACGACGAGTACGGTTGGAGTTTACACTGCCCCGGCTAACGTTGCATCTATCGTTCTGGGTGCATATGCTGCAAATGTTTCGACAGGAATTGCTACCGTCACCGCTTCTCATTACAGAGGAACTGATGGTCTTGGTGAAATTGCTGTTGTAAATAACATTAAAATTCCTACCAATGATACTTTGTCCATGATTGATGGTAAATTGATTCTTGAGACAGATGATGAATTTAGAATAAGTGCTAGTGCTGATAGTACAGTAGAACTTACACTGAACATTCTGGAAACCGCCAAACAGTAATAAAAAATGCCTAATTACATTTCTGGTCGCGTCCCAACTAATGACCCTACAGGCGTTAGTTCAGATAGATATGAATTTTTAGGTTTAGCTGATGCTGAACCTAACCTTGGAGTAGCTGACGCCGAAAATTCTCTAGTAGGTACTGGAACAACAGGTGCTCGAATTATCACCGATACTCCAACGGTAGGTGGTCTTGCTGCGACTGGAATTATTACGGCAACTACTGGTATCATCACAACAGTTAATGCTGAAATTTTAGACGCTAGTTCTGCTGTTTATGCTCAAACTGGTGTTGTAACTAGTCTTACATCTACAGATTTTGTAAGTGGTGTTGGTACTATTACCACTTTCAACTCTACAGATTCAACAATCACTACAGCAAATGTTACGACAGTAAACGCTGATACTGTTGATGCTGGTACTGTTTTATATGCCCAAGCTGGTGTAATTACTACAGCTACACTTACTGATGTTGTAGGTGCAGCGGGTACATATACAGATTTTAATGTAACAAGATTAACACCTACAGATACAATCGGTGCTGGGGCTACTTTCTCAGTTTTAAGAGCAACAACTGGTATTGTTACTACGCTTACAGCAACTGACTTTGTAGGTACTGCTGGTACATTTACAGATCTTACTGCCGAGAGATTTGATCCAGAAGATCTTGTAGGTGTTGCAGCTACATTTACCACTTTAAATGTAACTGGAGATGCCACAGTAACAAGATTAGCTCCAACAGATACAGTTGGTACTGCTGGTACATTTACTGATCTTAATGTAACTAGATTTGTACCTGTTGATACAGTTGGTACTGCTGGTACATTCACAGATCTTGATGCAACCAGATTAACACCCACAGATACAGTTGGTACTGGGGCTACATTTGTAAATGTTACTGTAACTGGAGATGCCACAGTAACAAGATTAGCCCCAACGGATACAGTTGGTACTGGTGCTACATTTGCAGACCTTGAAACAACCAGACTAACTTCAACTGAGACTGTTGGAACGGCAGCTACATTTACAGATCTTGATACGACCAGATTAACACCCACAGATACAGTTGGTACTGGGGCTACATTTACAAATATTAATTTAACTGATGCTACAGTAACACGACTATCATCTACCGATGTAGTTGGCACTGCAGCTACATTTACAGTTATTACAACGAATGTTTTTAATCCTGTAGATATTGTTGGTACTGGTGCAACAATTACGAGGATTGATTCGAGTCGTATTACTGCAACTGATATAGTTGGAACTGGTGCCACAGTAACAGATTTGAGAGTTACCACTCTTACGGCTACTACTGGCACACTTGATATTGATGCTACATCAACTGATACGGAAACTCTTAACGTTGTAACAGGCATTATTACCGATTTAACGGTTGATAGTAGGTTGTCGGTTGGTGGTGGAGTTACCGTAGCCGCAGCTTCAACATTTTCTGGTGATGTTACTTTTTACGCTGGAATTAGAGATAGAGATGGTGAAATTGGTTCTGCAGGTCAGGTCCTTCAATCTACTGGAACGCAGGTAAACTGGGTAAACTTTGGTGATGCTGGATTTACTGTTAAGGATGAAGGAAATGTTGTAGGTACTGCTGGTAGTGTTACTTCTCTCGACTTTACGGGTCTTGGTGTAACTGCAACTGCAAGTGGTGTTGGTGCTACAATTACCATTGGTGCGTTAGACGTTGCAAATGGCTTAGATACACAAGTTCAATATAATGATGGCGGCACCTTGGCTGGTGCAACTGGATTCGTTTACATTGATGGCACACAAAGAGTTGGTATTGGTAGCACAACACCTAACAGACAGTTAGCTGTTGGTGATGACATGACCGTTCATGGTAATGTCTATGCCGAAAGATTCATCGGTAGTACTGAATTCCCTGTTGATGCCCTTGAAATGGCAAACAAGGCCTATGTTGATGGTGTTCAGGCAGGTATTGTTATTAAGGCTGCTGTTGCTGCTGGTTCTACAGCTGCATTGTCGTCTGTTTCTTATACGAATGGATTCTCTGGTGTTGGTGCAAAACTGTTTGCTGATGCAAATGGAAGTATTCAGGGTATATTTGATGGTGTAAGTGCCCTTCAACTTCAAGATCGTATTCTTGTTAAAAACCAAGGTGATAGTGGAGTAGGAAACACCGCACATAATGGTTTCTATGAAATTACAAGAATTGGTAGTGGATCTACATCTTGGGAACTCCAAAGGGTTACTGATTATGATGAACCAAGTGAAGTCGTCGCTGGTGCATTTACATTCGTTCTGAATGGTGCAATCAACGAAGGTAATGGTTTCGTTCAGTTGACGAAAGAACCTGTTGCGATTGGTACATCTGCGATTGAATATACGCAGTTTACTGCGCCTGGTCAGGTAAATGCTGGTGATGGTCTTGTTAAGACCGCTAATGTTCTTGATGTTGTTACCGCTGATTCTAGTAGAATCGTTGTCAATCCAGATAGTATTGATCTGGCTACAACGTCTGCTAACCTAAGTTACGTTTCTACTGGATCAACAGTATTTGTACAAGGAATAACGTTTGATGATTATGGTCGAATAACTGGGATTGTAACTGAAAACACGATCACACGAGCTACAGATCTAACACATGGTGTTGTGAGAGTTCGAGATGATTCTCAACTTAACGTTTCTAATGGTGATATTAGTCTTACTGATTATCCAGAATTTGTTAACGTAAATGTAACTGGAATCACATCATCCTCCGTTGGTATTATCACCAGTGTTCAAACAGAATCTCTACAAGTAAGTGGTGTTTCTACATTCCAAGCAAATGTGAGACTTGGTACTAATGATGAAATCTTACTGGGTGATAGCACCAGTATGAGAATCAGATTTGATGGAAATAGTACTATTAAAAACACTGGTGGAACAGAATTTCAACTTGATACAGTTTCTGGTTCTCCAATCAGACTCAGTGCATCAAATGGAACAGTTACTCTTGCTGATTTCACTCCTAATGGTGCGGTAGATCTTTATTATAATAATGTTCAGAGATTTCAAACCACCGCATATGGCGCTGATGTAACAGGAACGGCCACGGTTGATGGATTTATCAACTCTGGTGTTTCTACATTCCAAGGCAATGCATTCTTTGGTGATAACGATTACATAATTCTAGGTGATAGTAACGATCTCCAAATTTATCATGATACTGTTAACAGTCGTATCCTGCAGGGGGGTTCTGGTTCCTTAATTATCAATACAACTGAACTGAGAATCAGAAATAATGGTGACAGTGAAACTTTAGCTACTTTCACTCCTAATGGTGCGGTAGATCTTTATTATGATAATGTCCAGAAATTTGAAACCACCGCATATGGTATTAATGTAACAGGTACAGCAGCTGTTGACTCTTTTATTAACTCTGGTATCTCAACATTCCAAGGAAATGTGAGACTTGGTGATAATGACATCTTGCAACTTGGTGACAGTCAAGACTTGCAGATTTATCATAATGCCAGCAATAGTTACATTGACAATACCACTGGATCTCTCTATCTTAGAGACAATGGACTTGGTGCAATTTATCTTCAACCAACATCAGGTGAACAAAGTGTTACAGCAAATGCAAATGGTTCAGTAGAACTCTATTTTGACAACTCCAAGAAATTTGAAACTCTTGGTTATGGAGCAACTGTAACTGGAACCTTATCGGTTGATGGATTTATCAACTCTGGTATTTCCACATTGAGAGGAGATGTATATCTTCGCGACAACAATACATTATATCTTGGTAATGGTAATGATTTACGAATTTATCATGATGGAAGTAATAGTTATGTTTCTGATGCTGGAACTGGATCTTTAAGACTCTTATCAAATTCTCTCCAGATAAGAAATGCTGCTAATAATGAGTTGATGATGCAGGCTACCGAAAATGGTTCGGTAAATCTATATCATAATGGGGCAAAGAAATTTGAAACAACTGCTTATGGTTCTCTTGTATCTGGAACTTTCAGATCTAATGCAGCCATTGTTGGTGGTGCAACAACAATTACTGGTACATTAGAACTTGATTCTTATCTTGAAGATAGATATGGTCAAGTTGGTGCTGCAACATCTGTTCTGATTGGTGATGCCTCTGGTGTCAAGTGGGAATCAATTGCAATTGCTGCACTTCAAGGACCCAAAGGTGAGAAAGGTCAGAAGGGTGAGAAAGGTCAGAAGGGTGAAATTGGCCAAAAGGGTCAGAAGGGTGATAAAGGTCAGAAGGGTGAACTTGGTCCTACAGGTCCTAAAGGTCAGAAGGGCGAGATTGGTCAGAAGGGTCAGAAGGGTCAAAGAGGTGCTACAGGTCCTACAGGCCCCACAGGTCCCACCGGCCCAGCTGGTCCCACAGGTCCTACTGGTCCCACAGGTCCTAAAGGTCAGAAAGGCCAACAAGGAGCTACTGGTCCTAAAGGTCAGAAGGGTCAGAAGGGTCAAAGAGGTGCCACAGGTCCTACAGGTCCTACAGGCCCCACAGGACCTACCGGCCCAACTGGTCCCACAGGTCCTAAAGGTCAGAAGGGTCAGAAGGGTCAAAGAGGTGCTACAGGTCCTACAGGTCCTGCTGGTCCTACTGGCCCAACGGGTCCAACTGGTCCGAAGGGTGCCAGAGGTCCTACAGGGCCCACAGGTCCTACAGGTCCAGTCGGCCCACCAGGACCCAACAACACTCCATCGGTAACAATTACTGGTAGTGGTAATGATGTTCTGAACTTCACTTCTAACACCACGAATGACAACAGAGGTATGTCGTTCAACTCTAGAACGGCTGTTACCGCTGACTATAATGATGGTTATCTGAGACTGAACAACCAGAACGAATTTGGTAATGGTGTTTACACACCAGAAAGACTTCGTGGTGACACGGGTCTGTACGTTAACGGTTCTCAGGGTATTTCAAACTCTGGTGGTAACTATGGAACCATTAGAACCACTGGTGGTGGTGATGGTGGATGGGAAGGTTATTCGATTGATAACCGTTATGTATTCATGGCGGCTGACAATGATAACGCTGGTCTTTATAATGACATTGACAATGAATGGTGTGTTTATTTCCAACGCAACGCCTGGACCAAACTGTATTATAATGGTTCTGAAAAACTCACTACGTCAAATGGTGGTATCAGTGTCAGTGGTACAGTTACTGCAAACTCTGACCGCAGACTGAAGGATAACATTCAATCTCTTGATGGATCTCTAGATAAAGTTCTGAAGATGCGTGGTGTATCTTTTGAATGGAAAGATCCCAAAATGGGTGAAGGTGAAAACCTTGGTTTTATTGCACAAGAGATGCAAGAAGTTGAACCAAGACTGGTTACTGAAGGTGTTCGAGACATAAATGGTGAACAATATCTCACGGTTGCATATTCGTCACTCACAGCACACCTGGTTGAGGCCATTAAGGAACAAAACGTCGTCATAAATAATTTGAAAGAACGCATCGAGCGACTGGAGAATCAGAATGGCACTGAGTAAAGACTATGAGATCCCAGGCACAGGTGTTACTGTGCCTGATGCATATTTTGTTATTAGAGAAGTTCGTGTTGAAAAAAGACTTCATGATTTCACTTTTCCTGGATATCCAGATCTGACAGATGAACAACGCATCGCAAGTGGTGAACCAGTTATAAACTTCAAAGCTGGAAGGATTGCCTGGATCACACTTTCAGTGTATTCTAGTGCTGAAGCCAGAGCAAACGGTATGAAACCAGTTGGTAAACTTGGTCTTGATAACTCTAAAGAGTTTAGATGTTTTATTGAAGATGGTGACATCTCCAGTCAAATCTATACTTATCTGAAAACAACTGATTATTTTAGTGACGCCGTAGACGCATAATGTTTTTTATTCGTGAATACTTCATCAAAGATCCTTCGATCTGTGATTTACTTTTTGATGTAACCAAAGGTTTAAAAGAAAAAGGTTATGGTCAACCTGGAACTGCATGGAGTCCAGATGCACCTGAAGACTATGACATGACCGAATCCAAAGACAGTTGGGATATCTTGCCAGCTGACTTTGCGGAGATGTATCCAAATGGACCATCATCTCTTGGTATGGATAAACTTGCAAATGAATTAAATCAAGAAATACTTCCAAAATATTATCGGGACATAGATTTAAATTTTAGGGGTGAACTGTTCTGTATGAATCCTCCCCAGTTTCAACTTTATGAACCTGGAGGTGGATATAAAAAATGGCATGCCGATGCTACTGGTAAGTATACACATCGTATGTTTGTGTATATTTTGTACTTAAATGATGTACCTGATGGTGGTACAGAATTTAGAGATTGGAACTACACATGTAAAGCTGAAAGAGGAAAAGTAGTGATCTTTCCAGCTAATTTTACACATGTTCATAGAGGACAAATATCACATACATCAGAAAAGACAATTATGACGGGATGGATTGATACTGACATAGTAGAATTGTTGAGGATGGAATGAAAGGTGAATGGTCTGTCTGGAGAAATGCATTTTCAAAAGAAGAGTGTGAAAGTATCGTCAAACGATCTGTAAATTTCTCAGAAAGTGATGGTGTTATTGGTGTTGATACTGAAGAGGATGATGTAAATTCAAAATATCGTCGTAGTAAGGTAAGATTTGTTCATGATGACATTTACCCAGATCTTTTTAAAAAGATGTGGGATATGACCATTCAGGTAAATCGAGAATGGTTTAATTTTCACATTGAAGATCTTCGATTCATGCAATATACAGAGTATGATGAGAGTTACAAAGGTGAGTACAAAAGACATCATGATGTTTTCTGGACAGAAGATCCACATAGAAAATTGTCTGTAGTTTTACAACTCACGGATCCGTCTACATATGAAGGTGGAGACCTTGGGCTTGATGTTGAAAGGGAACCACCATCCGATTACAAAGGTCAAGGAACAGTTATCTGGTTTCCTTCATGGACACCACATTGGGTAACTCCTGTCACCAAAGGTAAAAGAAATAGCATTGTTTGTTGGTTTGAGGGGCCACATTGGAGATGAAAAAGTTTGTAGTATCACTTGCATCAAGACAAGAAAGACGCAGATGGTTTGATGATACAAACCATAAAAAGATAGAATATGAAGTTTTTAATGCAGTTGATGGATCTCTGTTAGACTATCACTCCCTATGTCAAAACGGATTTGACACTAATAAAAACTGGATTGATCCAATCAACAACACCCATATTACATCTGGCGAAGTGGGATGTTTTATATCCCACTATATGTTGTGGAAAAAATGTATTGAACTAGATGAACCGATTATCATTCTTGAAGATGATGGAATCATCACCCAACGTGTTGAACAATTAGTTGAACAATTATTAGAAGAATATAATTTTACATATCTTGGTTGGCTTGAGATGGAAAACTCAACTTCAATCAATGATGAGTTAGTTGTTCCCAAGTATCCATATTGGACTCTAGCATATGCAATTACTCCTGAAGCCGCCAAGATTTTAGTTCAATCAAAACCACACAAACAAATCATCCCCGTTGATGAATACTTACCAACAATGATGAAGTCTCTGAATCCATGTGGATACAGAGATAATGTTGTTATTCCTGTTGGTAGAGATGTATTTGCTTCGGATGTTGATCCAGTTGACAGATACAAATACTTCATCGATTTCAGAACTCATGTTGTTACTGTAGCTGATGATGAGTATAAATGTAATTACTTGTATGAATCTGTAGGAAAGAATAATTTCAAGGTAAAGAATGTAGGTAAGGGTATTGAGTGGAAAGGGTCGGACATGTCTGGTCCAGGTGGTGGTCAGAAAGTAAATATACTTCGCAGTTATTTGAACAAACTACCAAATCATGATGTAGTCTTGTTCATGGATGGATTTGATACATTTGCTGCGGCGGATTTACAAGAAGTTATTAGAAGGTATCTGGAGTTTAAGTGTAGGGTATTATTTGCTGCAGAGAGATACCTTTGGCCTGACCAGTCATTAGAGTTTCCTGAATGTGATACTCCTTACAAATATCTGAATAGTGGATTGTATATTGGCCGTGTAGATGAACTCAAAAAAATCTTTGCGGATCCAATTGAAGATCATGAAGATGATCAACTTTATTTTCAGAAAAAGTATTTGAGTGGTGAATATGACATCAAATTAGATCATGAATGTTATATTTTCCAGTGCAATGATCCAGATGTTCAGTTGAGTAAACTGCAACTTTATAATCCAAATACTTCATGTTATCCATGTTTGTATCATGGTAATGGTGGAACTGAAGCTAAAGACAGATTGGAAAATATTTTTGAGAGACTGTATGGTCACAGAATCAATTATATTACGCCTAAAAAATATGAATACATCAACGACGATATGTTGTTGGTTGACTACATGACTCCCACAATGTGTGAGGATATGATTCGTCGTGCTGATGCAGATGGTGAATGGGGTAGTCTTTCATATGATAAGTTTCCTGCTCAAGAGATTCGATTAAGTAAACTTGGTTTGTGGGAAGAACTAGAAGAACATTGGAGAGAAGTTATCAATCCAATCATCGAATATCATTGGAAACCCACGCAAATGTATGGTATGCGTGATGCTTTTGTGATGAGATATTCTCTTGAGACACAGAAAGAATTAGCTTTACATACAGACGCTTCTCTTGTTACTGGATCTGTCAAACTCAATGATGACTATGAAGGTGGAGAGTTAATCTTCCCCAGACAAAAGATTAGTAATAAGAACTTGCCCATCGGTAAATTATTGTTGTTTCCTGGAGCTGTGACACATGGACATGCTTGCACTGAGTTACTTTCAGGTGTAAAATATAGTTTGACCATGTGGACTTCTCGTTACGAGGGAGATGAAGTGTGAAGGATCTTGAAAAAATCAAAGAGTATTTGACAGACAAGTACAACGAGTTTAATGATGTTGACGATACAAAGTCGATGGAAATTATTGCCGACGTGTATTATTTTGTTGAAGAACTTGAAGGTGAAGATGAACTAAATGCTCAAGTGAAACAACAGTTCATGAACCTCGTGACGGAACACATGGCAGAAAAAGCCCTAAAGGGCCTTGACAAGGACTCCTGACCTAGATATATTAAGACGGTGTTCACTTCAGACCGATGACCCAATTGTTGCAGAAGCGTCGTTATCTTGTCACTTTGGAGCTTGAGATCCTGGATGATAGTCATCCTGAAGATTTCAATTGGGAAAATATGCTTGATATTCAAGGTGATGAAAGTGTACGTTTGGTGGACGTGTCTGAAGAAAACTCTGATATTGAGTGGTAATCCATGAATCTTTCTCTGCAAGAAGTCGAAGCTTTAATTACATCCCTGGAGGTATTATCTGGTTGGCATGAACAAAATCAAGAACAAAATTCACCAGGTACCAATTATTCAGAGTTGTATCAGAAGCTTAAAGATTACCGAACTAAACTGACAGTCTGAGAACTGTCCACGGCCCTCGCCTAGAGGGTCGTTTTTTTGTATATTGGCCATGTTGAAACGGAGGTGACTTGACCTACACTCTGCGACCCCACCAACAAGATGTTGCTGACGCGATGATCGTGCATGATAAGGGTCAGGTCATTGTCCCTACTGGTGGTGGTAAAACCATCTGTATGATTCATGATGTAGTTCATAATTGCAAATATATTGACAACGGTATGACCACCGTTGTTGTTGCTCCTCGTATTCTTCTTGCAGAACAACTCTGCAAAGAGTTTATGGAGATTATGGAGGTCATGGAAACAACTCACACCCATGTGATGCACGTTCACAGTGGTGATGTTGAGTTCTTCCACACCACTAACCCTGAGAAGATTCACCTGTTTGCTAACACTGCCCGTGGTGTTGGTGAGAATGTTATTATCTTTACCACATACCATTCTTTGCATCGTATTCAGGAAGCTGACATCGATGTTGACAACATCTACTTCGATGAAGCTCACAACAGTGTGAGTCGTCAATTCTTTCCTGCGACTGAGTTCTTCAGTCATGAAGCTGGTCGTGCATTCTTCTTTACTGCCACTCCCAAACATTCCACTACAATTTCTAAACCTGGGATGAATGATCCCGAGGTTTATGGTCAGGTGATTGCAAATGTTCCTGCACCTAAATTAGTTGAGGAAGGTTACATTTTGCCTCCTAAAGTTGTGGTCAAGAATCTTCCGACTCATGAGTTTCAACTCTCAGACTCTCAGAATCTGATCGAGAGTATTGAGGAGAACAGTGTGGATAAGATTCTGGTTGCTGCTCGTTCGACCAAACAGATCATCCGTCTGATGAGTCAGTCTGACTTCCAGGTTCAACTGACCCAACGTGGTTATTCTTGCATGTATATCACATCCAAGACTGGAGCTGTGATTGACGGTAAGAAAGTCTCCCGTGAACAATTCTTCAAGACTCTGAACACCTGGGGTGTTGATCCTAAGAAGAAGTTTGTTGTTTTGCACCACTCTATTCTGTCTGAGGGTATCAACGTCAAGGGTCTTGAAGCCGTTATTTTCATGCGTAACATGGATTACATCTCTCTGAGTCAATCCATCGGTCGTGTGATTCGTCTGGGTGACAAGTCTAAGACCTTTGGTCTCTGTGTTGTTCCTGTCTATGATCGTGTGGGTATCAGCACCTCCCGTAAGTTGCAGGCCGTGGTTGATACTGTATTTGAACAAGGTGAAGCTGCAGTGAGTGTTGTCAAGAGGTAATTTATGAAAGATTTTATTAACACCGTAGTTGATGTTGGGGATATTGAAGATACCAAATATGGGTATTTTCATCCAATGTTTTCAACTCCAATTTTGCATGTCAAAATTGATAATTGGATTGAGAAAAAACGTGCGTTGTTGAAACTTTTTGATACGCATGAAAAGAATTGTAGTCTTTGGGAAGAAACTGATGTTTTTGGTGTAGAGACGGACTTTCATCGTAATTTAAATAAAAACAATAAGAATAGATGTAATTACAATGCAGAAGTCGCTGACATTTTGTTTGATGAATTAGAGTTTGCTTCTGAAGCTTTTGGTATCGGTGTAGTAATTGGTGCTGCGTGGTTTGAAAAGTCTAAGAAAGGAACTCATCATGGAGCTCATCATCATGGTCCCATTGGATTAAGTGCAGTTTGTTTCATTGAGTATGATAAAAATCATCACACACCAACAATTTTCATGAATCCAAATTGTTCATCTGTCAAAGAATATTTCACACCACCACATGTTAGTGAGGGATCTTTAATTATTTTCCCATCTAACATTGTCCATTATACAACACCAAACATTTCTGATGAAAATCGTATAGTTCTCGCTTTCAATATGACAGTCGCACAACCGGCCCAGTGACCCGCCACGGGTCGCCAGACCGTGTATATTAGCCATGTTGAGAGGAACACCACTGATGACCATCACTCAATCCAAACCACAATTCCTGACTGAGGCCCTTGTAGAGGTTCTGAACAATCAATGGAAGGTTGATGCAATCGAGTCTGATCGTCAAGTCTACACTCAACTGGAAATTGAAGAAGGTCGAAAGTATATCAAACTCTGCACCTATCTGGTGAGCTACGGTAACCGCGAACGTGGCCGTTCTGCTTATATGTTCGTTGATAAAAAGTCTGGTGAGTGTTATAAATCTGCTTCTTGGAAATCTCCTGCAAAGGGTGTTCGTTATCTGATCACTCAACTTATCGATCATCCTGAAATTTGTGATCCTTACGGTTCTTTTCTTTACCTCTGATGAAAGACTTCAAACCCTATTCCCGAGTCTGTTTTGATGCTCTTCGTGCAAATGTTGACAACTGGAGTGATCCTGCAAACCATCGGCCAATCACCAGAATCTTTTACGATCTGGTGTTCTGTTCTGGTTACAACCACACTGGGCTAATCAGTGAGGACGCACTCAACAACCCAACTCAACGTACAGATGATCATTGTCTGTCCCCCCAGTTCATCTGTCGTATGATCATGGACAATCCAGATACATATTTGGATGACTATGATACTTTTGAGATGTTATTCTTCCTGTCAAGAACAACAATCAAGGTGACAAAAGAAGAGAATGATAAACTCAGTGCCCTGACTAAGAATGATGAGAATGGATACAAAGTATTTGTACCAACTAATTTGAAATACAAACACTTGGGGATCAAACTGTATAGGAAGAATGGACAACGGTGGGCAAATGCGGTAGAATGTGATGACAATGAGATCACACAAGCTCCCAGTGATCTTCTAGAATATGAACGCCAATTCTTAGTATCATGACAGAAGAAGTAACCAAGTCTCCTATCTTCAGAACTGAAGAACAATGGCAGAAAGACTTCAAGAAACAACGTGCATCCCGTCTACAAGATAGTGTAGATGAGTATATGCAAGACGGTGAGGTTGATGCATTTTTTGAAGATCTTTGCATTGCAATTCAAGACCTGATTGACTATCACGGGAAACAGAAAGAGACTGCTCAAACTCTTATGAAAGTTGTGAGTGGTCATCGTCCATTACATCACTTGGAAATTCAACAGGATTTTGAAACACAAACCTCACTAATGCAAAAGAAGATTCCCAGCCGATTCTAATGAAAAAACCAGAAATGCCTTCCATCCTCGGTAACACTCACCCAGGATGTTTTTATGGTCCTAATTATGAATATGGAATCGTACCAATTGCAGGTAGTTCTCAATATATGATTCTAGGTCCTAATGGTGGTGCTTGTGTTCAACTTAAAAAGTGTCGCACCGTTGAGACTGCAAAAAAATGGATAGATAAGAAACTGAAGGGTAAAAAATGAAAGTAATTGACACTATCTGTTTTTCAACAGTAATTTCTGTTTTTAAAGATTTTCTTTCTGAGGAAGAAAATGATTTAGTTTGTAGTGAAATCATCTCAGCTAATGTTGATGGAAATGGATCTAGGAAATGGTTAAGTGGAGAAAATTCGCCAGATAATAGTTTTGGTACAAATTTTTGTAGACAAAATCAAGTTTTGAGAAAACTTGCGGAAAAAGTCACAAGACATATAACTTCTTATCAGAGAGATGTTTATAAGTCAACACATGAAATTAAACTGAGAGAATGTTGGTATAACAGGTATACTGGTTATCAATATCAAGAGATGCATCAACACTTACCATCATTGTTGAGTTGTGTTTATTATGCAAAATTACCAGAAGGTTCTAAAGGTTTAACATTTACTAATCCTTTTGTGAAGTCAGAATATCCAAAGACTAACCTTAAAGCTTCTCATACTATGGACAATTTTACTCTGGAGGTAAAAGAACGCGATGTAATTGTGTTTCCATCACATGTGCCACATATGGTTCCTGCTGGTGTAAACAAAGAACCTAGGATGACAGTATCATTTAATTTTGAATAATATGACACAATTAATTGACCCAACTGATTCAAGATACTTTACTTGCACATCAGATCTTCTTTATGATAAACACAATTACAAGGTGGTCAATAATAATAATGATTATGTCATTGTTGAAAGTTGGGAAGAAGCTGCCTTAATATGGTGGAATACTCCTCCTAAGTTTATTTCACACATTGAAGTGATTGATTCATGAAAGTAACTCTCACCCAAGGTACATATGTGATTGGTGATCGTCGAGAGATGATGACTGATGATGTTGATCCACTCTGGAAAATTTCAGTGGAGAATGGTACATATACGGATCAATATGGATCAAAATATGTGATTACTTGTGGTGAGATTGCGGTGTCATTGGCACAACTGATAAAACACCCACAAATTATCAAAAACTCAATTAAAGCGAATGGATGTTGTGGGAGACAGGTCAACGGTCCTAGTTGGATCTTGGGATGGACACGGCAGTTTAGTGTATTGTGGACCACCAAGCCGTTCGAGGTTGACAATAGTAAATTACAAGTGGGGCCATTGACTCTGGTGGTGGACGGTTGACCAAACTGGCCACAGGACGTGCCAGCGGGCTCTCAGGGATGTATATTGGCCATGTTGAGAGGAACACCACTGATGAACGTCTATCAGATCGAAGTTGACCGCATCGAGCCCAACGGTGAGATCTTCACTCTCGTTGAGCGTCGGACTCTGAAGGCAACCAAGTCCATCCGTGGCCGCGATCGGCAGATGGAGAACCTGGTTCAGCATATCGCTGAGGAGCTGAAATACTATCAGGTTCCCCACAAGTCCTACACTGTCTCCCAGGTGTGACAGTCGGGTGGCTGTCTATCGTCTGATCACAGACCCCCAATTCAGTCTATACTAGCCAAGTAATCAAGGAAACACACCACATGCAACTCACTGCTCAAGGCGGAAACATGGTTGTTGACTTCTATCCTGTTAAGTTCGCTGATGGTACAATCAATTCCCGTCAGATGCTCAAAATTGTTACCTTTATGGGTGGCACTCAATCCAAGTCAATGATCAACAAACGTGACATGGAGCGTGAGGTTGATTCTCGTTTGGGTTATGGCTATGAGGTGACTGCATTCAATGAGATTCCTCAACTGTTCAACCCTGGTTTGGTCTGTGCCTGTTGAGGAACCGGCCTAGAGACCTGCCAGAGGGTCTCAAATCGTTTATATTGGCCATGTTGAGAGGAACACCCATGATCATCGCAGACGAAACCCGCACCATCAACGGAATGGATCACACCGTCACCACTGTTGATGGTATGGATCGCGTTCAAATTAACAACCGACTCCACTACATCAACGTTGAGATGGACAAACTGAAACAAACCCAAATGGCTTTGCTTCAGATGCGTGACGCGATTGATTATGAGTGTGAACGTCGTGAAGAAGAGGAATCTGGTAAGGATCTGTTCACTGAAATGTTCGGAGTTTGATTGATGATGACTAAAGCACAAATCCTTAAGGTTGTAAAGACCACGGCAGTTCCTTACTGCCTGACCCGTGAGGAAAAGTTCCAAGTCTTCATCAATGTGTGTGATAACATGTTGCATGAAGGTCGCATCACTCTTGCACAACACGATAGCTGGACTAATGTTTTCTAAAGACGACACTGATTTCATTGATTTTCTCTTCGGCAAACTTACATGTTTGACTGATACTGAGATGATTGATTTACAGGATGATGATTCATGCTGTGATCATCTTGAATTTGAACAACTCTGTCTTTTTTGATGATGACTATGATTGCCACTGAAACTACAACTGAAGACTGGGTTGATTTTTGGGAGAATGAGGACACTGTAGAACACACAGTTCCTATTAGTCAGTTGACTAAATTGCGTGATGAATTGAAGGAACAAATTGCGATTGCATTTTGTATCTGGGATTTTGATGAATTTGAAGAAAATGCCGTTTGTGGTATGATTGACGAAGCTTTCGATGAGGTGATCAACAATGACTAATCAAGAGATTGATGCAATGGTGAATGAGTTTTGGGAACAGATGGAGGAAGAAGCTGCTAAATTAGAAGTGACTGTCGATTATTACGTTGAGGAGTTCATGATATGAACAACTATGACGACAAGTATTATCAACAAGTATTGGAGTATTATGAATGGATCAACAACTCAGAAGCCTTGAATCAGCGTTGGGAAAGGTTCAAGAAGTCGAAGAACTCCTCCACGACAATGCCCACCAAGCCATGATGCATCGTCATTTAAGTCACGTTAAACATGAATTACGACGACAAATTACTATCCTCACCACCGAAGAATTGGACGTACTCAAAGAGACGATTTAATCGTAAGTTTGATGCCATTTGGTTAGTTTCTCAAACCGAATGGCATTATACTGATGATCCTGTCGAATGTATTTGGGGATTTGTTAATTTAAAAACAAACAAAGTTCATGCACCAATCGATTGCAAAAAACCAGGAGATGAGGTATCATGGCCAACCACAACATACACCACGATGCGACCACCCATGTCAAGAACATTATCAGTGTCCATCTTGGATTTCTGCTAATTTAGAGATTTTATCTAAGGTAAGGATTCATGAAAAACTGGACAGATGGGATACGAGTTATTGATCAGTTTTTACCGACTGAAGTTTATGAACAAGTTGTAAAATATTTGAAACAACCAGAGACAGTAACCTCATGGGGATTTCAGATGAGTATAAAAAGACCTGAAACTAAACATCCATCAACGTTTAATTGTCATATTGTGAAAAAAGACAATGAATTTTTTTATTCAACGTTAATGGATTATTTAAGTAGATGTTTTAATTTTGAAGTAAAACCACTACGAATATATTTCAATGCACATGTACCATTATCACATGGATCATTTCATACTGATGATGGAGATTACACTGCATTATTATATGTACCAACACATACTGATGAGAGATATGATATAAATTGGGGAGGGGAGACACAATTTACGAATGATGAACCGTATCCAAATAATGATACAGTATTTGTATCACCATGGGAGAATCGGTTATGTATTTTCCCTGCAAAAGTGTTACATCGAGGTTTAGCGTATTTGCATCAAGACCATCCAATACGTTTTACTTTAGCTTTCAAACTCGAACGTGTGAAGAAGTCTCATGTCTACAACTTACAGTCCAAACGTCAATGATTATGTAAAGTGGAAAGATCATGAAGGGTGGGTCTATTTCAAGTGTTCGAGTTATATTACGATTGAACTTGGAACAACACCCAAAGATGATGAACAATTAGTGAATGGAACACATCATCGAAAGAATCATATTTTATTAGTTTGTTATTCACAATATTGGAATGAGTTAGAATGTGTTGGGACAAGACAATGAAATTTCAAGTAGTTTATGAAAGACAAAAAAAGAAAGGTAGCTCTACACAGAGAGCTACCTTTTTTGATGAACGTGATGCTTTATTATGGGAACATATGTTAAGAGAGAAAGGGATTAAGTCAGAGATCGTTCCCCTCTTCTGATTGAATCTCAATTTTGCCACATACAACAACGCCACCTTTAATCTTATACAACAAAGAAGTAGGAAAGAAGATAACTTGTTGTTGACGGATATTTAGAATCTCAGGCCATTCTTGAACCATTCTGTCCTCACCTAATGTAAGATACTTTAGAAGTTTAGTGCTATAATAGTTCTTATATCTTTCATTATAAAAACTCAAATAATCAGGCACTTTATGAACATAAACAAATGCAAGAGAATGAGTATCACTTAATCTATTACATATACGTTCTTCTTCATCTTTCTCTAACCAAGGACTTTCAATCTTAATTGATCTTGCTTCAATACTAAAAGGTAGTTCTTTGACCTTATCATAGACTTTCTCTAATACACAATCCCAATTAAATTCTTCACCAATTTGTGTATCTTTGGTAGACTTAAAGTCTATTTGGTTTTCTAATTCATCTAATTCATGGACGTATCCATCTGTAGAGAACTCCCAATAAAAATCAGGAGAAATAGCAACACATGGATTGTCTGGTTCATTACATCCAAGAGGTTTAGTGGATTCATTCCATTCAAGAGGGTTATCTACAACTTCTCTTTCCTGTATGTTATTATTCAATGCTTCATCTCTTTCATTTGTAAAGAGAGCAGCTTCTGGCATACGGTATTTCATAAAAAAGCCTTATTTTTATTAAGCTGAGTGTATTTAATGGTTTAGTAACTGCCCAGTATCTGTGTGGTATCTGGCCAGTATTTGTGTAATTAAATGATGCTAGGTCTTGTGTAAAGTGCTCTGAGTAAAGTGCTCAGGGTCTTGTGTAAAGTGCTCAGGGTCTTGTGTAAAGTGCTCTGAGTCTTGTGATCTTGGCGCGCACGCTACCATAAAACTCCGAAAATGGCAACGGCGCTCATAAAAATTCATAGAACCCAGACATAATATCCCGCGAAGTATTGCGAAGTTTATGTACTGTGCGGTTTATGAACTGGCCGCAGTATATTGCCTGCGCGGTGGCCTGCGCAGTAGCCTGTGGGGGTGCGGGGCGGGGGTCTGCGCGGCATATGCACTGCGCCCCGCAGCATATCTACTGCGCCCCCCTGCGCGACTGCGTGTGAATATATCCTGCGTGCATGTGTGTGTAACATAAAGCGCAGGCATTTACATAGGTCCACCACACCTACCCGTGCGCTTTATGTTATGTGTGTATTATAAAGCCTGCGTGCGTGTTATGTCAAGCTTGCCATGCGTGCGTATTATGATTATGATAGCTCTGCCAGAGATGATAAAGAAAGCTAGCTAAAAAAAGCTTAAAGATATAAAGAATGATTAGCTAATTTCGTTATAAAGATATAAAGAAAGAATAGCTAATTAAAACATAAAGATTAAACTTTAATAAGATATTTTCTTATTAAAAGATAACTCTAATATTTTTAATAATATTATTTGTATCGTGCAATATGATTGCTTCGTGTAACAAATAAGAATGCAATCATGATTAACAGTATCAAGATATAAACATCAATTGTATTGCTTCGTGATAACAATACTGTGAATTTATGATTGATGATGTAAAAGTGTAGCAAATACGCAGGAAAAAACCAGTTGAGAGACTGTCACAAGACCCCTTGAGATTACCTTTGATCCGTGCAAATATACATTTGTCGGAAAGAAAATCTCATGACTTTCATTGAAGGTTTGATTGCATCAGGTTATGTCTTCGATGAGGAAGATTATGATGGTTGTTTTGTAAAAATTGATGCAGACGGTTTCATTCATCTTTATCAGGAAGGTGAAGATGAGGGTGAATGGAATTATGTGAAGATGACTGAGGATTTTGATGTTATCTCTGAGGTAACTTTTGATCCTGATTCTAACTTCATCGTTTGAGAATTATCACTGAACTGTTAACTGAAACTCATGACTGATCAACAAATGTCCGCAACAATCTATCGTGGTCTTTTCACTGATGGTGAATGGGAAGTGATTAATCGTGCATTGGGTGAATATGTTGACCACCTGGATGAAGATGAGATTGAGGAGCAAAACTATTACTCTCTTCAAGCAAAGATCCATGCAATCTTCAAACTGACTGAAGCAAAATAAACCAGTTGGGGGGCTGTCACAAGCCCCCTTGCGAAACCCCAAAATTTTTGCAATACTGGCCACATGAACAAAAACACCTTCAACGATCCTTGCTCAATCGCTCTCAAAATGGATGAGGAATTGATGCAAATTCACAATCCCTATGTTGCTCAATTAGTTGAGATGGGTTATGACAAACAAGACGTAGAAGTTGCTTCTACGATGTTTCAAAAAAAGACCTTCCCTTGTGTCATTCACGGTCGCACATTTGAGACTGAAGAACAATACCATGCCGAGCTCCATGAGTTCATGAATGGCATGTGACGGTCAGAGAACCGGCCCTGGCCCCTTGCTTTTCGGATCAGGATCGATCATATTGGCCTCAGTTCAAACAAACCGTTTCACTTTTCTTTCATGCGTAAGATCGAACAACAGATGAACAATGCAATTTCTGAGTCTATGGACTGGAAATCTGCAAACACTGAAGTGATTCACACCTGTGACAATGTGAACCCCCCTGTGTCCCATGTGTTCTTGCATGGTAACAAGATCGCAGAAATCGGTGAAGGTTTCATCAAATTGTTCGATGGTGGATGGCAATCTAACACCACTAAGTCCCGTCTGAATGCTATTCTTTCTGAACACGGAATTGCAGGTGAAGGTGTATTCCAGAAGAATTTTGAGTGGTTCATTCGTCTCTACAACGGGACTGAATTCTTCACCACTGAGTTTCGCTCTGGAATGCGGCTTGGTGCTCTCACCACTGCAGATCTTCTGGTCTGATTCTTTCTTTTAAAAACTTCTATTTGAGCAACTAACTATGTGGGATGAAATTCAAGACATGCAAGGTGAAATCTTCGACATTAAAGAAGAAGATCTCATGGCAGTGTTTGATGACACAATTGGCGAAGATATGGACAAAGAGACTAAGAAACTCCTAGACCAATTCTAGAACCGGCCCTGGCTAGGAGCCAGGGGACGCCAGAGGCCCTACAATAGCCACATCAATCACAAACGACTCATGGAAATTCTGACCCCTGACAGCACCGCTACGATCGGCATCGATCTGCCGCTTCTGAGCCGCAACGTGACCATCTGGTGGCATTCTGGCACGGAGTCAGCCTACCAGGTCCGCCGTCGCGATCAGGTTCGGCTCCTGGTCTGTCGTCTGATGCGTTCCGAAGATCTCTCCTATGGCCGATTCGCGAACTGGGCTAAAAACGGCGCCACCTTCGCCTGAGGCCCTACAATAGCCACATGAACAACGACCAACGCATCCGCTCCAACCTCGCTGCCTTCGGTGAGAACTATACGCCCCCTTTCAACTGGTCTCAGTCTGAGAACTTTGGTCAGGGTGCTTGTCTGACTGCTAAGCAAGTTGAGAAGCGTCGCCGTCGCGCCCTGTGGACCGCCTGAGGCACTGTCCACCATCCCTCTGAAACCGATCTCCAGGCCCTACAATAGCCACATGAACAAAACACCTGACTTCGCTGCCATCCTGGCAAACTACACTCAACAGCACAACGCCATGATGGCGCGCTCTGCCGCCAACCGTCAGGCGTTCGCTGAGGGCCGTCCTCAACCCTTCCAGACTCCGAAAAACCAATACGGCAGCTGGCACATCAGCGACCGCGACTGACCCCTAGGGGGCCCTACAATAGCCACATCAACCACAAACGACTCATGACCACTTCCACCATGACCGAGACCTACAACGGTTGGGCAAACTACGAAACCTGGAATGCCGCCCTCTGGATTGACAACGATCGTTTCCTGTACAACACCGCCAAAGCGTGTGTTGAGTTCTGTGAGACTGGCGACAACCCTTGGGCGATCTTCCAACGTTGCATGGACAACTGTGCCCGCACCATGACTGGTGATGACGTGGCATGGACTGACCCCGCCATTGATGCCGCCGAGATGAATGAGATGATGGCGGAACTCTGAGGGCCTATGCCCCTCTCTCCGCTTCGTGTATACTGGCCAAGTCACCAACACCGACACCATGACCCGCTCCGAACTTGATGCCCGCATCGCCTCTGGCGAGTTTACTGTGACCAAACTGCCCACCCGCAAACCCCGCAAGTCTGAGCTCATCTTCTCCATGACCAAGGGCCCTCGCACCAACACCAACCGCCGAGGTCAGGCGTACGGCGGCCACGCCACCCATGCCCAGCAGTCCGTCATGGAGGGCAACGCTGGCGCCTACTTCAAGACCAGCGGCTGACCCGCTTCGTGCTCTAGCAGCGGTCGAGCAGTTCTGGGGGATTTTATGTCCCCCCTAGGGGTACCCTATATTAAAACCGCTGACTCCCCTAATCTATAAAAGTATGCATCCGAGACAGTCATATAAAACGCAACACTTTTCCGTGGCCCTCAAAAAAATTTCCGTGGGCCACAAAGACGCCATAGGGTCGAAAGTGTTATAATTACTACCGTAAGGCGCAAAGAAACTATGAGCGACTTAATTTTTCATGTCTACCAGAAGGGGAGTAATAATGTGAAACTCCATAGTCTTTCAGTTGACGAACTGGAGGACGCTCTAAAATCCAAGAAAATCAAACTTGGAGAGGTAGAGATTGAACCGTTAGAACAAGAAAAAGGGGAGGAAGCGTCTTATTGACGGACCTCCTATATACATGGTATGATTTCATTAAACCACTGAGAATTTTTCATGGCAAAAGGATTTAAAGTGCAGGCCGCAGCACCGACTGCCCCTGCAGATGACTTTGATATTGAACTGTGTAAGAGAGAGATTCAGGGTAAGAAGATTGTATTCTGTCTTCCTGGTCGTGGATGTTCTTACACATTTCTGAAGAACTTTGTACAACTCTGTTTTGATCTTGTACAGAGTGGTGCAAGCATTCAGATTTCACAAGACTATAGTTCCATGGTGAACTTTGCACGATGCAAGGTACTTGGAGCGAACGTTCTGCGTGGAAAGAATCAGATTCCATGGGACGGCAAACTTGAATATGACTATCAACTCTGGATTGATAACGACATTGTTTTCAGCACTGAGAGTTTTTATCGTCTGTTCCAACTCGGACTTGAAAAGGAGATCGCAGCAGGTTGGTATGCAACTGAAGATGGACACACAACTTCCGTTGCTCACTGGCTTGAAGAGGATGACTTTGTGAAGAATCGTGGTGTGATGAACCACGAAACTGTTGAGACAATCTCGAAGCGTCGTAAACCATTCACCGTGGACTACACAGGTTTTGGATGGGTTCTGATTAAGAAGGGTGTCTTTGAGAACTTGGAGTATCCTTGGTTTGCACCTCAGATGCAAGTCTTTGAGAGTGGTGAGGTACAGGACATGTGTGGTGAGGACGTATCTTTCTGTCTTGATGCCAAGAAAGGCGGTCTCGAAATTTGGTGTGATCCTAAGATTCGCGTAGGACATGAAAAAACTCGGGTTATTTGAGGTCTACGTCGGCCGCGAGCTCGTTTACTCGACTGATGACGAAAACGATGCTCTTGACAAAATCCAAGACCTGGCTCTAGAATACTACGAGTCAGGTCATCCTGATCCATCCACTGTAGAATTAATACGAAATGGCTAAATTGAAAGCTTCCCTAACGGGAAAAGTAATGATTGAATCCAAACCGAAAAAAACTCGGCAAGGAAATGGAGCACACACTAAATATGCCGCCACTTCGGCAAACCCCAAACGTAAAAAGTATCGCGGACAAGGCAAATGAGTTACAATGTTACCCTAATCACTGATGATGGTGAAGTCAACATCGTATGTGATGAAGACACTTCGATTTTGGATGCTGCAGAAGAACAAGGCGTAGACATCAATTATTCTTGTCGTGCAGGAGCATGTTCCTCTTGTGCTGGTAAAATCATTGAGGGTACTGTTGACCAGGAAGATCAATCATTTCTTGATGATGATCAACTTGAAGCTGGTTTTGTCTTGACATGTGTAGCTCGTCCTACTTCGGACTGTACTATTGAAACAGGAAAAGAAGAAGAACTGTACTAATTTGTAAATAATGATAGGGATAGTAACCCCTTTAAAAGTTCTCTTTTTAGAACTTTTGGAGGGGTAAAAAAATGGGTATTCATCCCACAGATTTAAGTCAAGATTTTGTCAATAAGGGGATGAGATTAATTACTCAACCCTCTTCTGATGTACTCTTAGATAAAGCCAAAAAAATGAAAGACGGTCTTTGTGATAATTGCGGTCAAAATCCATGCAATCCAAGATGTATTCATGCAGAACTTTAAGAAAAGAGTATAAATATATGAGACCAAAGTGTATCGTTAGATGCCAGCCATCGGACAATCACGATTTTTTAAGGATATTTCTTTAAGTTTTAAGAGGCATCCAGTAACGAATGACTTAATTTCGTTAACAAACGAAGCAGCTATTAAAAAATCAGTCAGAAATCTAGTTGAAACGATAAATGGTGAACGGCCGTTTAATTCATTAGTTGGTTCAACTGTTCGTGAAAGTCTATTTGAGACTGCTGATAGTGGAATTTTGTTTAGATTAGAACAAGAAATTACTACATCTATTCAAAATTTTGAAAAAAGAGTTAATTTGACCTCTGTTAGAGCATCATATCCACCTGATAGTAACGAAATTACTGTTGATATTAACTATACCATCGTCGGCGAAGTCTTTCCTCCTCAAGAGGTATCATTTATTCTTCAACCAACTAGACAATAATGGCATTTACACAGTATACAACTCTAGATTTTGAAGAAATTAAGGCTTCAATTCGTGATTATTTGAGATCAAACTCAAATTTCACGGATTTTGACTTTGAAGGGTCGAATATGTCGATCCTTATTGACACATTAGCGTACAATACGTATGTTAATGCGTACAACACCAATATGGTTGCTAATGAGGCTTTCCTCGATAGCGCTACATTAAGAGAAAATGTCGTAGCATTAGCGAGAAATGTTGGATATGTACCGAGATCTCGTCGATCTTCGACTGCACAGATTAGTTTTAGTGTAAATTTAGGACCTGGCCAAACCAAATCTTCGGTTACTTTGAAAGCAGGTTTGGTAGCAATTGGTGATTATCAGAATACAAACTATACTTTTTGTGTTGAAAAAGATATTACCAACCCAGTAATCAACGGAATTTGTAATTTTACTGTAGATATCAAAGAAGGTACATTTTTGAACAATAGATTTGTTGTAGATACTTCTCAACCAAATCAAAGATTTGTTATTCCTAACTCTTACGTTGATACCTCTACATTTGTTGTTAGAGTTAGAGATTCGGTTAGTTCTTCAAACACAAGAATTTGGAATTTAGTTGATAATATTGTTGGTATTAAGACAACATCAGAACAGTTTTTAATCCAAGAAGTTCAAGATGAAAGATATGAGTTAATTTTTGGTGATGGTTATCTAGGTAAAAAATTAGATAATGGTCAAGTAGTTGATGTTTCATATATTACTACAAATGGACCTAGTGGAAATGGTGTTCGCAACTTTTCTTTTGCTGGATCGTTAAATGATAACGATGGTTTTCCTATCACAACGGGAATTTCTGAAATTATAACTGATATTCCATCAAAAAATGGTGCTGAAGTTGAGTCTTTGAGTAATGTTAAGAATCTTGCTCCAAGATTTTATGCAGCTCAACATCGAGCAGTCACAGCTCTTGATTATGAAGCAATTATTCCTCAAATTTATCCAAATACGGATAGTGTAGTTGCATATGGCGGTGAATCAGCAACTCCTCCTCAATTTGGAAAGGTCTTTATCTCTATAAAACCAACAAATGGTCAATTTATTTCTGATTTTGATAGAAGAACACTTTTAAATAAGTTAAAACAATATTCTGTTGCAGGTATTGTACCAGAATTTATTGATCTTAAGTTCTTGTATGTTGAACTTAACAGTGCGGTATATTACAATGATAATGCAGTTTCGGATCCTGACGCTTTAAAGACTTCTGTAATTCAAAATTTAACGACATATGCAAATTCTCCAGATTTAAACAAATTTGGAGGTAGATTTAAATATAGTAAAGTACAAAATATTATCGATCAAAGTTCTACTGCTGTAGTTTCAAATATTACAAAGGTTAAAATTCGTAGAGATCTTGAAGCTAATGTATCAAATCCGGCTCAATACGAAATTTGTTATGGAAATGCTTTTCATAACAAAAGAACTGGTTATAACATTAAATCTAGTGGATTTAGAATAGACGGAATTGATGGTGAGATCTTCATGACAGATCAATATATTTCTCCAACGAGAGGTAGGTTGGTTTTCTTTAAATTAGAGTCTCAGGAACCAAAAATCATTAAAAAAAATGCAGGTACGGTAAAATATGACGTTGGTGAAATCCTTATAGATACTACAAGGATTATATCCACAACTTTGGCTGATAATGTTGTTGAAATAGAAGCAATTCCTGAATCTAATGATGTTTTGGGATTGAAAGATTTATATGTTCAACTTTCGGTTGATCAATCTACTATTTCACCTGTAATTGATGCAATTGCTTCTGGTTCTGATAACTCAGGAACCAGTTTTATTACCACTTCTAGTTTCTCAAACGGCAAGTATATTAGAGAATAATGATCGACACTAGTTTCCAGAAAGTACAAGTCAATCAGGTAATTTTTAGTCAATTACCATCTTTCGTACAAGAAGAAAATCCTTTATTTGTCGATTTTTTAAAAACTTACTACCTTGGTGAAGAATATCAAGGTGGTAATATTGATATCACTCAAAATTTTAATGATTATCAAAAAGTAGAGACTTTTAGTGGTAACGAAAATCTAGTTGGTTTTACTACTTGCACTTCAAAAGTTAACTTTTTTGATTCTACTATTGAAGTGGTTTCTACTGATGGTTGGCCAGAAAAATATGGATTGTTAAAAATAAATGATGAGATCATTTCTTATACTGGAAAGACTAAAACGTCGTTTACAGGGTGCCTGAGGGGGTTCTCAGGAGTAGAATCTCTTCACTCCAAGTCGGACCCAGAACAACTAGTATTTTCAAAAACTTTTGCAGCTACTCATAAAATTCAAACTCAAGTAATTAATTTAAGTAATCTCTTTCTCCAAGAGTTTTGGCAAAATTTAAAAAACTTATTTTTACCTGGATTTGAAGATAGAAAAATTATCAACCCAGTTGATAAAGCTAACTTTTTAAGACAGGCTAAAGATCTTTTTGCATCAAAAGGAACTAGTAATGCTATTGAGATTCTTTTCAGGGTTCTTTATGGTAAGGACAGTGAGGTTATTAAACCCATTGATTATCTTTTTGCTCCTTCTGATGCCGATTATATAAAAACTACAGATGTTGTAGCAGAATTGATCAGTGGTGATCCCACTAAAATTGCAGGTCAAGAACTACGTCAAACTGGAGATAATTTTACATCTGCATCAATTTTTGATGTGAAATTTGCTTCAAGAAATAATAGATCTTATTATCAAATAAGTCTTAGTAAAGAGACTCTTAAGGGTAATTTTAAAATTACAGGTAGTTCATCTTTAACCAATAATGTTTCTATTGGTGATACTGTTTTAACAGTTGACTCAACTCTTGGTTTTGAAGATAGTGGTGAAATTTATGTTGGAGCTGGATTAACTGTTGGAATTGTTACTTATACAAATAAATCTTCTACTCAATTTTTTGATGTAGTTGGTCTTTCTTCTTCATATTCAGATGGTCAATTTGTAAGATCTTCCAATACTGTATTTTCTTATGAAAATGGAGATATTTCCAAACCAGTAGTCTTTAGACTTACTGCAGTTGCAACTGGATCACCGTTGCAAGATGTTGGTTACTTGGTTAAAAATGATATCTTAAAAGGTAAAACTCTAGGTAATCTAAGTTTAGCTTCTAACCAGAGACTTAATACATGGGTTCATAACATTAAAACCACAACTGATGTTTCTAAAGATATTAGAACAAATATATCAAACATTGACATTGTAACAAATACAGTAAACACAAAAGATCCTCATCTTTTAAAGTTTGGGGATCCTATCACGTTAGTAGATTTAACTTCAAACATTCCGCAAAATGTGGAAGGTACAGTATCTCAAGTAGTGTCTGCAAACGTTTTTCAACTTAATATAATTTCAGGGACAATTGATGTTGGAAGAACTTATAAAGTAAGGTCTAACACTATTTTTGCATCTCATAATGATTCTAATGTAAAAGTTGATGAGTTTGTTGCTGAAGTTCAAAATACTTATATTGATAAAACTGATGAGAATGTATATGTAGCTTCTGGTAGCCTTCCTGCATATAAAATATATGCAACAAATAGAAAGAAAACTTTCTTTAATAGTGATATTAATAGCGACACTGGTTCTATTAATATTGTAAGTCATGGATTTATAACTGGTGATCTTATTAAATATTCACCAGTTTCAGTAGGACAAAGTGCTCTACCTGGTTTATCTACAAATACTGATTATATTGTAAGTAAAGTTGATAGTGATAATATTAAATTATCTAGAAGTAGTAGTGATGCTGTCAACAAAAGATACATTAATATACAACCTAATGATGTAATAAATCATCAAGTTTTGCCTACAGAATTGTTTAAGAAGGATATTAAACATCAAAACTTTTTAAGAAGATTTCCAAAAACTCCAACTCTTAATAAATTCAAAGAAGTATTTTTAAACGAGCCAATTGGTATGTTTAAAAATGGAGTTGAGATTGTATCTAACAGATCTGGTGACTTCATTAGATATGGAATTGTTAAAAATATTGAAGTTCAAAATGGTGGGTCTAATTTTGACCTTGTAAGTCCTCCAAATATTAATATTTCAGACTCTGTAGGTACTGGAGCAACAGCATATGCAATTATTGAAAATGGTAAGTTTGAAGGTATTGAAGTCGTATCTGCTGGATATGATATTAAAAAAACACCAAACGTTGTAATTACAGGTGGTAACGGAAATGGTGCAACTGCAGTAGCTAGACTAAAAGAATCAAAAACAACCAGAACTTTTAATGCTGAAAGTGATGTAAATATCACAATTCATGCAGTAACATTTGTCGATAGACATTTGTTTGATAATGGAGAATCAGTATATTATAAAAAAGCTGATGATTATGATCCTATTGGTGGTCTTGTAGATAATTCTTTGTATTACTTGAATGTAGTTGATGATTTTACTGTCAAATTTATGTCTTCCTATGAAGACGCTGTTGCAGGTATTAATCCAATTGTATTGACTAGTAAATCTACAGGTACCAATAGTTTACAATCCACTAAAATTAGAAAAGTTCTTGGATCTATTGTTGTCACCGATCCTGGTTCTGGTTATTCAAATAGAAGACTTGAAGTCTCTAGCTCACCATATCCATCTACAGATTATACAACTGTAGATGATATTGTTTCTGGAATCAATACAGCTAATAATTATGTCTACTTTAAACAACATGGTTTTAATGATGGTGACCTAATTGAATATCATTCTTCTGGTCCTATTTCTGGACTGTCTACCACTCAAAACTATCAAGTTTTAAAACTCGATGAAGACAGATTTAGAGTGTGTTCCGCTGGCATTGGAACTACGTCATCAAATTTAAACTACAGGAAACTTGACTATGTGAAATTTGATAATAATGGAACATCTACACATACATTTAAGTATCCTGACATACATGTAAGTGTTGAAACTATTAGTGGAGTTGCTAATACAGCCTATTCTCAACCAAGAGTAAGACCTCTTTGTCGAGGTGAAATTGTACAATGTCCACTTATTGCACCTGGAGTTGGATATGGATCCTCAGATGTAATTAATGTACATAGAAGACCAAATGTTCAGGTCTCTAATGGATCTAATGGTGTTTTAGACGTTTTTGTTGATAATGGTAAAATCGTTCAGTGTTTTATTGTAAATGCGGGTGGTGGATATGTTACTCCACCCGAAGTGATTATTAACGGAGATGGAAAATATGCAAAAATCATAACCAATATAACTGATGGTAAAATTAGTAGTGTTACTATTGTAGATACTGGTAAAGGTTATACATCCCAAAATACTACAATTTCCTTAAGATCTCCTGGATTTGGCGCAAAATTAGAAGCTAATGTAGATAAATGGGATATTGATATTTTCTCAAAATATAGAAATTCTATTAGTGAAAATGATGATGGACTTATTCTTCCCAGCCAAAATGATGATTATGGGGCAAAGTTTGTTCATGCATACGCTGGTAGAAAATTAAGATTTGATTTTAATGATAATATTCAGAATGATTTTTCGGAAAGACCTACGGTAAATCATTCTCCTATTTTGGGGTGGGCCTATGATGGATCTCCAATCTACGGACCTTATGGACATGGATTTAAAACGGGTGGTGCAATCCGAAGAATGATTCCTGGATATACACTCGTTTCAAAAGGAAACAGACCACCAGTTTCTTTATTCCCTTTAGGATATTTTATTAATGATTATATCTTTACCAATGATGGTGATCTTGATGAATTTAATGGAAGATTCTGTAAAACTCCAGAATATCCTGATGGTGTTTATGCATATTTCTGCACAATTCAAGCTACCAATAGTTCAAAATTCCCATTTGTAAACACAAGAGAACCTGCCTTCCCTTATGTTCTGAATAACTTTAAGTATAAGAAAGATTCGTTCAATCAAGATCCTTCTTCTATTCAATCTCTTCCTATTTTGAATAGTGGAGATTTGATTAGAAATACGTATAATTATAAGTTTGGATTTGCAAATTCTAATTATGATTATCTTACAACAAATCAAGTTGATGAAACTCAGTTAATTGTTCGTACCACGGTTGAATCTGGTATTTCGACAATTAATATTGTTTCTCCTGGTGAAAATTATAAAGTAAACGATAAGATAAGATTTAATAATTTAAATTCTGGTGGATCAGAATCAACTGCTAAAGTAAAGACACTTGTTGGATCAGGATTGTCTTCACTTTCTTATGAAAGAGAAGTTGTTTCTGATATCGAATTTTTATATGGTGATAGAAATGTTGTTGGAGTTGCAACTACGGCTCATAACCTATCAAATAATGATTTAGTAATTGTTGGTGGCATTGGTACAGGCGAACTTAAATTTATTCAAGGTCCAAGAACAATTGCAGTTTCTTCAATTACTGGAGTACTTCAACAAAATCTTGGACCAGTCTCTGATACTGGAATTACAACAACAATTTTACTTTCAGTACCATCTTCAGACTCAGACTCCATTGATGTTGATGATATTATTAGTATTGGTACTGATGAAAGAGTTATTGTATTAGAGAAATTGCCATTTGATGGCCGTTATAGAATCAGTAGACCACCTGGATATGCTGGTACTCACTTTAGTGGTGAACTTGTTCATGTCGATCAACGTAAATTTAGTTATGATGTTGGAATTAATACAGATTTAAAAACTCAACAAAATAGAAAAATTGTTTTTAATCCAGTATCATCAATTGGTATTGGAACAACGGTAATTGTAAAGAGTATTGCGGGTATTGGAACTACCACAGCAATTAGGGTCAAGTCTCTTAACGATATTATTCTTGAGGGTCATGAGTTACCTCCAGAAGGTTCTGATGCAGATAATACAATCACAATCAATAGTCATGGATTCCGAACAGGCCAAAGACTGACGTATAACATAGGAAGGGCCGGAATTGCATTAACTGTATCTAATAGTGTTTCATTATCAAATCCGTTCCAACTAGTGGATGGTCAATATGTCTATGCTGTTAATAAAGGTACCAATCTTCTTGGTATAACAACCACTATAACTGGAATTGGCACTACTTCCGCATCTTTATATTTTACTGGTATCACTACAACTGGTACAGAACATTTCTTTAAAGAATCCAATAAAGATTATACGGGACACGTTGAAAGATATGATGTAACAGTAGTAACAAATTTTGAACACACTCTCAAGTCTAGAGATAATGTAAAGATTGATATTTCTCCAAATACTACAGTATCTAAAACAATTGAATTTAACACAATAGCTAGAAAAACATTAGTTGATGGTTATTATGTTTCAGCAGCATCAACTTTCATTGGAGTTGGTGCAACTAACTCTGTAATTACTATTACCGATCATGAATTTGTTCCTGGTCAAAAACTTCTGTATGAAGCCGGTTCATCTGAAATTTCACCATTAGTCAACAATGGTGAATATTTTGCCCAGGTTATCAATGATAATCAATTTAGATTATCTACAAATTACAAAGATGCAACAAGTTTTGGTGGAAACTTTATTGGTATTACTACATTTGGTGTTGGAGTTCATAAATTCTCTGCAATTAATCCACATATTGTTGCAACAAGAGGACAAACGATTGGATTTGCGGTTTCTGATAATTCTTTAAATGATTTGAAACTTGAGTTTTATGAGGATGAAAATTTTGTAACCAAATATGATGGAGCTGGAGTTTCTACCGAAATCACTAGAAGCACTGCTGTTCCTGGATCTAATGGATCTTTAGTTAATTTAAAATTGACTGAAAATGTACCCACTCCTCTTTACTATAAACTTGAACCAACGAATCTTGATGGAACTAGTGTAAGTAAGAGAGATGCCAACCCAGATAATACTGTTGCTGCAGGATCTAAAATTATCATTAACAACAGTGTTTATTCTGGAACATTCTCAATTTCTACCACTGGCACAAATACATTCCAATATCAAGTTGATAAAAAACCAGAATCGGAAATTTATACTTCATCTGGAATTAATACATTCAGATATATTACCGATTCAAAAACTGCTAGAGGTGGAATTAATGAAATCAAAGTAACTTTTGGTGGTGTTAAGTATAGACGAAATCCTGGTATTTCTACCATTATCACTGATACTGGCAAAAACGCCATCTTAAGAATATATGATGATTCCATTGGAAGACCAGCTAATACTGAGATGTTATCAGTTGGTTATGAATATCCATCTGATAGAAGTCTTCAACCGAGTGTAGATTTACCAACTATTGTTACTATTAGTAATAACTTTGCGCTTAACAGTGTTGGTGTTACTAGTGGAGGTAAAAATTATATTAACGCACCAGAACTGATTGTTCCTGGAGCTGAAGATATTGACCTCACTGCGGTTTTAAGTGGAACTTCTGTTGGTGAAGTAATAGTAAATCGATCAGGAAAAGGATTTAACGAAGTTCCAAATCCACCAAGAATTATTCCTGTTCGTAATTCCAATGGCATTGGAATTGTATCTACCAGTTCCAATGGAGAAACAAATACACTTATATTAGCTCAACCACTTAATGGGTGGACTCCCAATACATTCCCATTCAGTATTAATGACAGAATTTTTGTCGAAGGTGTTGGAACAGCTCAAACAGTTTTTGCAACTACTGGTGGTTATAATTCTGAAAATTATAATTATTCATTCTTTACTGTTAATAGTATCTCTCCATTAACTTCTAAACTGACATATTCTATTGCTGGACTTGGAACTACTGGTGGTACTTATGATCCAGACACTTCGGCTGGTAGGGTCATCAAACAATCAGATCTACCTACATTTACGGGTGGATTAAATCCAGAACCTTTCTTTGAGGGTGAAAAAATTACGTTTGGATCAAATGGCACTGGATTTGTTCTTGATCAAGATGGATATGATAATGTCACTAATACTTTACGATTGAGATCTTTATCTACACCAATTCGTAATGGTGATGTTATTAGAGGAACTCTATCGCGTGCAGTAGGAACAGTAAGAAATTTTGAGGCTTATTCCGATTTCTTTAATACTAATTTTGGTGCGGAGAAAGAAAAGGGATTTCAGAAAAATACTGGTAAGTTAAATGATGACTTCCAAAAATTAGAAGACAGTGATTATTATCAAAACTTCTCTTACTCTATTAAGAGTGAAGTTCCTATTGAAACTTGGAAATCCGCTGTTGATAGCATTGTTCATCCTACTGGATACAAAAATTTCTCAGATCTGGTAGTTAAGTCACAAAGTACAGCTGGATTTGCAAGAAGTCTAGATTTAAAGCCAGAAAATTTGGTTAGTGATACATCTTTGTTAGTCAGTATTGATAATGAAAAATCTTTCTTTACAAGAGATGATTTTGATCTTGCCGGTGAAACTCTTATTACTGAAGATATATCAAAGTTTATTGATTTGAGAAATAGAAAGATTGCTTCTTTTATTAATGTAATCTCAAACAAAGTAGATATCATTGATGACATTGCTCCTCAGTTTACTGGTATTGGAACTACCACATCAGCTGAAATCGTTGGATTGTCCAGTTTCAGATTAACTTCTAGTAATGAAGTTCTTTTTACAAAAATATTTGATCCTTCCGATACTGACGTAGTTTCTTTAGGTTCTTCAGTTATCAGAATTAATAATCATAATTTCCAGACCGGCGAACGTATTAAGTATGATCCAGGTGGTGCATATGGAAACAATAGAATTGGTATTGATACCACTAGTAACGTTCTTGGTGGTATTTCTACAGATAAAATGCCTGCAGAAGTGTTTGCTATTAAGTTAAACAATAACTTCTTCTCTGTAGCGGGAGTGTCAACAGCTGCAGATTTGAATGATCCATTAGTCATTATAGGTGTTGGAACTGGAACCGAACATTCTTTTGATGTTTTGAGACCAGACGATAGAGTTATCATTGAAATTGATGAAATTATTCAACCACCTCTATTCAGAAAAAGAATTGATATTGAATTAGCTGAAGCTGTTGGTATTGGATCTACGACAATTAAAGTTGTAGGTGTTACTTCTATGTCTGCAAGTGACTTGATTAATATTGATAATGAAATTCTTGAAATTACTAACATTGGAATTGGAAGTACAAATTCCATTAATGTAAATCGTGGAGTTCTTGGAACAGTTGCTGCGGCTCATACGATTGGAGCTGCTTGCACTGCTCGTGGGGGATCTTTCCACATTGTTAAGGATGTTATTCATTTTGTAACTCCTCCATATGGACCAACTGGATTCAGTACATTAAGTCCTGGAATTGGAACTCAGTCTTCATTCCAAGGTCGTTTGTTCAACAGAAAGAATCCAACTACAAACTTTATTTTTGATGATATTTCTCCTGATTTTATTGGTATTGGAAAAACATACACTCTCTTACAAGAAGGGCAACCAGTAAGTGGTATTGTTACTACAATCAGTGGACCTGAGGTTGTAAATCAAGGTATTATCCTTATAGACAATATTACTCAAAGGCCAACAATTGACTTTAATATGATTCAGGCTCAAGATCCTGGTATTGGTGGTTCTATTATCTTTACTGGTAGTAATAGAGACAATCTTCCAAAGGGTGGAATTGTTAATGAGTTTACGATTGGTATTGGATCTGGATATCAACCACTTGTAGCAGCTGCAGCGACTGCAGTTGTTAATGGAGCTGGTTCTATTGAAAGTGTAGTCGTAACTGGTGGCGGTTCGGGTTATCGTTCGGGTCCAGTTCCAATTCAAGTTCTTAATCCTTTAGGCATTGGCTCTACTGCAGTTCTTCAGGGAACTATCGGCGCTGCAGGAACTGTTACTGGTATCACTACAGTAAGTGGTGGTAGTGGATATGCAAGCACAACTCCACCCATCATCGTTATTGGTATTGATACTGGTTATTCAAATATGAGTTACACTGGTGGTAGTGGAAATGGGTTCAAAGCTTCTGTTGTTGTAGGATCTGGTGGAAGTATTATTGATTTACAAGTAACGGATTTTGGTATTGGATATAAAAATAATGAGGTCTTGACAGTTGCTGGTATTCCAAGTGATGCCGTTGGAGCTGCCTTTAGTTCTCATACCATTACGATTAATTCTCTGAAGTTTGATAAATTTGCAGGATTCTCCTTTGGTCAACTTCTTGAACTTGATGATTTCTCCAATCTGTTTAATGGGGTTAGAGATACATTTACACTAACTAGAACTACCCTTGATAAGAGAATTATCAATATCAATACTGAGGAAAGCAATGTATATGTTGCAAATAACTTGTTGATATTCCTAAATGATGTTCTTCAACAACCTGGTCAAGCCTATCAGTTTGAAGGTGGAACTCAAGTTACATTTACAGAACCTCCTAAAGCAGGTAGTAAATTACAGATTCTTTTCTTTAGAGGATCTAATGAAGATATTGATGACGGTGATCCATTCAGCACCATAAAAATAGGTGATTTCTTGCAGTTGCAAAGGAAAGATGCTTCGTTACAACAGAATCAAAGACCGATCATTGGTATTAGTGGTGTTAGTCAAACAGAAACAATTTTGTATGCTGGAAAGGGAATCAATGATGATCCTAAATTTACTCGTTCACTTTCTTGGACAAAACAAAAACAAGATTTCAATGTTGATGGTCAATCTTTATCTAAGGCTAGAGCTAATGATAGGGCTCAAATTCAACCAACAGCTTCAATTATTGTTGATGTAGGAGTTGGGTCTGAAATTATCTATGTTGATAATGCATTCCCACTGTTTAGTGCATATGACAACAGATCCATTCCAAATCAGGTTCCTATTGGTGGTGTTCAACTACTTAGATATAATGATATAGAAAGAGCAGATGGAGTTGTGTCCGTTTCTGCTGGTGGAACTGTTTCCATTGGAACAGTTACTGATCCTGGTCGAGGATATCAATCTGTACCAAAAGTGGCTTTTGCATCCACTATTGAACAAATCAGAGAAATTGGTAAAACTTGGACCAAACGTTCTTCCTACATTGATGTTGAATATCAGAGCATTGATAGAAACAGTTTTGGTCTTTTTGTTGCAGTTGGTTCAACCACTGGTATTAATACATCGACTGATGCAATTACCTGGAGAGATAGTGGAAATTCCACAATATTTGGGGACTTAAATGGTGTAGTTGGTATGACTACACATACCGTTATCGTTGGTGCCTCTGGCACAGTAGGTTACTCCACAGATGGCAGAAACTATCAACCATCCAAATTGTTTAGAAGGAGAAATGTATTCCCATTAATCCTCTTTGATGATATCACAGTTACACAAGACTTTAATGATGTCACATTTGGTCAATCTGTCGGTGTTGCTGTTGGTGCAGCCGGAACGATTGCATTTACTAATGCAGGTGCGGCTGGTTTTGGTACTGCATTTGAAGTTACTCAAAAGTACTCCAGTATAAATCTCAATGGTGTTGGTGCAAATCAAAATGTTTTTGTTGCAGTTGGTGAAAATGGAACTATTTTAAGATCTAACAACGGAGAATCCTGGACTGGTGTTTCTACCTCATCCGTCACAACCAATTTGAATCATGTCCATTATGCAAATGGACAATGGATCGCTGTTGGTGTTGCAGGTACTATTGTTAGATCTTCTGACAACGGTCTTACCTGGAATATTGTTTCTGCAGGTAGTACATTTGATTTGAATAGGGTTGGTTATGCAAATAGTGTTTGGGTTGCTATTGGCCAAAGTGGAATGGTCCTTAATTCCGTTGATACTAACACTTGGTATAAGAAGTTTGTTGGTGTTGGTACTGATTTTAATGGACTTGCATTTGGAGATAACAAACTTGTAACTGTTGGACTTTCCTCCAACATTTACTCCTCACAATTTGAAACTGTTTCCGCTGCTGGAACTGCAACTGTTTCTGCAGCTGGTACAATTTCTGCAATCAATATAAATGAAGGTGGATTTGGATATAATCCATACAATCCTGTTGAAGTTATTATTGAATATGAACCAATTGTAAGGGAAACAATCACTAGTGTTGAAGTTGAAGGTGATTATGGTGATGTTGTTAGTGTTGCATCCTCTACAACGGGTATTGGAACAGATAGTCCGATGCTTATTTTTGAACTTGATTCGGATTCTTTCTTAGATCAAGCTGCATTTGGTGACATTTCTAAATCTGGTATTGGTTCAAACCAATATTTTGTTATCACTAATTCTGTAACAGGTGCTCCCACAACTTCAATCACCGACACTGGATCTTCAATTGGCGTTGGTAAATCTTTCCTCGATAATGTTTACTTTGTATCCCAGAGAGATTTTTCAAATTCTGGCATTGTGACTGTATTCTGTAATGTTGAGAGTATTGCTGGTATTGGTACAACTGATTTTGCACCAAGAATCGGAAAATACAGTTGGGGTAGACTTTTCAACTATCAAAGAGATAGATTAAATCCAAAGTCTTTCCCAGCAGAAATTGGTAATGGTATAGCTGGATTATCTACTTCATCCACGGCTACCAGAAGGTCACAAATTGCAGAAAATTATAATGATCTTGACCAGACTTCATAAATAAACTTATAGAAAACTCGTAGTAAAATGCCCGCGATTATTTCTGATCAGTTCAGGATCCTAAACGCTGCGAACTTTGTCGCTGGTGTGGCGGATACGACACAATCATATTATACCTTTCTTGGTTTACCTAACTCAGGTGATGTTGGTCTTGGTTATGGTACTACGGATTGGAACTCTAATACTCCTGCACCTAAAGATGGGTTTAAGGAGTATGATGATGTTTATGACACTATGATTGCCCTAAAGAAAATGGGCACTGGTGACATAAAAAGAATGGTTAGGAAATACTCATGGGTTGCGGGCACAGTCTATGAGATGTATAAACATAATTATACACGAGATAATCTTTCTCCTCAAACAGCATCAACCAATCTTTATGATTGTCGATATTATGTTGTCAATAGTCAGTTTAAAGTTTATGTTTGTATAAACAACGGCCAAAGTCCTGATTCTCCAATTGGTAAACAATCTCTTGATGAACCAACGTTTACAGACTTAGAACCAAGGTCAGCGGGTACTTCTGGTGACGGATATATTTGGAAGTATCTTTATACTATTGTCCCAACTGATATTATCAAATTTGATTCTATTGATTATATTCCAGTTCCAAATAATTGGGGCACAGGAGAAACTGCGGATATAAAAAATGCTGCAGTAGATGGAAAAATTGAAACAGCATTAATTGTTAATTCTGGTGGTGGTTACCAACCAATTTCTACGACATTTAATAATATTCCAATTCTTGGTGACGGTACTGGAGGAAAGGCATCTATTAGTGTGGATGCTCAGGGTAAGGTTAATAATGTTACTGTTACTAATGGTGGTACTGGGTATACCAGAGGTACAATCCAGTTTTATCCTGGTGCGCCTGGTGCAGAGATTGGTGGACCTATTACTGGGTTAGCCGCTGTTGGTGTTGGAACTACTTCCGTTGCCGAATTTGAGGTGATCATTCCACCCACTGGTGGACATGGAAATGATGTTTATAGTGAACTAGGAGCATTCAGAGTTCTGATGTATTCTAGATTTGAAAATGATCCAACAAATCCAGACTTCATCACTGGTAATGATTTTGCTAGAGTTGGTGTAGTTAAAAATCCAACAACACAGTCGGGTACGGTTCTTCAAGCTTCCAGAGCTAGTGCTTTGGTAGGGTTAAAACTTAAGACCAGTGGTGGTGGAGATATTACGGATGTTGAGTTTGCAGTAGATACTCCAGTTTATCAAACAATTGGAGTTGGATCCACTGCAGTTGGTTATGTTGCAAGTTGGGACAGTGCAACTTCTGTATTGAAAGTCTATAATCCTGTTGGTCTTGGGTCAACAACATATGGATTTAGAAAAATCGACTTCACATCTCAAATAGGTGTTGGTGGAAATTACACGATTACTGGCCAAACTGCAGGTAGCACTGTTGGTATTGACACTAGTTTCGGATCTACCACAAATCCTGGAACAGGAACTACAGTAGGACAAGCTTTTGTTCAACTAGGACAAAGTTTTGTTGAAGGTGTAGCTCCCTCAGAAGTTAAAAAATATTCTGGGGAGATCTTATACATAGATAACAGGGCCGCTATTCAACGTAGTGCGAGCCAGAAAGAAGACATTAAAATCGTTTTAGAGTTCTAAGAACATGCCACAAGAGACAAACCTCAATGTAAGTCCTTATTACGACGATTTTAATGAGGACAAAAATTTTAATAGGATTCTCTTTAAACCTGCTAGTCCAGTACAGGCTAGAGAATTAACTCAGCTTCAAACGATTTTGCAGAACCAGATCGAAAGGTTTGGTCAGCACTTTTTTAAAGAAGGGGCTCAAATAATCCCTGGTCAGGTCGCATATGATCCTTTTTATTATGCTGTAGAAATCGTTGATACATTTTTTGGTATAAATGTATCCGATTATATAGATCAATTAGTTGGTAAAGTAATTCGCGGTGAAGAATCTGGCGTAGAAGCCAAAGTTGTAAATTATATTCTCGCAGAAGATTCTGATAGAGGAACTAATACTCTCTATGTAAAATATTCGAAATCAGGAAACGATTTTGAAACAAATGTTTTCCAAGATGGGGAAAACTTAATTTCTGATGTTGATATTGAGTACGGAATTTCTAGAATTGTTGCAAATACTCCATTTGCAGCTTGTATTCCATCTAATGCAACTTCTATCGGATGTGCTGCAGCTATCCAAGAAGGTGTATATTTTATTAGAGGATTTTTTGTAAAAGTTCTTTCTAATACAATTATTCTCAACCAATATGATGCAAAACCCACTTTGCGAGTAGGTCTTTTTATTGAAGAAAATATTGTAACTGCATATAATGATCCCACTCTATTTGATAATGCAGCCGGTTTTAGTAATTTTGCAGCTCCTGGTGCTGATAGATTCCAAATTAAAACAACTCTAATTAAGAAAGATATTGACGAATTCAACGACGAAAATTTCGTTGAGTTGATGCGACTTAATGAAGGTGTACTCGAAAAATTTGTTGAAAAAACTGACTATAATGTAATTAGAGATGAATTAGCCAGAAGAACGTATGATTCTGATGGTGACTATTATGTAAAACCATTCCAAGTTTCTGTCAAAGAATCTCTAAATGATAGAAGAGGAAATAATGGTGTATATTTTGAAAATCAGAGAACTGCAAATGGTGATGTGCCATCTAAAAATTTGATGGTCTATAGTGTGTCTCCTGGTAAGGCATATGTTAAAGGATACGATATTGAAAAAATTTCTTCCACTCTTATTGATGTAGAAAAACCAAGAACAATAAAGACAGAAGAAACTTCTCAGTTAGCTTTCTCTCCCGTTTCTAGTGTTTTTGTTAATAATGTTTATGGATCACCTGTTGTTGGTTTTGGTACAACTGCAACATTGAGTCTTAGAACCAGAAGAGTAACAACTAATGGAAATGAAGTTGGTGATGAAATTGGAAACGCAAAAGTATATGACTATAAATTAGAAGCTGCTGCATATTCGGATCTTACAACTAAGTATGAAGTTCGTCTTTATGATGTTCAAACATACACCACTCTTACAGTAAATACTGCACAAACTCTCACTACTCCTGTTCGTGTAAAGGGTGCTAGAAGTGGCGCAAAAGGTTTCTTAAAGAATAATGTCACTGCTGGCCTCACTTTAACTCTCACGGATACTGCTGGAACTTTTATTGTAGATGAACCTCTGATCCTTAATGGAATTCAAGAACCAGTAACAGTTACTTCTGTTAGAGAATATAGTTTTGGAGATGTTAAGTCTTTTTATCAGAATGTTGGAGTAAACGTATTCACAGCAGATCTAGAACTTAGCTCTAGGTTTAATGTTGTTCCACCAGGAACGAACATTACTGTCAGATCTACTGGAGTCGTAGTTGCTCCTGGCAATCGTTTTGCAACTGGTATTAAAACAGGAGATATTGTTACCTATAACAGAAGTAATGTTGACGATTCAACATTTAATAGAGTGACTTCTATTTCTGCTGATGGTTCTACAATCACTGTTTCCGCAGAGACTACCAGAAGTGGAATTTGTAATGGTTCTCTTCCAGGTAGTAATATCCAGACTAGTGATTTCCAGATCATTAGACCTCAACTTTTGAATGCACGAGATTCTAAACTCATTACCCCTCTTCCCGAAAGATTTATTTCTTCAGTTGATCTTAATGATGCAGATTTGGAAATCAGAAAACAATATACTTTAAATATTTCCTCCAATCGCGGAACCGTAACCTTAGAAGATCAAAATCTTTTCTTCCAACCATTTGATGAAGAGAGATATAATCTTGTTTTCTCTGATGGAACCATTGAGCCTCTTACTAGAGGAAAAGTTGTATTTAACTCTACATTTAAAACTGTAACTCTTAGGGGTCTTAGTAAAGCCTCCGATAGTGATGCCATTCTTGTAACCACACTTAAGAAAATTAATGTTACTTCCAAGTCTAAAAATTTAAGTAGATGTAGTAAGTTAGTTGTAAACAGATCTAAGTACGAATATTCTGGAAATACAGGAACCAGTTTTAACAATGGACTAACTTATAACACTGTTTTTGGAACTAGAGTTGAAGATGAAGAAATTTGTTTGAATGTTCCTGATGGACTTCGAGTTCATGCAATATTTGAGTCCAGTACAACCACATCTCCAATTCTTCCATCAATTACATTAATTAACAGAAGTTCCGATCTTACTGATTCAATTCAGGGTGAATTGATACTCGGATCTGATAGTGGTGCAGTTGCAAGAGTTGTTTCAAGAACAGCGACAACCGTTGATATTGTTTATCAGAATGAGTTAACATTTAATATTGAAGAATCTGTTGTATTCCAATCTTCTGGAATCACGGGAGAAGTTTCTGCAGTTGTAACTGGTGACAATAATATTCTTACAGATTTTACCTTTGATAATGGTCAAAGAAAAGAATATTATGACTATGCAAGACTGATTAGAGATTCTGATGCTCCAGAGCCCAAGAAACAACTTGCCATTATTTTTGATCATTATACCGTAGACAGTGGTACAACTGGAGACCTTGTAACTGTTAATAGTTACTCTCCAGACGCTTATGATGAAGATCTTACATCATTCAGAACTACAGTTTGTTCCGACTTCATTGATGTAAGACCTAGAGTCAGAAACTATGATCCTGGAAGTGATACAGATTCTCCTTTTGAATATGATTTCCGAGATTTTTCACAGTCTGGTAATTCTGTACCAAACATTCTTGTACCTGATGAAAATCTAACCATTGGATATTCTCATTATCTGGCCAGAACTGATAAACTTTTACTTAACAAAGATGGATTCTTTGAACTTAAGAAAGGTTCTCCTGCGGTTAATCCTGTTCCACCAGAAACTCCTGGCGGTGGTTTCGTAGTAGCGACACTGTTCCATGCTCCTTATGTAAGGGCTGCCAACAGAGAAAGTAAGGTAATTTTATCTCAACATAAGAGATATACGATGTTTGATATTGGTCGTTTAGAGACCAGACTGAAAAATGTTGAATTCTATACACAACTTTCTCTCCTAGAAACAGAAACAGCAAATCTTACAATTAAGGACGCTACTACTGGACTAGACAGATTCAAGTCTGGTTTCTTTGTTGATAATTTTAGAGATCATGGATCTCATGCAATTGCTAACAGAATGTTCAAAGCTTCTGTTGATAAGAAAAATGGTTATTTAAGACCTTCTCACTACACCACTGGAATTGATTTACTTCTCGGGTCTGAACAGATAATTGGCATTGGAACAACTGCAAATCCAAACGCAGATCTTACACAGATTTCAGATTTACAATCCAATTCTCTGCAAAAGACTGGAGATGTTGTAACTTTAAAGTATAGTGAAAAAGCTTTCATCAAACAACAATTTGCAACAACTACTGAAAATGTAAACCCATTTGCTGTTATTAATTGGGTTGGTATTATGGACTTAAGTCCATCTTCTGATGTTTGGGTTGATGAAAGAAATCTTGAAGTTAATGATATTTCTATGGAAGGTTCTTATGAAGCCTTCATGTCGCAACTTTCCATTGATCCAAATACAGGTTTGTCTCCAATTGATTGGGGTGTATGGGAAGAAGATTGGAGTTCCACAGACGTTTCTACAGAACAAATTGGTAGACAATTTGCCAATAGTCAACGAGAAACTGGTAGATGGAGAAGAGGATTTACTCAAGGTGGTGAACTCTTGCCTGGTAATGGTAGGGCGACTAGAACTCGTGATATTGCAGTTAGAGATACTTTTGATGTCTTTACTCAAGAATCTACAACAATCAATACTGGTTTGAGTAGATCTGGTATTCAGTTTAATGTAAATGAAAGAATCGATACTCAAAGTATTGGTACTAGGTTGGTAAGTAAGGAAGTAATTCCTGCTATGAGATCCAGAAATATTGAAGTACTTTGTAGTCGTATCAAACCAAGAACGCAATTTTATTCTTTCTTCGATGGTCAGGATGTCACTAAGTACACGACTCCTAAATTGTTAGAAATACAAATGAAACAAGGTGTTTTCCAAATTGGAGAAACCGTTGAAGGCTTTATGCCAAATAGAAGAAGAAATGGAGCAAATCCAGAATTTGATTTCCGTGTTGCTCAACCAAATCATAAGTATGGTGCATATAACAAACCAACTACAACTTATGATGTAAACCCATATTCGGATAGTGTTGGTCTTAGTAATAATTATTCATCCACAAGTTCTGTATTGAATGTTGACACGGCTTCTTTACAACTTCAGGTTCTTGGTAAGTATTCTGGTTATGCTGCGAAAGGTATGAGATTGGTTGGTAAAACCAGTGGGGCTGAAGCAGTAATCAGAGATGTCCGATTGATTACTGATGAGAAAGGAACCTTACAGGCTTCTTTCTTTATTCCAGATCCTACTGAAAATCCAACAGCTCCTAGTTTTGCAACAGGTGTAAAGACTCTTAGAATTACAAGTTCTAAAGTAAATTCACTGAGTCCTGTAGACAATCCTTCTACTGCAGAAACTACCTTCCGTGCAGAGGGAACTCTAGATACTTTCCAAGAAGATGTTCTAAGTGTTCGTAATGCGGACGTTCAGAGAGAAACTCTGAGTGATTCTACGGTAAGATCCCAAACTGTAAATAGAGTCATTCAAACTCAATCGTTTGAAGAGAGAACAATACAACAAAATCAGTGGTATGATCCTCTTGCAGAATCTTTTGAGATTGTGGAAGAAAATGGTGTATTTGTAACTGCAGTTGATGTATTCTTTAAGTCTAAAGATACATCGATTCCAGTAACGGCTCAGATCAGAACAATGCAGACTGGTCTACCAACAAATACCATTGTTCCATTTGGAGAAGTAGTTTATGAACCAAGTCAAATTAAACTTTCCGATGATGGATCTGTAGCTACTAAGTTCGTTTTCCCATCTCCTGTATATCTCGCTGGTAAGAATGAGTACGCTCTGGTTCTTCTTTCCGCATCGAATGATTATGAAGTCTTCATTGCTGTTATGGAACAGGAAGACATTACGACTCTTGGACTTCCTGAGAGTGAGAGAACTATTGTTTCTCAACAACCCTACATGGGTTCTCTATTCAAATCTCAAAATGGTTCTACCTGGACACCTGCACAATTTGAAGACCTTAAATTTAACATCTATAAGGCTCAATTTGTACAAGCACCTGGTACACTTAGACTTTATAATCCAGAAAGGGGCGAAGGTTTCCAGGGTCGTCCAAAACTCAGAAGAAATCCTGCTACATTCTTGAGTCAAGAAATTAGAGTTGGATTTGGGTCTACTGTTGCAACCAGAGACTTTAGTGTTGGTTCTAGATTCACTCAAGTTAATAATACGACTGCAGAAGGTAATGTTGTTAAGTCTCTTGGCTCTATCAAGATTAATACAAGTGCAACTGAAGCTGGGGGTATTACAACAAATAGTGTAGGTACTGGTTTAACCCCATCAGCATCCAATCTTACGTATACTGGAATCGCACTTACATCTATCACAGGTGATGGATCTGGAGCTATTGCAAACATCCAAGTTACTAGTGGAAATATTGGTGTTGTAACTGTTACTAATGGTGGTTCTGGATACGCTATTGGTGATGTTCTTGGTTGTGATCTTGGCGAAACAGGTCTGAATCTAAGATTTAATGTTGGAATTATTTCTTCAACAAATAGTGTAATACTTGATAAAGTACAGGGCGAGTTCAATACCAGCACTGAACTGATGACAATTAATGCTGTTGGTGTTGCATCTACATTACCTGGTTCTTTACCATCCACGATTTCCAACACTAATCCATGGAGAGATGGATTGCATGTTAAGATCAATCATAGAAATCATGGTATGCATGGTAGTAACAATAGAGTTACTATCTCTGGAGTAACTGGTGTTAACACTACAACTACAGTCTCTACTCAGTATAAAAATACATTTACTACCGATATTCAAGTTGATAGTGTTGGTGTATTTGCAAGTTTTGAAAATGTTGGCGTATCCACTACTAATCCAGGTTATCTGAAAATCAATAAAGAGATCATTGGATATACTGGGGTTAATCCAGGAACTACACCTCAAAGACTTACTGGCATCACCAGAGGAATTGATGGCACAACTGCAGAAACTCATGAAGTTGGTGATACCGTTGAAAAATATGAAGCTGCTGGTGTTTCTCTGAGGAGAATCAACACCACTCATAATTTTGCAAATGTTTCCAATAACATTCCTCGCGGACTTGATAGTTACTATCTCAAAGTTGATACAACATCAACTGGTATTGGTACCGTTAGAGATGGAAGTAATTCTTTCTCAACACTTAAGATTGCAGAAAGTGACAGAACTGGAGGAACTCAGGTAAGAGCTACTCAAAACACTCAATTTGAGTCGGTAAGACCCAATATACAGTTCTTATCTCCAAAAGATACAAATATCTCTGCAAGAATTAGAACAGTTTCTGCAACCAGTGTTGATGGAAATGAAATTTCTTTCCAAGATAAAGGATTTGAATCTTTGGGTCTTGGTGGAGATACAACTTTCGATTCTCCAAGAATGATCGCATCTAAGATCAATGAACAGAATCAACTCAATACACTTCCTGGTAATAAGTCTCTAACTATGGAGTTGTTACTTTCTACAGAAGATATTAACGTTTCTCCTGTAATTGACACTGATAGAATTTCTCTGATTACTACAACAAACAGAGTTGATAGACCTATTACAAATTATTCTGATGATGAAAGAGTAAATACTCCTTTTGCAGATCCAAACTCTGCTGTTTATTTGAGTAAGAGAGTTGATCTTGAAAATCCAGCAACATTCCTTCAAGTAAAACTGGCTGCATATCGACATCCATCTGCAGACATTCGTGTGATGTATAGATTATTCAGAACTGACGGTATTGATAGTGAACAACCATTTGAATTATTTCCAGGTTATGACAATCTGACAGACACTACTGGTGATGGTTTTGGTGATAGGGTTATTGATCCTAAGAATAATAATGGTCGTTCAGATAAGTTAGTTCCCGCTTCTAGAATTGAGGATGAATTCAGGGATTACCAGTTTACTGCAAATAATCTCGCTGAATTCAATGGATTTGAAATTAAAATTATCATGACCAGTACAAATCAGGCATATCCTCCCAAGGTTAAAGATTTGAGAGCCATTGCGTTTGCATAATGTACAAAAAAGTTGAAGGTCACTCCGAATTAATTAGAGATATGGATAGTGGTGCCGTGATAAACAACGACACCACTGCATATCAAAATTATATTGCAATGAGGGAACAAAAAATTAAAGAAAAACAGAGACTTGAAAATCTAGAAAATGAAGTAGGTGAAATAAAGTCTCTATTAAAAGAGATGCTTAATAAACTAAACTGATAAATATATCTAGATAAGGCACTATTAAAATGGCAATTTATGTCGTTAATGTAATAATTGATCAAGGTGCCGATTTTCAACAAACGTTTGACTTGGCTGCAGCTAACAATCAGCCACTAGATCTTACGGGTTGCACAGCGAGTGCTCAGCTTAGAAAGCACGCCGGCAGTAAAAATCGGTATGATTTTACTGTCGATTTTACTGACAGAGAAAATGGTCAGGTGAAAATTTCTTTAACTGATACTATTACTAAGAGAATTAAAGCAGGTCGTTACCTTTACGATTTTATACTTACGGATACGAATTTAGAGAAAATTAAAATCGTTGAAGGTTCTGCATTAGTGAGAGAAAGCGTAACTAGGGAGTAACCCAAATGTCAGGCGTAAGAGTCGCAGGCGTTAATGGTATAAAAGTTGTCACCACATCCAGAGCCCAAGCGGGTGGTTCATTAGCTTCTTTGACAGACACCAATGTCTCTAACTTAGCTAATGGTTACATTTTAGTATATGATTCCGTTACTGCATTGTGGACATCACAATCAACTCTTCCAGATAATATCGATCTTGATGGAGGTGCCTTCTAATGGCTATCATTCGTATTAAGAGGTCTACAGGCACAACCCCACCATCCTCTCTTCAAATTGGTGAAATTGCCGTAACCATAGAACAGGCAATTAAAGGAACTTATGATAATAATGCTGGTAGACTATATGTAGGAAATGCAGCTGGAGCTGCTGCAACTGTTGGTGGTGAATATTTTGTAGAACTTTTAAATCATGAACCATCTGTAGTTACTAATAATTCTGGTGTTATTGTTGGTAATGCCGGAACAGTCACTGATTGGAATGTTGTTGGATTTACAACATTAAATAATCTTGGGGTTTCTAGCGATGTTAGTATTGATGGTAATTTAACGGTAGTTGGATCCACTATTCTTGATGATCTTACACTTACATCAATTGCGGCTTCAACTGCTACAATTACTGATATTAGTGGTGATCGATTAAATTATACTGATGGCACTATCAATGGTTTTACCACAACTGGTCAATTAGTTGTTAATGATGATGCAACTGTTGGTAGTGCATTAACTGTATCTGGTGCAGTTTCTATTGGCGGAAGCATATCTGCAGGGATTGGATTTACTTCGTTCATTGTTACCGATGATGGAAGAATCTCTGTTCAACAAATAACAAATTATGGATTCATACCTGACAGCTTAACTTATGTAGATTCTGCATATGAACTTCGTTCTCCTGTTGGTCTTGCATATACAGAAGCTGATAAAACACTTGAACTTTTCGATGGTATTATTGGTGTTAATACATTACATGCTGTATCGGGTGTTATAACAACACTGGATGGTACTAATCTCACATATAGCAGTGGTATTATTACTACCCTTACGGTAGGTGCGGCAGGAACTCAGTATCAATTACCAACTGGTGCTGGTAGTAGTGGTCAAATCTTGAAGATGAATGCCGATGGCACAACATCTTCTTTTGTAACTCTTGACACTAGATTAGATTTCCAAACAGATGATCTCGCTGGTACTGTTGGTCTTGGTAGTGAAACTTGGGATATTTTAGGAACAGCTAATCAAATTCAAACTAATGCACCTGGTATTGGTAGAACCCTTACTATTGCATTAACAGACGATGTAACTGTCGGTGGTGCATTAACTGTATCTGGTGCAGTTTCTATTGGTGGGAGTCTGACAGTTCAAGGTAATATGACTTACCTTGACAGCACTATCACTCAGATTCAAGATAAAAAAATTGAAATTGCATACTCTGATGCTCCTGAAGATATTAATGCAGATGGTGGTGGTATTTCGATTAAGGGTGATTCGGATTATGAGATAATTTGGTCACAAACATTAGGTGGATTTACGGTAAACCAAGATTGGTTCCCATTAAATTCTGATGCATTTGACCTTGGATCAGAAGGTCAACAGTGGAGAAGTCTATTTGTTTCTGGAACTTCAGAATTAACAGATGCAACTATAGCTGGTGTTGGTACTATACAAACCGTAGAGATCAACGCTGGTACTATTAACAATACCACTGTTGGTGCATCTGGTACGTCTACTGGTGATTTTACTGACATTACTTTTAATGATGCAACATCTGGTGGCACGATTACAATCCCCACTGTTGATACTACAGATCTTGATGCCAGGGACATTGAAGCTACTGGAGTTGCAACAGTTGCTACCTTAAGGGTTGATATTGGACCGGCAGTAAATGCAGTTGCTTATGCTGGTACTGGTGGATTTGTTGGATATTCATCAGCTCCTAGTGCTGGTATTTCTAGTTCTCATTATCTATTGACATCAGTAGGAATTGGTGCTTCCAACACTCCCGTTTGGACGGATACAATTGACTGTGGCACATACTAATAAATAGCTTGAAGCTAGTTTTATTTTCATGGCGAAACCTAGCACTAGACAAGAACTGATTGATTACTGTCTTAGACAGCTGGGTGAGCCAGTTCTAGAAGTAAACGTTGATGAAGATCAAATTGATGATCTAGTTGATGATGCACTTCAATACTTCCAAGAACGTCATATGGATGGTGTTGAGAGAATGTTTCTCAAACACCAAGTTCAACAATGGGAAATTGACGCTGCGAGAACTAAACAGATTGGTTCTGTTGGTATTCATTCACAGTCATTTAATGGGTCGTCGGGTGTAAGTACAACCGCGAATAATATAGTTCTACCCAATCATGGACTCGCAACAGGAACACAAGTTTTCTACAGCTTTAATTCTGCAGCGACATCAATTGGCATTAGTTCCGACATCGTACTTGCAGGAGTTGGTACTACTTCGTTTTTGGGAATTGGTACTGATAGTGTTGAACTGTATGCTATTGCAGATAATCGCAATGAGATTCGGGTGGCTGCCTCTCTTGCAGATGCAAAAGCCGGAACTGCCATAACCTTTACAAATGTTGGTGTCGGATCTACACATTTCATTTCAACAAAAACAGAGTTCACAGAAGCAAGAAATTATATCGAAATTCCAGATCATGTAATTGGTGTTCAGGGTATTTTCAGATTTGATGATAATACCATTTCACAAAATATGTTCAGTATATCATATCAGATTTTCTTGAACGATGTTTATAACTTTAGTTCTGTTGAACTTTTGAACTATACAATGGTTAAGTCGTATCTTGAGACCATTCAGTTCTTAGTAAGTCCAGATAAAAAAGTAAGATTCAATAAGAGAGGTAATCGTCTCTATATTGACATGGATTGGGCTTCTCAAACTGCGGGAGATTATCTTGTCATTGATTGTTATAGAATCTTAGATCCGACAAGTAATTCTGAAGTTTATAACGATTCTTACCTAAAGAGGTATCTTACATCGTTAATTAAACGACAGTGGGGTCAAAACTTGATGAAATTCCAAGGAGTGCAGTTGCCTGGAGGAATTACATTGAATGGAAGACAACTATATGAAGATGCATTGAGAGAACTTGCAGAGTTACAACAAAGAATGACATTTGATTATGAACTTCCACCCCTCGATATGATTGGCTAATGACTCCTCTTAATCCCTTTTTTAGACAAGAAGTTGCCAGTGAACAGAGACTGGTTCAAGATTTGGTCAATGAACATCTGAGGATGTATGGCCAAGAAGTTTATTACATGCCCAGAAAATACTTCGGCACTGATGAAATTATGAGAGAGAATATTCTCTCTGCATTTGATGATGCATATCCAATTGAAGCATATATTGCAAACGTAGAAGGTTTCCAGGGTTCTGGGGACTTGATGACAAAATTTGGTATTAGAGTAACTGATGAGGCTACTTTTGTAGTTTCAAAAGAAAGATTTGAAGATTATGTCGTCGAACTAATGTCGAATATTGACGGCGCCGAAAATCTTAGAAGAAATGATGAGAACGGAGTAATTGCAGTTAGACCTGTAGAAGGGGACTTGATTTATTTTCCCCTAACTGATAGTTTGTTTGAAATCAAATTTGTCGAACATGAAAACCCATTTTATCAATTGGGTCAACTTTATACATATGAGTTAAGATGTGAGTTATTTGAATATGAACAAGAGGTTATCGATACTGGAATTGATCAAATTGACGATAATTTAGAGGACATTGGATATGTGGTCACCCTTACTCTTGCAAAGGCACAAACTACAGCCACAGCTATCACACAATTAACTAATGGTGCAGTTAATCAAATCTTTATTGAAAATGATGGAGTTGGATATGGTGCCACACCAACAGTTTCTATTTCAACTTCACCAAATGGAAATGTACTCGCAAATGCAACAGCTGTAGCTATTGGAACAGTTGGTGCTGGTGGAACTTCTTATTCGGTTGAGTCGATTAAAATTATAAATCCTGGATTTGGATATATAGAACCACCAACAGTTAAAATTATTGGTAGTGGTACAGGCGCTAAAGCTAGAGCTGGAATTGCTACACAAGGTGCAATTTATGCATCTCTTGTATTTGGTAGTGGATTTATTGGTGGTAGAGGATATACCGTTCCCCCAAGGGTAGCTATTACTACTTCCCCTGTTGGTTTGGCTAGTGCAAATGCAACTGCAGAGGTCCTAGTTTCTGCTGCAGGAACGATTAGTGATGTTAGATTTATAAATGCTGGTTTTGGATATACTCAACCACCACAATTTTATATCGATAATCCAGACCAAACAAGAGATGCAAAAGCAACTATAGGTATCAGTACTGTTGGATTTGGAACAGTCTCTGCACCAGTAATAATTACTGATGCAGGTATTGGGTACACTACTGCACCAGAAGTGACCATATCTAATCCATCTGGATTTAGAACTGGTATTATTACTGCAGGTATTGGAATTGGTAGTACAGTAAACTCACTTTCCATTGATTTTGCGGGTGTTGCATATGTATCATCACCAACACTGACCATTTCTTCTCCAGAAACAGGTACAACTGCAACAGCATCTGCTGTTGTTGATTTAACAACGGGTATTATTACAGCTGTAAACATAATAAATCCTGGTTTAGGGTATACACAATCTCCAACAGTTTCTTTGAGTGGTGGTATAGGCACTGCTACTGCAACTTCAACAATTAACTCTAATGGGTCTGTAAGTGGTGTAAACATTACATATGTTGGTGCTGGTTATACAACTATACCAACAATAACATTCTCTTCGGCAACACTGGGAATCAATACTGGTAATTATCTTTATAATGAAGTTGTTACTGGAGAAACTGGACTTGCAACAGCTCATGTTAAAAACTGGAATCAAGCCACATCAGAATTAGAAATTTATAGTGTTGCTGGAGACTTTAGAGTTGGTGAAATTATTGTAGGGTCTGCTGGAACAGTTGAATCTGCAAATCCATCACATATTACTGGTAGATACGCGATTAAGGAAGTTTCTTATGATTATGACACGGAGGTTAAAAACACAGATTCTTTTGCACAGAATAAACAAATTGAGGATGAAGCTGATGACATTCTCGATTTTACCGAATCGAATCCTTTCGGTACTTTCTAAATAGTTAAAAAACATCATGGTAGGCACATATTTTTATCATCAAATTCTAAGACGTACTGTTATTGGTTTCGGTACTCTCTTTAATAATCTTGAAATTCGTCAGAAGAATGATAATGGTTCTGAAGAGAATCGGCTGAAGGTGCCTTTGGCTTATGGGCCAATGCAAAAGTTTTTAGCTAAAATTGATCAAAATAGTGATTTAAGAGGAAGACCTGCAATCACTCTTCCTAGACTTTCATTTGAAATGACTGGGATTAATTATGATCCAACAAGAAAAGCTACTGTAACTCAGACTTTTAAAAGTGTTACTGGTTCCACACCAGGGAACATAAAAAAGGTTTTCATGCCTGTTCCCTATAACATTGCATTTCAACTTAGTATTGCAACAAAGACTAATGATGATATGCTTCAAATTATGGAGCAGATTCTTCCTTATTTTCAGCCAGCTTTAAACATCACTATCAATTTAGTTGATAGTATTGGTGAAAAAAGAGATGTTCCAATTGTTATTGAAACTATTAATATGTCTGACGATTATGAAGGTAATTTTGATAATCGTCGTGCAATGATTACCACAATCACTTTTACCGCGAAGACTTATCTATTTGGTGCCATTGCAGATTCTCCCGATGGACTTATTAAAAAAGTTCAAGTGGATTATTACACAGACACAGACATTGTTCAGGCAAGAAGAGAAGTTCGTTATCGTGCAACTCCTCGCGCTCTGAAAGATTATAACAATGACAGTACAAGTGGTTTAGCTAAAGAACTAACATCAAAACAAACTGTACTTACGGTCAACAATGCATCAGGATTTACAGTTGACGATTACATTGTTATTGGTTCTGAAAATATGCAAATCAGTTCCATCTCAGGAAATACTCTCACCGTGTATCGCGGTGTTGATGGAACAACAGTCACTGATCACGCTTCTGGATCTACTATAAACATTATTAGTGGAACTAGAACACCAGATCTACCTTTGACTGGAGATGATGCACTAATCCCTGATGGTGATGATTTTGGTTTCAATGAGTTAACATCATTCTATCAAGATTACAAGGAATACTCTCCTTCTCAGGGTACTGATGTTTAATAGCGAGGAATCACAATGGCGAACGATCCAATCGGGGATGCTCTTGAAATTAATGCGACAGATGGATACAGTGAGATTACCCCTATTAGTCGCGATGTTGAAGTCGTTAGAGAAAGAAAAGAAGAGAAAACAGACTTAAAAAGAGATTATGAATATACCCGTGGTCAGTTGTATTCTTTGATTGAAAAGGGACAAGAGGCTATTGATGGTATTATGGAAATCTCACAAGAAACTGGATCTGCCAGAGCTTATGAAGTTACTGGTCAGATAATTAAGAGTGTGGCTGATGCCACTGATAAATTATTAGACCTACAGAAAAAATTAAGAGACATTGAGGAACCCAAAGAAAAGGGTCCTAATAATGTAACCAACGCACTATTCGTAGGGTCAACCGCTGAGTTGCAAAAACTTCTCAAAAAAGGAAAATTAGATGGCTGATTCTAAACCCGAAATTAAAAAGGAAAGTGAGGATCATGATCATGAAGACAAAAGTGAAGTTCTTGGTAATTTGGTAAAAGTAGTTGTTCTTATTTGGTCTGCGTCTCTCTTAACTTTTAGTTATGTTCGTTTGCCAAATGGACAGAAAATCTTAGACTTTGACCCGACGTTTATTGCTTCAGTTTTTAGTGGCTCTTTGGCCGCGTTTGGACTGAGCCCCGCTAAAAATGGTAGTGCTCCAAAGAAAGCCCCGCAAATTGGTAAAAAGGAGGAACAAAATGCAAAGGTTAATTAACGTTATTGCCCTACTGTCTGGTTTAGTATCATTATCAGTTCTTGGTGGTGGTGCATATCTCTATCTCAACAAAGACACTTTAGTTGAGGATGCGAGAGAAAAAGTAACTAAAGCAGTTACGGAGGCAGTTACAGAAGCTCTTCCAGGTATGTTGGATAGTGCAATGCCAGAAATTCCAGAATTACCCAAAACAACTGGTCCAGCTATTCCTTTTCCATAATGTCAGAAATTCACGAAATAAAAATTCGTGAGTTGAACGTACCAGACATTCAACCCTGGGTCATATCAACACCACAATCAATACCAGTTGCACCTCCAGTGACTGTTAATATTGGTTTACCTATTGTTGATATCCCAGGTTGTGTTGAAGCTCATGAATCTAATAACAAGAGCAAAACCTTAATTAAGGATGATGAAAATGGTATCCTTACATTTTGTGATGGTCAGATTCCTAGTTTTGATCCTATTGATTTTACTCCAGAAAATTTGAATATAACTAAACCATCAAAACTCCCCAAAACTCCTAATTCAAACGATCAAAAAACTCCAGAATTAGAAATCCCAGTAATTCCACCCCAAACGGTTATTATAGAAGAAGATACAAAAGTTACTGAGGAGATCTCCCCAGAAATTCCCTGGACAGAAGAATATTTACCATCACCATCTGCTGTTACAACAACCGCATCTATCGCACTTATGGCTACTACATCCGCACTTATGGCAAAACCTCTTGCTGACATACTATTGAAGGCAGTGAAGCCTACCATCAAGAAGGTCATGAAGAAGATTACTACAATCAGGAAGAAACCTATTCCTGTTTTGTCGAAAGGGGAGCGCCAAGCAGAGCAGCGTCAGATGAACCACGCTGTGAAGGAGTTACGTTCTGTGTTCCCGAGGAAGAAGAAACGGAAGGAATAGTGTGACGATGTTGTTTAATGTGAGTTACATTATGAACCACAACATCAGCACAAACTGAATAATAAGGACTTTTAGGATGGAATTGAATTCCAGCTTTAAGTAATTCACCACAGTTTTTAAGTCTTGCAATCTCAAAGTCTAATCTTTTATTTGCAGTCAACTGTTTTTGTAATGCAATCTGTGTTGCTGCGGCTTCTTTACATTGATTTTGAAGTGTTTTATCTAAAGGTTTAGACCAAGTAGCACTAAACCCCAATGAAAGGTTAGTGTTATTTTTTTGTCCAGTTCTGGTTGGAACTCTATACAAAATAGATCCTGGATTATCTGGAGCTCCATCTTCATCCATATCTCTCATATCATAAACAGGAGAATCATACCATGGTTCATATGGATGTTGTTGTGAAAAAGATCCTGTTACGTAAGGAGTGACATTTAATGTTGGTCCTTGACATTGAATACCTCCACCATAGGTATTTGTGATGTATGGACCTTGTAGGACTTGTATGGCTTGATTTGTGACGCTACCACTACTATTGGCAACGGGAGCAGCAGTAGCACTAACACCACCAACAGTTTCTGCGTAGCTTGGAGTTGAAAATAGTAAAGCAATTATTGTTGAAATATACTTGTAGTGTCGGTAACGCTTTGAATTTCTGTGGTTCTTTGAATAATCGTTTGATTGCTTAAACCAGGGCCTTGATACGTTTCTGTGAACTGAAACGCTCCGCCTGGTATTGTTTGTGTAAATGTTGGTCTGTTTTTCACCCCAGTCCATAATGAATTCACTCCTTCAATAGTTACACTTATGTTATCGGTTCCTGGAGATAGATTGCCATTTGCAGTAATTCCACTACCAGTAACAGAATATTGATATCCAGTATTATAGTCGATTGAATTAATGGTCTCGGTTACTTTTGATGTAGTTTCTGTGTGACTGGTCATGGAGCCCTGTGTGAAGTTAGGAACCACGGGGACTGCTGATGCAACATCCCCATGCAAGGCACCAAGAACCAACCCGAGACCGATTGCTTCTTGTAATCTAGACATATTTATTTGATGGTAATTTCAGTAATAAATTGTCCAGTAGCACTAGTTCCAGCACCACCAGCAGTTAGTCCAATAGTGTGAGTACTATCGATAGTACCAGCGAGAGAACCAGCCACGCCACCAGCAGTGGTTGTGACAGTTCCATATGAGGGTAAGGTTCCAACCACACCGCTAGTAACGGTCGTTCCTGAGGGGATTGTGTCTCCTTCAATGAATGATTCTTGGACGGTTGATGTCGAACCAAGAGTATAGTCTGTCGGTGTATATCCAACGGCACTCCCTGAAGTGAGTGTTCCCAGACCTCCTGTTGTGGTGATCGTAACGTCAGTCCCACTGAAAGAATAGGTAGAACCAATTCTGGTTGCTTGAGAAGCAGCTGCATCGACTGTTAATTGAACACTTGATGAGTGTTTTGTAATGAGATCGGCATGTGCGGGTGCCGTCATCAGTAACATTCCAAAAGCAATCAATGCTCTTTTCATTTAACGAGACCAAATTACACTGTCTATATTTAGTTTTCCAGACTTCTAAATAATAAAAAGGCATCCATGTGGATACAATGGGACTTCTCTCAGAGAAAATCGAACGTTATGTCGAAGTGGGTCAAACCATTGTAGTTAATTTACTTTGGAGAGGTCAACTCTATAGACTTCAGATGTTTTTTCCTGGAGCTAAGTTTCCAACCAGACAAGAAGTAACAAAACAAGTACAAGGCATTTATCCAAATGCAGTTGTACAGACTGTTTCTCCAACTACCACTGATCCCACCAAACCAACAATCCGTATTGCGAAAGAGGGTTGGTCTGCAAAGTATAAAAAGTCTATTGACTGTGATAACCCCAAAGGTTTTTCACAACGTGCTCATTGTCAAGGTCGTAAGAAAATGTCAGAAGAAAAGGACCATGAAGTTTCCATGGCTCATTCTCAACTAGATAAAACTATTGATAATGCTAAGAAACTCAAGAAAAAATTGGGTTCTAAAGAAAAGAATCTTCCTGCGTGGGTTCAGGCCAAGATCACTGATACTGATCACAACATGGATGCAGCTTCTTCTTATACAGAAGACGTTGTAAATGAAGAGGGACTTCGTGATTGGTTTGGTAAGTCCAAATCAAAAGATGGTAAGAAAGGTTGGGTTAATGTTGTAACAGGTGACTCCTGTGCAAGTGACAAACCTGGTGAAGGTATTCCTAAGTGTGTATCTTCTGCAAAAAGAGCTAGTATGTCCAAAAAAGAAAGACGTGCTGCAGCTGCTGCAAAAAGAAGAGAAGATCCAGGACAACAAAAAAAATCTGGAGCTTCTGCTCCAACTATGGTAAAAACCGACAGAAAAACTAGGAAGGAAGAAATGGAAGTTAACGAAGCAAAGGACAAACCAGGTAAGGGTAGTGGCAAGAAAGATGCTTGTTACACCAAGGTTAAGTCTCGTTATTCTGTATGGCCTTCTGCTTATGCATCGGGTGCTCTGGTGAAGTGTCGTAAAGTTGGTGCTGCTAACTGGGGCAATTCTAAGAAAGAAGATTATACATATGAGTTCAATGATGAGTATTATGACACTCTATTTGAAAAGTGTTGGAAAGGTTATGTCGAAAAAGGTATGAAGAAAAAGGGAGATCGTATGGTTCCCAACTGTGTTCCAGTGAAAGAAGAAAGACTTGATGAAGAAGAGTACGATAGACTCAAAGATAAGAAACTGGGTGGTTATAATGATAGAGACGATGATAAAGATGTAGAAGAACTTGATAGTATTGCAAATAGAATCAAGGCTATTAGACAGGGTATTAAATCAGACGCAGAGAAGAAAAAACAAGCATCTAAAAAACCAACAACTCAACTAAATGGTTATGAACCAGAAGGTGAACAGATTTCGGAACAACTTCCAATCATACCCGTCACAGATCCTAAGAGATGGCCAATGAGACCTGGTGGTGGTGGTCGCCCTTATGGTGGTGGATCTACTCCTCCTCCTCCAAAAGGAACTTATAAAATGGCAAAGAAAAAACCAACCACACAAATGGCTGGATATGAGCCAGAAGGTGAATTAATAGAACAACAAGCAACATATAATCAAAGAATTGGAAGAGATCCTAGTGTTCCTTCCCATTTATTTGGTGGGGATGCTAATGTTAGGGGTTCTCTTGAGAGAAGATTTAGAGGTCTTTCTAGACAAGATAGAAGGAGCTTCAAAGGGGGTGGTGGTTATGCACGTATGGATAAGTCTGGAGAAACCATGCCACAAGTGATAAAGAGAGGTCAAAAAGAACAAGAAAGACTTTCCAGTAAAATGGTAAACACTGCGAACTGGACTGATAATCAAGGACGCAAAGTTTATGCTGGAAATCCCCCCATGAGATTTAATGTTAAAAATTCTTATGAACCAGAAGGTGAAGTAATTGATGAAAAATCTGCAGCATGGACGAGAAAAGCAGGGAAAAATAAAGAGGGAGGTTTAAATGAAAAAGGACGCAAGTCTTATGAGAGAGAAAACCCTGGTAGTGATCTCAAAGCCCCTTCAAAGAAAGTCGGTAACAAGAGACGTGCATCATTCTGTGCAAGAATGAAAGGCATGAAGAAGAAACTGACTTCTGCCAAAACTGCTAACGATCCCGATAGCAGAATCAATAAGTCCCTCCGCGCTTGGAACTGCTGATATGAAATCCTTCAATCAATTTTTATCCGAAAGTATCACCATTAATGGTGATTTCAATGGAACCCTCAACGTAGGGGGTTCCCAACCAGAACCTGCACAGGAGTCTTACTTTGCTGATATTATCTGGGAAGGGAAAATCTACAGACTGGAGTTAGAAGGCCAGATGCCTTCTAAACCAGAACTGGCTGAACAAATTCAAGGTGAGTATCCTGGTGCGATGGTTCAAAACATCTATCCAGGCCAACAGAATACCTCAAGAATTAAAAACGCACAACGTTATCAACCAGAAAGACTGACTTGGAGTGATTAATGGCACAGTGGAATAAGAACACACAAGATTTTCTAAATCAAGAAAGATCTTTATTTGAGGTTTACAACATTGCAGATCATTGGGGAAACCAGACTGACTGGAGACCTCAGTTTTCTGACAATAACAGACTAAAGGTTGCTCCTTTCCAAACAGTTTTCTTCAATACTTTCCAGTATGGTAAGGAGACTGATGTATGGGATGAGAGTGTAGTTGGTGTTGGAACTGCTACTTATAATGCCAGTTCCAGTAATGTGGTTATGGAAGTTGGTTCCACTGCTGGTAGTAAGGTTGTCAGACAGACTAAACAGGTAATGAGATACATTCCTGGTAGACCAGCAACTCTCGCATTTGCAATTCGTCTAGAAGCACCACAAGTCGGTATTCGCAGAAGATTTGGATTGTTTGATGACAATGATGGTGCTTACTTTGAGGATGATGGAGGCACATATTCTTATGTAATTCGCAGCAGTGCATCTGGTATCACTACAGAAACAAGAGTAACCAGAGACAACTGGAATGGTGAAAAGTTTGATGGTAATGGATACACTGGTCTAACTGCTGATGCTACAAAACAGCAGATGATTTCCATTAACTATGAATGGTATGGTGCAGGTGGTGTAACATTTAATTGGTTAATGAAAAATGAGACTATTGTTAGCCATGAATTTGAGAACTCAAATGTCAATGATTTAGTTTGGTGTAGAAGTCCATTCCTTCCAATTCGTTGTGAGATTGAGAATGTAACTGGTGTTGCTGGAACTCATTATCTTTATCAGGGATCTAACTCTCTGATCCAAGAAGGTGAACCAGAAAAACTTGGTACTTTGTTGAGTGTCTCAAATTCCATCACTGGAAAAACGATGCCTCTCGCAAACATTTTCTATCCAATCATCAGTTTGCGTCTTAAGTCATCTGCACTTCAGGCAGTTATGTTACTGAGATCTCTACAGGCAGTAACGAACGATAACACGAATGTATATTGGAGACTTTACCAGAACTCAACTTTGACTGGTGCGAGTTGGACAGATCATCCAGATTCAAACTCCTTTATGCAATATGATACTACAGCAACTGCACTCACTGGAGGCCAAGCACTTCTTTCAGGATTTACGATTTCTGGTGGTGCCTCTTTGGTTGATGTTGATGATAAAGCAGCACTGCAGATTGGAAGATCTGGTATTGGTACAATCAGTGATACTTACACTCTTGCCTGTGCATCTCCCAACACCAACAAAAAAGCACTTGCAGTACTTAACTGGATTGAACAAAGGTAATTTTTTATGAGTGATAATGTATATCTTGGCAAACTGACATAATTATCTTTAAAAGAGTATGAAGTTATACTAAGGAATACTTAAGAGATAGTGTATCTTATAGATACAGCTTAAGCCCAAGATGTTCATACATGAATTCAAACTTGATTGGTCTATATTCAACCATAGCAATTATTGCGTGGATGATTTGGTATGGTGGTGTCGAAGGTACTTTGCGTGTATTCAAATACATTGAGTTGACACTAGGATATCAGGTGATTAAAATTAGAATGTACTTTATGAAACGCAAGTTGGAACGACAACTTGGGATCACACCAAATAAAAATGGAAAACGACAAAACCATGTCTGATCTCTCAATCGAGAGAAAGGAATGTCCCAAATGTGGGGCCACTTGGATTAACGGTCAACATATTTGGGCAACTGGTGCCACAGGTAACGATTTAGACCTTGCAGGTTTAGTATGCAATAAACTTGGAGATAAAACTTGTATCAACCCATCTAAAGAAATGGAGGGTGGACAGACTTGGGCTAAACGTTCTTCATATATTGAAGGGGCAATGGATTCTCGTAAGAAAATGTTAGAAGAACTTAGAGATATCTCATCGGATGATTAAATATTATATTACTATTAATTAAGTTTTATCATGAAATCAAAATAAGGATTATCGTGATCATTACTTAACAAAAATATATAGTGAAGACATTGACAACATGTCATGAAAAAAGTAAATAGGTTCATCTTATCTATTACCATCTTCATTATTGATCACTTATATAGAGGTAGACATTTTCAACGTTTTTGGGTGCTTGAGGAGATAGCTCGAGCACCCTATTTTGCTTTTTTGAGTATTCTACATTTAAGGGAATCTTTAGGTTTGCGTGGACCAGAACATCTATACTTGATGAAAGAACACTTTGCACAGAGCGTCAATGAAACGGAACATCTGGAATACATGGAATCTAGGGGCGGTAATTCTTATTGGATTGATCGTTTCTTTGCCAGACACCTCGTCCTTGTCTATTATTGGATCAACGTGGTTTATTATTGGATATCTCCTCGCAATGCTTACCACCTCTCCTATGAAATAGAATTACATGCGATGGATACATATGCACACTATCTTCAATATGAAGACTGGAATGACAAAAAAATTTGGGAGATTATGAATGATGAGATTCAACACTTCCAAGAATTAAAACAAGCAATGGAGATGATCAAATGATTGGAGTTCTTATATTTCTATATGTGATATTGATTACAACAACTTTAGAGTTAACGTGGCCAGTAAAAAAACCAAAGTTTATTTGTAAAGAAAAATGAAAGTCGGAATCATTGGGTTAGGAAGAATGGGTGAGGGTATGTCTCGCCGTATGATCAAACATGGACATGAAGTGTGGGGTTACAGAAACAACTGTGCAAAAGCTGAAGAGCAATATGAAAAGGGATATATTAGTGGATATACCACTTCTGTGGAAAGCCTTGTTCAAGTAATCCATAGTCATAAAAACATTTCCGACAAAAAACCAGGAGTGTTTATGATGGTAGTCCCAGCAGAAACTGTAGAGGAGACTCTCGATGACTTACTACGATATTGTCGTGAAGGCGACATTATTATTGATCATGGCAATTCCAGTTTTAAAGACTCTCGACGCAGGGCAGAACGGTTATCTAAACTTGGCATCGCGTATCTTGACTGTGGTACTAGTGGTGGTGTTTATGGTTTGGACCGTGGATACTGTCTTATGGTTGGGGGCGGAGATACTGCAGTCGCCGTTTGTGCGCCTGTTTTTAACGCCCTCTCCCCAGGAATTGCTGCCGCCCAACGTACACAACCTAATGATTTCGTAAGACAATCTGAGCTAGGTTGGTTGCATTGTGGTGGTCCTGGTGCAGGTCACTTTGTCAAGATGGTTCACAATGGTGTTGAATATGGCATGATGCAAGCATATGCTGAAGGATTTAACATTTTACATGAAGCAAATGCAGGTGCAAAGTATGTCAAGGAAGGAGATGCCGAGGTTGCTCCAATGGACAACCCTGCCGATTATTGCTACGACATTAATGTTGCTGAGGTGGCTGAGTTATGGCGTCGTGGTTCTGTGGTTGGGTCTTGGTTACTTGATCTTACCGCTGATGTTTTACGCCGCGATAGAGAGCTTAGCAAATTCGATGGGGGAGTTAGCGACAGTGGTGAGGGTCGTTGGACTGTTCACAGTGCTGTGGATCTCGGTGTTCCAGCCCCTGTTATTACTACTGCTCTCTACTCAAGATTTGAATCACGAAGACTTGGACGCTTCGCAAACAAAATCTTAAATGGTATGCGTTCTATGTTTGGTGGTCATGACGTTCGCTGATGTCCTACTTTGGGGAGCAATACCCTTTGTGGTATCCACAATATATTTCGGGATACGAAAGGGTGAAAATAACTACTACGATTCCGACGACTATGGTGGCAATGGAACAGCACACTAGTCATCAATGCTGGAATTTCATAATGTCATCTTTTGTCCGTTCTTATGGGATTCAGAGAGTTATAGGGGATGAAGATTTTCATTATCTTGCATTGGAATGGTGTGATGAGCATAATTATGTCTGTGATATTCATTTAGATGATCTTAGAAAAGTCGATGTTTATTTTCGAAAATACTATGAAGAATTTAAAGATAGAAATTGAAAAACTTAAAGATAAAATCTTTATGCTTGAGATTGAGAATGAAAGGCTAAAATTAGAATTGCAATCACATAAGGAAGATTGGATACATCCACAATCTTGTTTACATAATTCAGATCCTTGGAAAACTTGGAAAGACTAATGATACTAAAATCACTACTACTTTTTACATCAATGGGATTGTTTGTTACTTGGGGACTCCAGAATGCTTATCCTCATTAGAAATATAATGCAAAACCCTGTAGCATTGGGCTTTATGTCTTGGTGCTTGGTGTTTGTTCCCATCTTAGGTATGTGGGCTGTCCATAAATATGGATGGGAGCATTGGGAACCTTTTCATAGGAGTCACAAATGAATCCAATAATTTTAATCGGTTGTTTTACACCACTGGTTTTAATTTTTATAATCATGAAACTGTCAGTTTGGATTGCCGCAGTTAATTCCGAATCGGATTATGTCAGAAAAGAACCTCTACGACAACGAGGACCCTATTTGGAAAATCCGTATGAAGACGTTGATGCAGAGGAAGAAGAATATGGAGATCGCACAGACTATCGATGATGCTTTATATCAGTATTATGTGGTAGAACATGGAAAAGAAGTTCCTAATTGGAGATATATGAAAGATGCTGATTGGTGGATTGAATATCTCGAAAGTTTAGGAATAGATCCAAAAAACCCATGAGTGAAGAATACAACTATAAACTAGATTTGTCTATAGAAGATGTACATCTTCTTCACCACTGTGTATTGAAAAGAATTGAAACTTGGGAAGGATCTCCTTCAAGACATCCATCTGAACAAGAACATTTATGGTATTTGAGGGATTGGTTATATAGATTAATACTTGAATATAAATTCAAAGAATTATGAATTTGGTTCTAAGACCTCTCACGGATCCTAACGGTGTTACTTGGAGTATCATCTGGTGTCTTATATTATTGTTATTGGGTGTGGCTTACTACATATATACGATAATGAAATTGGCCTACAAAGAATTAGACGATGAGTGAGGTTTATCTTGGCAATCCAAATCTTAAGAAAGCCAACACGGCGATTGAGTTCACAAAGGATCAGATCGAAGAATTTATTAAGTGTAAAGAAGATCCTGTCTACTTCGCTCGTAATTACATACGCATTGTTTCTCTGGATAAAGGTCTTGTTCCTTTTGAACCTTATGAGTTTCAAGAAAAGTTAATTAGTAGATTTCATAAAAATAGATTTAATATTTGCATGATGCCCCGACAGACGGGCAAATCAACAACGTCTGTATCGTATTTGTTACATTACATCGTTTTTAACGATTCTGTCAATGTCGGCATCCTAGCTAATAAAGCATCTACTGCGAGAGAACTTCTCAGTAGATTACAACTTGCATATGAGAACCTGCCAAAATGGATGCAACAGGGTATCATTGCATGGAACAAAGGATCGATGGAGTTAGAGAATGGCAGTAAGGTATTGGCAGCTTCTACATCTGCGAGTGCTGTCCGAGGTATGTCGTTCAACATCCTCTTTCTCGACGAGTTCGCGTTCGTCCCGAATCACATTGCTGACTCGTTCTTTGCCTCTGTTTATCCTACTATTACGTCTGGCCAATCAACAAAAGTAATCATGGTTTCTACCCCTCACGGGATGAACCATTTTTACAGAATGTGGCATGATGCAGAGAGAGGTCAAAATGAATATGTCCCAACTTCAGTTCACTGGTCTGAAGTTCCTGGACGTGATGAAGTCTGGAAAGAACAGACTATTAAAAACACCAGTGAACAACAGTTCCGTGTTGAGTTTGAGTGTGAGTTCTTAGGATCTGTTGATACCTTAATTAATCCCGCAAAACTTAGATCATTGGTATATGAAAAGCCAATTCAATCAGGTAACGGATTAGATGTATACGAAAAACCAATCGAAAATCACGACTACGTTTGTACTGTTGACGTTGCGCGAGGTGGTGGCCAAGATTATTCTGCTTTTGTTATCGTTGATATTACTGAGTATCCTCATAAAGTAGTTGGAAAATATAGAAATAATGAAATCAAACCCATGTTGTTTCCATCGATTATTTTCGATGCGGTGAAGGCATATAACAACGCATGGGTATTGTGTGAGGTCAACGATATTGGGGATCAGATCGCTGCCATCCTAAATTATGACCTAGAGTACCCAAACCTCCTTCAGTGTTCTATGAGGGGTCGTGCAGGACAGATTGTGGGACAAGGATTTTCTGGTAAGAAGACCCAACTCGGATTGAAGATGTCCAAGGCAGTTAAAGCTGTCGGTTGTTCTAACCTAAAGACGATGATCGAGGCTGATAAGATTTTGTTTAAAGATTATGAAATTCTTTCCGAACTTACAACATTCATCCACAAGAGAAACTCATTTGAAGCTGAAGATGGATGCAATGATGATCTTGCAATGTGTTTGGTCATCTATGCCTGGTTAGTTGCACAAGATTATTTTAAAGAACTTACGGACCAAGATGTTCGTAAGAGATTATATGAAGATCAGAGAGACCAGATTGAACAAGACATGGCCCCATTTGGTTTCATTAGTGATGGTCTAGATGATGATGCTGTGACAGATCAAGATGGTACTGTATGGAGAAAGACAGATCTTGATGATGTCAATTCAACTTATGGAGACATGAGTTTTATGTGGGAGTATTATTGATGGATATTGGAAATGAGTTTGATCTAGAACACTTATTGTTTGTAGAACGAACTTGTAGGGTTTGCAACGAACGTAAAAATCTCATTGAAGACTTTTATCTTACTCGCAAAGATAGAGGATCATATCCATCTGCATATTCATATGAGTGTAAACAGTGTACCATAAAGAGAGTTAGGAAAGGAAAGGTTCCTAAAAACAATTGGGAATACCCCGATTGGTAGTTCACGTCCAGTTTCCCCGTTTGAAAAGCCTCCTATCAATAAATAAATTTAGAAAATAACTGAAACTTCTAGAGGAAAACGATGGCTGGTTTAGGCTTAGTCTCTCCTGGTATTAAGGTAAGGGAAGTTGACCTTACTAGAGGTGGTATCACAGGCGTTAGCGACCAAACTGGCGCCATCGCAGGTCCTTTTGTAAAGGGTCCAATCAATGATCCCACTCTCATTGAAAATGAAAAAGATTTAGTAGACACTTTTGGTGAACCAAAAGAAACAAGTGGACAGTATGAATACTGGATGTCCGCTTCTTCTTATCTCTCTTACGGCGGTGTTTTGAGAGTTGTAAGAACCGATGGTCAGAGTCTCAACAATGCAAACTCTGCTGTTGATACTGGTGCTGGATCTTCGGTAACAAGTTTAAAAATTAAAAATACGGAAGATTACTATAATTCGTATACTTCTGCAAGTTCGTGGTATTGGGCCGCAAAAAACCCAGGAACTTGGGCCAATGATCTAAAAGTTTGTGTCATTGATGCAAGAGCTGACCAAACTCTTACTGGTGTTACAACTGGCGGTATTACCGTAGGTGCTGCAGTAACTCAAGCTTTTGGTGGAACAAACGTTGGTGGTGTTGGTACTTCACTGACTCTAAATGGTCACATTAAAGGTGTCGTCACTGGTATTGGTTCTTCTTCTCTTGATGTTAAAATTGTAAGTCAAGTATCTACTGATGGCACAGAAACGAATGCAGATTATACACCAAATGGTGTTTATGAATTTAAAACAACTGCTCCTTTAGTTATTAGTGGTGCAACTGGAGCTGCAACAACTACATTAACTGTCACAAGATCAGTTGCTGGTACTTCAGCAGGTGCGATTCAAGTCGATTCGGTTCTGTATCGTTATCAAAATATCACAACTGGAACTCCTGTTGTTCAAAACGCTGGCGCAGCTGCAATTGGTGTAGCGGATACTGGATTTACTATTAGTGATACAACTGGTATCAATACTATTGGTGATACAACAGGTAATATTATTAGAATTGGAACTGAAATTATTGGTATTGGCGAAACAATTAATGTAGGAACTGGTTTTGTTGGTTTCTCTACTAGAGGTATTGATGGAACTTCTCCAACTTCTCACGATAATGAGAGTGAAGTCTTTGTTCTCAGTAATGTAGGATCCGCCACATCGGTTAGTGTATCTCAAGCTTTAGCATCTGACACTACTCTTCAAGTAAGAGGTACTGGTGATATTCTTATTGGTGATCTCGTAAGAGTTTTAACAGTTGGTGTTGGAACAACAGGTGAGTTCCTTAGTGTGACTGGCGTTTCTACAAATAATGCTCTTCAACCAACAGGTAAGTCTAACTGGTACGATTCACAAACTCTTGGTCTTGAAAACTCTACAGTATTTTGGAGAAACGTTGCAGAAAAACCACAAACTTCTGTATATGCTTCGACCAGAAAATCTAGATTTGATGAAATCCACGTCGTAGTTGTTGACGACTCTGGTAAAGAAAGTGGAACTTCTGGACAGATTCTTGAGAAGTGGACTGGTCTTTCTAAGGCAGAAGATGCTAAACAGTTTAACTCCCCAATTTACTATAAGAACTTTGTTGCAGACAACTCTGAATACGTCTTTGCTGGATTAGCTCCTACTGGAACTCCAACTGGATTCGCTACAGGAGATACTGCATTTACCGCTGCAGCTTCTGGATGGGGTCAAGAAGCTGCAGGAATTGTATTCTCTGGTATTGGCGCTTCTACTTATTCTTTACAAGGTGGTAACGATTACGGCGGCACATACACCTCTCCAACATATGCCGCAACTCTCGGTGATCTGATGGAGGGTTATGATCAGTTTACAAATCAGAGAGAGTATCCTGTTAACTATCTCATCATGGGTCCTGGACTTGCTACCAGAGAAGAAACCCAAGGTAAGGCTAACAAACTGGTTCAAATTGCAGACACAAGAAAAGATTGTGTTGCAACAATCTCTCCCAAGAAGTCTGACGTTCTGAGTGGGGATGTTCCTTTAACCAATTCGGACACTCAAACTGATAACATTATTGCAACTCTGGATGGAGTTAATTCTTCTTCTTATGCAGTTCTTGACTCTGGTTATAAGTACACCTTCGATCGTTTCAATAACAAGTTCCGTTACCTCCCATGTAACGCTGACGTTGCTGGAATGATGGCAAGAACCTCGCAAAATTCGTTCCCATGGTTCTCTCCCGCAGGAACTTCTAGAGGCACTGTTAACAACGCTGTTAAACTTGCATACAATCCATCTCAAGCACAAAGAGATCTTCTTTACACCAAGAGAATCAATCCAGTGATTGCATCTCCTGGTCAAGGAATCATCCTCTTCGGTGATAAGACTGCACTGGCTTACACTTCTGCATTTGACAGAATCAACGTCCGTCGTCTGTTTATCACTATTGAGACTGCAATTGAGAGAGCTGCAAGAGCACAACTCTTTGAGTTCAACGATGCAATCACCAGATCCAACTTTGTAAATATTGTTGAACCTTATCTGCGTGATGTTCAAGGTAAGAGAGGTATCACAGACTTCCTCGTAGTTTGTGACGAAACCAACAACACCCCAGACATTATTGATGCGAATGAGTTCCGTGCAGACATCTTCGTGAAGCCCGCACGTTCGATCAACTTCATCGGTCTGACATTTGTTGCGACACGCACAGGTATCAGTTTTGAAGAAGTTGTCGGAACTGTCTGATAACGTTGTTCATTAATTAACTCAACTAGGAGATTAGACTAAAATGCCTCAGCAAATCCCTAACACAGGGGCTAATGCGAGAACCCTGGACACCTTTAAATCCAAGATGTTGGGCGGCGGTGTTCGCCCCAACTTCTTTGAGTGCGAACTCAAGTTTCCTAACATCGGAATTGATGACAACGATGTAAGTGATAAGACCAGATTCCTGGTAAAGGGTGCTAACCTTCCTGCATCTAACATTGCCCCAATCTCTGTTCCTTTCAGAGGTCGCGAACTTAAGATTGCAGGTGAGAGAACATTTGACACCTGGACAGTTACTGTAATCAATGATAGTAACTTTACTCTTCGTGATGCATTTGAAAAGTGGATGAATATGATCAACAAAGTCTCTGATAATGGTGGAGAAGTTGATCCTTCTGTTTATCAACAAGAAGCTTATGTTCACCAACTTGGACGTGCTCCTGTAACTTCTTCGACTTCTGTTCCTGTAACAACAGGTCAGACTATTCCCATCCTTCGTTCTTATAAGTTCCACGGTGTGTTCCCAACTCAGGTTGCACCTATCGAACTGTCTTACGATCAGAATAACGTTATCGAAGAGTTTGCTGTTGAACTTCAGGTTCAGTGGTGGGAAGCTCTTGATGGAAATGGCCAAGTTGTTGTAGGCTGATAAATAAACCTATAGACAACGCACTTATAAAATGGCTGGTAGATTATTTGGATTTTCAATCCAAGGGGCCAATGGCGATAATCTGCCTCCTTCAGCGGTAACTCCAGTTCCGCAGAATGAGGCGGATGCGTCAGACTACTACGTAAGTAGTGGTTTTTACGGCCAATATGTTGATATTGAAGGTGTCTTCCGTAACGAATATGACCTCATCAAAAGATACAGAGAAATGTCTCTGCATCCCGAGTGTGATGAGGCCATTGAAGACATTGTAAACGAGGCGATTGTCTCTGATCTCAATGATAGTCCCGTTGAGATCGACCTGTCTAATTTACAGGTGAGTGACAATATAAAAAAAGTCATTCGTGCAGAATTTAAATATATCAAAGATCTTCTAGACTTTGATAGTAAAGCCCATGAACTGTTCCGTAACTGGTACGTTGATGGTCGTTTGTATTATCACAAAGTTATCGACCTGAAAAATCCTCAGGCTGGTATTCAAGAACTTCGTTTTATTGACGCACTTAAGATTAAGTACGTTCGTAAACAAAAGAAAGAAGATAATAATATCAATAGCCCAATCGTAAGAAACGCTAACGATATTCTCTCAAAAACTCCAATTATTGAAGAGTATTTTGAGTACAATCCAAATTCTGGTAAGTCTGGACAAGGTTATCTCCCAACCCCAGCAGGTACAAAACAGGGTGCAGTTCGCATTGCAAAAGATGCAATCACCTATTGTACCTCTGGTCTGGTAGACAGAAACAAACATACAACTCTTTCTTGGTTGCATAAAGGTATCAAAGCCTTGAATCAACTCAGAATGATTGAAGATGCACTTGTCATCTATCGTCTGTCTAGGGCTCCAGAACGTCGTATTTTCTATATTGACGTTGGTAATCTTCCGAAGGTAAAAGCTGAGCAATACCTTCGTGAAGTCATGAATCGTTATCGTTCTAAACTTGTATATGATGCTAATACGGGTGAGGTTAGAGACGATAAGAAGTTCATGTCTATGTTGGAAGACTTTTGGCTTCCACGCCGCGAGGGAGGGCGCGGCACAGAAATCTCTACCCTCCCTGGCGGGCAGAACCTTGGAGAAATCACGGATATTCAATATTTCCAGAAGAAGCTCTATAAAGCCTTGGGTGTGCCCGAAACCCGTCTCGGTGGAGAAGATGGTTTCAACCTTGGCCGTTCCTCAGAAATTCTGAGAGACGAACTTCGTTTTAACAAGTTTGTTGGTCGTCTTCGCAAGAGATTCTCTAACATGTTCCTTGACATGTTGAAGACTCAGTTACTTCTCAAGAATGTAATTGCTGCGGAAGATTGGCCTCACGTTGCTGAACATATTCAGTTTGACTACATTTATGACAATCATTTTGCAGAACTGAAGGAAGCAGAATTATTCCAAAATCGTATGGGTAATTTGGCACAAGCCGAACCTTACATTGGTAAATATTTCTCACAAGATTATCTTCGTAGAAAGATCTTACGTCAAACTGATGATGAGATCGTTGAACAAGATAAATTGATCGCAGCTGAGATTGAAGCAGGTCTTTATATGGATCCTGCTGCTGCACAAGTTATGGACATGGCACAGCAAGCGGCAGATATTCAGTCTACAGAGGCACAAACCGCAGCAACTTTAGATCCACAAGCAGGAGGCGAACAGGAAACTGCAGCCCCTGAAGGTGGGGAAATATAAATAATTTGTAGTGTATTAAAAACATAATGAACCCTACTGAATTGATTGATTTGGTTCTTAGTGATGCACCGGCTCATGAAATCTCGGATGGCATTAAGAGTATCTTGATGCAAAAGTCCACTGAAAGACTAGAAGTAGGAAGACCTGTAGTTGCTGCAGATCTTTTTGGTGATAGTGATGAGTTCGTTGATGATGAAGAAGTAACTCAAGAGGACCCTACTGAGGAAGAAGATGGCTAGGATTTTATTGAAAGCCAGTGAGATTGACATTGCTGCAGGTGTTGGTAATAGCAGCACTGTAAGTAATGCTACATTGGTTCGGGTTTTAAACCCAACAGGTACAGCTACTACAATCCATGTCACAGATCCTACGGGTCTGAATGAATATTCAGGCATTGGATCTTTTACCATTCAGGGTAATGGTGTTGAGTACGTTGAAAAACAACCTTCTTATACTATCTACGGTGAAGCCGCAATCAAGGCGGCAAAAGTCGGATTTGCTGCAAACTAATGAAACTAATCAGAGAAGAAATCGAACAGGTAGAAGTTATCGTTGAAGAACGCAACGGTAAAAAAAGTCTGTGCATCGAAGGTATTTTCCTCCAAGGCGATATCAAAAATCGCAATGGAAGAATGTATCCTTCTTCAACCCTCGCAAAAGAAGTTGCTCGTTATAATGAGTCGTTTATTTGTAAGGGACGTGCTCTTGGTGAACTGGGACATCCTGATGGTCCAACAGTAAATCTTGATAGAGTATCTCACAAGATTACTTCTCTGAGACAAGAGGGTTCAAACTTTATTGGTCGTGCTAAAATTCTCAGTACCCCAATGGGAAACATTGCTAAGTCACTCCTTGATGAAGGTGTGAAACTTGGTGTTTCTTCCCGTGGTATTGGATCTATTAGGATGAATAATGAAGGCGTAAATGTTGTCGGTGAAGACTTCATGCTCGCTACAGCTGCTGATATCGTTGCAGATCCATCTGCTCCTGATGCTTTCGTAGATGGCATCATGGAAGGAAAAGATTGGGTTTGGGACGGTGGAATTCTCCGCGAAAAATATGCAGAGAAAACATATAAACAGATCAATACTCTTGCTGACAGCCGTCAACTGCAAGAGAATAAGCTCAGACTCTTTCAAGATTTTCTTGGAAGTCTCTGATACATAAATAAAAAAAGATTAACTACTATTATCAAAGTCTAATCGGAGAGTTCAAATGTCCGTTGGTAACGATTTACAAGAAATGGAAGTAGGCACTGTTCAATCCAAGACTGCCGTTAATTCTGCTGCGAAAGGTGGAGACCCTATGACGGGTGTTCCTACTAGTGCCGTTCCAGGCCAAGCAATCGAAGATCTCGGCGGACCTACTCCCGAAAACTATCGTGCGGATGACGATAGTGCTAAACTGAGAGAGCCTCGTCTTTCCCATGTTTCAAATGTCGTAAACGCTAAAGCTGCAAAAGCAGAACCCATGCAATCTGTAGGTAAACAAGCCTCCTATGAGGAGACCGAAGCTACTGAAGAGGAAGTAATCAGCGAGGAAGAAGTCGTAGACGAAACTCCTGAGTACAACATCGAAGAAGACATGGCTGCTCTGTTCTCTGGTGAGGAACTCACCGAAGAATTCCAAGAGAAAGCTAAAACGATTTTTGAAGCTGCTATCAACTCTAAGGTTGCTGAAATCGCAGAGCAGATGGAAGCAAAGAACGAAGAGCGTATCGTAGAAGAAATCGAAACTGTCAAGTCGGCTCTGGTCGAGCGTGTAGACGCTTACCTGGAGTACGTCGCTGACGAATGGCTGCAAGAAAATGAAATTGCAGTCGAACATGGTCTCAAGTCCGAAATGACCGAGAGCTTCCTCTCGGGCATGAAGGAACTTTTTGAAGCACATTATGTAGAAATCCCTGAAGAGAAATATGATGTAGTTGAGAATATGGTCAACAAACTTGATGAAATGGAGACTAAACTCAACGAGCAGATCGAGAGAAACGTTTCCCTTAACCAGCGTCTGGCTGAGTCCACCGCTGATGGGATCGTCTCTGAAGTTGCTGAGGGTCTTGCCCTGAGTCAGAAAGAGAAGCTCGCCCAACTCGCCGAGAGTGTTGAGTTTGAGAGTGAAGAATCATATCGTGAAAAACTGAACACCCTGAAGGAGTCATACTTCGGTCAGAGTGTCCAGAAAGAGACCTCCGAACAGGTGCTAACAGAAGAAAGCGCTACACCAGATTACTCTGGTCACATGGCTGCTTACATGAGCATCCTGGATCGTGTCAAAAAGTGAATTTAAGATTATCAAACTAAACCCTTATCTGTAAAAGCAAATGTTCCAATCTGAACAGTTGCAGGAAAAGTGGGCGCCCCTTCTGAACCATGAAGGCCTTGGCGAAATCAAGGACGCCCACCGTAGAGCGGTCACCGCTTGCCTGCTGGAAAACCAAGAAAGATTCCTCAACGAGGAAAGAAGCTTCCTTAACGAAGCCCCAACTAATGCCGTCGGTTCTAACGGTTTCACTGGCGCTGCTACAGCTGCCGGTCCTACCGCTGGTTTCGACCCCGTTCTGATCTCCTTGATCAGACGCTCCATGCCCAACCTGCTCGCATATGACCTGTGCGGCGTTCAACCAATGAACGGCCCTACTGGTCTGATCTTTGCGATGCGTTCCCGTTACGACGGTCAGAGTGGTGGAGAGGCCCTGTTTGACGAGCCCAACTCCGCATTCTCTGCCCAGCGCGAAGGTAACGACGCAACCGCTGGTTGGACATCTGCCGCTGCTGGTTTCGGTACTACCGGCCAGATTGGTTCTAATCCTGATGTTCTCGGTCCTACTGACGCTGCTCAGGGTCTCTACTCTGTTGGTCAGGGTATGCGTAAGGACGAGGCAGAAGGTCTCGGCGAATCGGGTAACGATTTCAACGAAATGGCTTTCTCGATCGAGAAGGTCACCGTTACCGCTAAATCCCGTGCTCTGAAGGCTGAGTACTCCCTGGAACTGGCCCAAGACCTCAAGGCGATTCATGGTCTGAACGCTGAGGCTGAACTGGCCAACATCCTTTCCAGTGAGATCCTCGCTGAAATCAACCGCGAAGTCATCCGTACCATCTACAAGGTTGCTCGTTCTGGTGCTCAGAACAACGTTGCAACTGCTGGTACTTTCGACCTCGACGTTGACTCCAACGGTCGCTGGAGTGTTGAGAAGTTCAAAGGTCTGCTGTTCCAAATCGAGCGCGATGCCAACGCAATCGCACAAGAGACTCGTAGAGGAAAGGGCAACACCATCATCACCTCTGCTGATGTTGCTTCCGCTCTGACCATGGCTGGTGTACTTGATTACACCCCTGCCCTGAACGCAAACCTGAACGTTGACGACACCGGCAACACCTTTGCTGGTACTATCAACGGTAAGTATCGCGTATACATCGATCCTTATTCGGCTAACGTCGCTGCCAACCACTACTACGTTGTTGGTTATAAGGGTACTTCCCCCTATGACGCTGGACTCTTCTATTGTCCTTACGTTCCCCTGCAAATGGTCCGTGCCGTTAACGATGGCACCTTCCAACCCAAGATCGGCTTCAAGACCCGCTACGGCATGGTCGCGAACCCCTTCGCAGAAGGAACCACTCAAGGCCTTGGCGCTCTCAACCAGAACGCTAACCGCTACTATCGTCGCACCAAGGTGACAAACCTGATGTGATATGGTACAATATGTCTTCCGTGTGAAGGCTACTGTGCTCATCGACCCCCGCAAGGGGGTCTTTTTTTATCTAAATATATAAAAAAGCCTCATGGCTAATCCTCTCCTTAATCAGGTTTCCAATAGGAACTTTCTGTCACCTATTGGTTTCAAATTGAAAATCAATAAGTGTCCGAAGGTAGACTTTCTGGCGACAGGATGTAATCTTCCAGGAGTCACTCTTGGAACAGCTGTACAACCAAACTATCTGAAGGACATTGATGTTCCTGGCGATAAGTTGGTATATGAAGATTTTCGTGTCAACTTTATTGTTGATGAAAACTTAGAAAATTATTCTCAAATTTATAACTGGATGAAGGGATTAGGATTCCCTGAGAGTCAAAAACAATTCATCGAACTGAGAGCCGAAGACGTATATTATCCAAACACAGTAGATAAAGAAAATCCATTTGCAGAATTTTCAGACGCAACATTACAAATCCTCAATAGTAACCTAAGACCCCAAGCTCATGTTAAACTAGAAGGGATGTTCCCTGTTAGTTTGACTGGTCTTGATTTCAATGCAACGGATACTGATGTAAATTATCTAACTGCATCAGTTACGTTCAAATATCTCTACTTCAAACTCACGGACAAAAATAATAACGAACTTTGATTTATGAACCTTGAGACGATTCAGGAAATGTGGTCGAAAGATTCGATCATTGATCCCGATGAATTACATACTGCATCATTAGACGTTCCTCGGTTACACTCTAAATACTTCCAGTTGTACAACGATCTGAAACTTCTTCGTGCGAGAGCCAAGAAGGTGCAACAATCGGTATATCACGAAAGACATCTGTATTATTCAGGGAAAGCTGAACCAGAGATCTATGAAAAAGATCCGTTCCCTTACAAAGTGAGAGAAAAGGACGCACTTCAAAGATATTTGGACGCAGATGAAAAACTAACTACTGCTTTGTTGAAAGTAGAATACTACGACGTGATGTTGGATTATCTTACAGATATTATTAAGGTAGTACAAAACCGAACTTTTCAGATCAAGAACGCAATTGATTGGCAGAAGTTCATCCGTGGATACGACAGTTAAGATTTCTAAGAAGAACGAAGTATTCCTGAAAATTCAAGCAGAACCACACGTTTTCTACGAACTTTCAGACGCTTTTACTTTTGATGTGCCTGGGGCTAAATTCATGCCCCAGTATCGCAGTAAGTATTGGGATGGAAAAATTAGATTATTCAACACAAGCTCTGGTGAGATCTATGTTGGACTTCTCGATAAAGTCGTGAAGTTCATGAATGAACATGGATATGATTATGAGTTTGAGAACAGTAAGTTCTATGGAACCCCCTACGAAGAGAACGAAATGGTTTCTCTTGAGGGGGTTTCTGACTATATGAAATCTATTTCAAGATATGAACCCAGACCATACCAGGTTCAAGGTGTATATGATGCACTAAGACAAAATCGAAGACTTCTCATCTCTCCTACAGCTTCAGGTAAATCATTGATGATTTATTCTGTTGTAAGATACATGGTTGAAAAAGGTCAAGATGTTCTTCTTGTTGTCCCCACAACATCTCTCGTTGAACAGATGTTTAAGGACTTTGAAGACTATGGATGGGATGCCGAAAAATATTGTCATAAGATCTACTCTGGTAAAGAGAAACAAGATAGTAGACCTGTCACAATTACAACATGGCAGTCTGTCTATAAGTTAGACCGCAAGTTCTTTGCACGTTATGGTTGTGTCATTGGAGATGAGGCACACCAATTCAAATCAAAGTCTCTGGTCAGTATCATGACCAAACTTGCAGATGCAAAATATCGGTTTGGCTTTACTGGAACTTTAGACGGAACGCAAACTCACAAATGGGTGTTAGAAGGATTATTTGGTCCTGCATATAAGATTATCAGAACCGAAGAGTTGATGCAGAAAGGTCATCTTTCTAAACTCGATATCAATATTCTTCTTTTAAAACACTCCCCACAAAAATTTGAATGTTTTGAAGATGAAGTTCAGTTCATCATCCAAAATGAACAACGAAATAATTTTATTAAAAATCTGACTATTGACTTAAAAGGAAATACTCTGATTCTTTATAGTCGAGTGGAAAGTCATGGAGCCGTTTTATACGACATGATAAATAATTCTGTTAGTGGACGAAAAGTATTTTTTGTTCATGGCGGAGTTGATGCTGAAGAAAGAGAACAAATCCGAGAAATCACAGAAAGAGAAAACAACGCAATCATCGTTGCATCATACGGAACATTCTCTACAGGCATTAATATCAAGAACCTTCATAACGTAGTGTTTGCATCACCTAGTAAATCTAGGATTAGGAATTTGCAATCGATTGGTAGAGTTTTGAGAAAAGGAAACAATAAAACAAAAGCTGTTCTCTACGATATTGCAGATGACACCACATATAATTCTCGTAAAAACTACACTTTAAATCATCTCATTGAAAGAGTAAAAATTTACAATGAAGAGAATTTTAATTATGAAATAATTCCAGTAAAAATGAGGAAGAAAGAATGAAAGAAACTTTTGCAATTATTAAATTAGTTTCAGGTGAAGAAGTATTTGCACAAGTAGAAGAATTTTATGATGAAGATGCCAAAGCTCTTCTATTGATAGATCCATGTGTAATGAAAGAAATTCCTTCAAGAAGAAATGGAGCTTCTTTCTTTAAAGTAGATGCATGGATGAAACTTTCAGACGATTCTATCTATTGTCTAGAACTAAAACATGTAATGTGTTATCAAAGATGTGACGATCCAGATATTATTAGAACGTATAGAAAATGGACTAGAGCTATAAATAATGAGCCTGAAGAAACAGTAAAGTCTAAGGTAGGAGTTTCTACTTCTATGGGATACGTCTCTTCTGTAGAAACTACAAGAGAAGCCTTAGAGAAGCTTTATAAAAATAGCTAAGTTGTTCTCTTGAACACTGGCAGAGTTATTGTACATAGAATTCAGAATCTTGTCAAGCGTCTGGATTATGGTATAATACTCATATGATTATGAGTACTAATGGAACATGTACACAGTAATGACAAAGAGACGCAGATCAGAACACTACGTCAATAACAAAGAGTTTCTTGCAGCGATTGTTGAATACAAACGCAAAGTAAGAGAAGCTGCTGAGAAAGAACACCCAGGTATTACCAATAGTGAACTGAAGAGTTGGAAGAGTCCTAATAAACCTCAGATCACAAATTACCTTGGTGAGTGCTTCCTGAAGATTGCAACTCATTTGTCTTATAAACCAAACTTCGTCAACTACATGTTCAAAGATGACATGATCTGTGACGGAATTGAGAACTGTGTGCAGTACATTAATAATTTTGATCCAGAGAAATCTAGTAATCCTTTTGCATATTTCACTCAGATTATTCACTATGCATTTCTGAGGAGAATTCAAAAGGAGAAAAAACAACTAGAAATTAAGACAAAGATTATCGAAAGAAGTGGATATAGTGAAGTATTCTCAGATGATGGTATGATGGCCGGTACTGAGAGTGATTACAACACTATCAAGGACAACATCAACTACCGTTATAATCAATGAGTGAACATCCAGAAATTGCAGAAGTAAATTGGATTGATGGTGCATTTTATGTAGAAAAAACTCTTTATCTTTGGAAGAGTGTCCGTAAAGATACTGGAAAAGATTTTTTGTTTGCCCTCACAGAAGAAGAAGTAACCAAAGTAACACGATGGTATCTAAAGTGTGAACAAGAAGGTACATTACATTTGCACAGTAGAGTTGTTGGTGATTCTTTCGTTGGAGGTAAATTATGAAAAAACTCAAAAGACATCATTTAGTTATTGCTAATAACTTAGTTGATAGTATTGAGTCTCTTTTAGAAGCCAACGTAAAACGATTTACGGTTACTAATAGATCTGGAAAACTTACTAAACGTATTGTAATTGATTATGAAGATCGCGATTATCACTGATCAACATTTTGGAGCCCGTAAGGGATCTAAGTTGTTTCATGAGTATTTCCTTCAATTTTATAATGAAGTATTTTTTCCAACCCTAGAGAAAGAAGGTATCACTACGGTGGTTGATATGGGTGATACCTTTGATAATAGACGTGGTATTGATTTTTGGGCTTTAGATTGGGCTAAAGAAAATTACTACAATCGTCTTCGTGATATGGGTGTAACCGTTCACACTATTGTTGGAAATCACACCGCATATTATAAAAATACAAATGAGATCAATGCGATTGGTCTTCTTTTGAAAGAATATGATAATGTAATTTGTTACGATAACGCTGAGGAAGTAAAACTTGGCAATCTAAAAACACTACTAATTCCCTGGATTAATAATGAAAATGCTGAAAGTACTTACGCAACCATTAAAAAGACAACTTGCAAGGTCGCGATGGGGCACCTTGAGCTCAGAGGATTTGCAGCTAATCGATACGTCGTCATGGAACATGGTGATGACAGCAGTCGCTATCAAAAATTCGCCAAAGTTTTCTCTGGGCACTACCACACTAGAAGCACAAAAGAAAACGTAAATTATCTTGGTAATCCGTATGAGTTGTACTGGAGTGATGTAGATGATTTTAGAGGTTTTCATATCTTTGACACTGAAACTCTAGAAACGACTCCAGTTAATAATCCTTTCAAGATGTTTCACAACATCTACTATGAAGATACTCCCCATCAACTGTTTAAAACTTCTCATCTTAAGAACAAAATTGTAAAAGTTATTGTTCGTAAAAAATCTGATCCTCTTGAGTTTGAAAAATTCATTGACAAACTTTACAAAGCCAACATTCATGAATTGAAGATCGTTGAGAACTTTGATTTTGCTGGTATCTATGATAATGAAGAGATTGAAAGTGATGAATCTGAAGATACTGTTAGTATCTTAAATAGATATATTGATGAAGCTGAAGTTGATCTTGACAAAAGTCTGATCAAAGAACTTCTCAAAACAGTGTATATCGAAGCCTGCGAAGTTGACTAATGTGGATTCTCACCGTAGAGGGTAAAAAAGATGAAGGAGCTTATGCCGTCGAAAATGATGATGGTGATAAGACTCTTTTTATTTTTGAAGATGAAGATGATGCGGTGAGATATGCCATGATGAATGACTTGGCGGATAAGTATATGCCAAAGTTAATTCCAACCGAAGTTGATGAAGAGGTTGCCATAAAAGCGTGTGAGATGTATGATTACCCATATGCCATAATTAAGTCCTCTGACCTGGTGATACCCCCCGACTATGATAAGATTTAAGAATGTTCGTTGGAAAAACTTTCTCTCTACGGGTGATCATTGGACACAAATAGACTTTGAAAAAAATGATACAACTTTAATTATTGGTACGAACGGAGCTGGTAAATCTACGGTGCTTGATGCACTTACTTTTTCTCTGTTTAATAAACCATTTCGTAAGATTAATAAACCACAACTTGTTAATACTACTAACGAAAAAGACTGTAAGGTAGAAATTGAATTTGATGTGGGAACACGTCAATATAAAATTGTTCGTGGAATCAAACCATCCATTTTTGAAATCTGGGTTGATGGTAAGATGATGAATCAGGATGCTGCAGCTTCTGATCAACAAAAGTATCTTGAAAATAATATTCTTAAACTGAACTATAAGTCTTTCACTCAGATTGTAATTCTGGGTTCATCGACTTTTGTTCCTTTTATGCAGTTGCCTGCAAATAGTCGTCGCGAAGTGATTGAGGATCTTCTTGATATCAGAATTTTCTCTGCGATGAATAACATTATCAAAGACAAGATTCGCACAAATCGCGACGATGTAAAAGTTCTGTCACTTAAAAAAGACAATCTTTCCGAAAAGGTTGAAATGCAAAGGGGTTTTATTGAACACCTTGAAAAAGAAGCCAATCATGAAATTGTAAAAAAGGCTAATAAGATTGAAGAACTAAAAACAAGTATTCAACAAATTACGGATAATACCGAATCTTTGACACGGGTAGAAAACAGTCAAAGATCTAAGATGGAAGAACTAAGTTTTGATAAATCTAAGATCAAAAAACTTGGCGGTCTCCGTGGAAAAATCACTCAAAAAGTATCAACTCTCACAAAGGAGTTGAAGTTTTTTGAAGGTAATATGGTTTGCCCTACATGCACACAGTCTATTGAAGATGAGTTTCGCTTAAATAAAATTGCTGATGCTCAAAATAAAGAAACGGAGCTAACTCAAGGTCTGAAAGAACTTGAAACGGCTATCAAAGAACAGGAGGAAAAAGAAAATCAGTGGATTGCTCTATCGAAAGAGGTAAGTCAACTCTCTAATGACATTTCTCAAAACAATACAAGAATTTCTGGGATTCAACGACAGATCGGCGATCTGGGAAATGAAATTCAAACAATTACCGATCAGTTACAAAACAGAAATACTGAGCATGAGAAGTTAAATGCCCTCCAAGAACAACTGAATACCGTTTATGATCAACTTGTAGAACGAAAGGAGGACAGCCAATACAAAGAGTTTGTTTATAGTCTCTTGAAAGATGGTGGAGTTAAGTCGAAGATCATCAAAAAGTATCTGCCTCTGATTAACAAGCAGGTAAATAAGTATCTTCAGATGATGGACTTCTATATTAACTTCACCCTTGATGAAGAGTTTAATGAGAAGGTACAGTCACCAATCCATGAGGACTTCTCTTACGCAAGTTTTTCGGAAGGAGAAAAAATGAGGATCGACCTTGCATTATTGTTTACATGGCGTGAGGTTGCCGCTTTCAAAAACTCCACAAATACAAATCTTTTGATTATGGACGAGGTTTTTGATTCTTCTCTTGATGGATTTGGAACTGATGAGTTCTTAAAAATTATCAGATATGTTATCAAAGGTGCAAACATCTTTGTTATCTCTCACAAAGATGGCCTTCAAGATAAGTTTGATAGTGTAATTCAATTTGAAAAAGTCAAAGGGTTTAGTAGGATGGTGTCCTGATGGGAATGTTTGATATAGTCAGATCATCTTATGACCTTGGTCCTGGTTTTCAAAAAGATCTCCAGACAAAAGATCTTGACTGTTGCATGAATGAGTATTGGATCTCTCCATCTGGTCAACTATTTGAAGTTGACTATTCTGGAACTCATGACTGGATTGATATACCTGAAGAGGAAAGATCACGTCCTTGGAATATTTTTGAAACAGTTCCAAATGGTAATCATGGTAAGATTAGGCCAGTTTTTATATTTAAAGTAATTGAAGTTTACCCATCAAACTGGGATATAAAATATGCACCATTCCCAAGAAAAGAAATCTTCTTCCGAGATGGAGTCATCTCAGAAATTAGAATCCCCACTGAAACAAATACTAATGATGTCTGGTCTTTTTATTAGTACGATTAGTGTTATTATTGCTGGTTACTTTCATGGCAAGATGCAATTGATTACCACATTAAAAAATACACATTCGTGAGACAGTTTTAAAACCGGCCTCAAGACCCTCTGGCGACCCGCCAGGGGGTTTATACTATGTGCATACACAGAGACATCCAATGACAATCCAAAACATCAAAGGTACTCTTGCACGTCTTCTGGCTACCGAGAATCTGATTGTAGAACATAAGAAGTGTGAGACAGCTCAATTCAACGTTGAGACTCGTGTTTTGACTCTTCCTATCTGGGAAAATTTTTCTACCATTGTTTATGATCTTTTGGTTGGTCATGAGGTTGGACATGCACTTTTTACTCCTAATGAAGACTTCTCTGATCTAAAAGCTCCTAAGTCTTATCTCAACGTGACTGAAGATGCACGGATTGAGAAACTGATGAAACGTAAGTTTCCTGGACTAAACAAATCCTTTTACAGAGGATATAATGAGTTGATGGAGATGGATTTCTTTGATGTAAAAGATACTGATCTCTCCACCATTGGTTTGATTGATCGCATCAATCTTTATTTCAAAGGTAATCGTGATATTGAGTTTTCTTCCAAAGAACAACCTTTGGTTGATATGACTGGTAAATCAGAAACTTTTGGTGAAGCTGTTGAAGCTGCAGAAGCCATCTATGCCTTCATGAAAGAAGAACAGGAACAAAAGAAAGAAGATAAACAACAGATTGATATTCCACAACAATCATCTGAAAGTGGTGGAATGACTCATGAAGAAATGCTTGAAGAAGCTGAGAAACGTGAAGGTGAGAATGAACAGGATCAATCGGATCAAAATGATTCCTATGGTGGCACTGCTGGTAGTGACCACTCATCTGAAGAGATCGATATTGATGATGTCTTGACTGATGAGAGTCTGCAAGAAAAACTGAAAGAAGCTGCATCAAAGTATGGTATGGATTACCAATACTATGAAGTTCCTCAGGTTAATCTTGACACTGTGATTGTTTCAAACAAAGAAGTTTGGGATTGTGCATATGATTATTGGGAAGGAAAAGATTACATGAATTTCTATGATCAGAAGTATCAACAGTTCAAGAAAGATATTCAGAAAGAAGTCAACTATCTGGTAAAGGAGTTTGAATGTAAGAAGTCTGCAGATGCATATGCTCGTTCTTCTACTTCTCGAACTGGTGTCCTTGACACTACAAAGTTGCATACTTACAAGTTCAATGATGATCTTTTCAAGAAAGTGACCATTTTGCCTGATGGTAAGAATCATGGTCTAATCTTCATTCTTGACTGGTCTGGTTCGATGGGTCATGTTCTTCAAGATACTATTAAACAACTTTTGAGTTTGGTATTTTTCTGCCGTAAGGTCAAAATTCCTTTTGAGGTGTACAGCTTTACTAATGAATGGTTCAGACGTGATGAAACTGGAACCATGTATGGTGATCGTAGTCAGTGGAATATGACTCCTCACATGGAACCAGGTCAGGGTAAATTGTGTGTGAGTAAGTGGTTCAATCTTCTGAACATTCTGACTCATAAAGTCAACGCTCAGAATTTTGAACGTCAATGCAAGGGTCTCTTCGCTCTTGGTTATGGTGTTTGGCCTGATAAGTTGGGTCTATCTGGTACTCCTTTGAATGAAGCTTTAATCTCTCTTCATACCATTATTCCTCACTTCAAGAAAGAAAATGGTGTTCAAAAACTTCATGTTTCTATTCTCACTGACGGCGAATCTGCAGGTATTCCTTTCTTCTCTTGGATTGATCGTCCAGATGGTGAGAGTTATTGGGGAAACGTTCACACTCGGGAAGATGTTGGTTTTATTCGTAATCGCAAAAATGGTCATACCTATCAGATTACGGGTCGATATACTGGAATGACCAAATCTCTTCTTGACCATCTCAGTGATGTATATTCAGATGTGAGTCTGATTGGATTCCGTTTGGTTGGTAATGGTGATTTCAATCGATTCCTTGGTGCTATCAATCGTTGGCAAGATGCAGACTTGATCTCTGAGTTCCGCAAGAACAGAAGTGTGGCCATCGAAGGAACTGGTTATGTTAAGTATTTTGCAATGAACGCGAATTACCTGAACAACAGTGTAGACTTTGATGTACAGGAGGGTGCGAAAAAATCCACCATCCGCAGTGCATTCAAGAAGTCCCTTGCAAACAAGAAACTGAACAAGAAAGTCCTGTCCCAATTTATCGAACTGGTTGCATGAACATTTTTGCTACTGATCAAAGTCCTCGTATTTCTGCTCGGGTTCTTCCTGACAAACACATTGTCAAAATGCCTCTAGAGAGTTGTCAGATGTTGGCTATTATTTTCTCTAAGTGGTATTACGACTGGGGTACAATCAACAAACTTGATGGTACTCCTTACGCAACTGCAAAAGGTGCCTTCCGTAATCACCCATCAACCAAATGGGCTGGAGATAATATCTACAACACTGCATGGTTGATTGCTCATGGCAACTCCCTTGCATTTGAGTATTATCTTCGATACGGAAAAATTCATTCCTGCACCAAAACTTTGTTTGAAGCCAAAAGTTTGTTTCATCGTATGACTGGAGAGTCAATCACCTGTTATTCTATGGCAGATAATTTTGCCCGTGCCATGCCTGAAGAATGGAAGTATGATGATAGTATAGATACATTTACTGCATACAAAAGGTACATCAATTCTAAGCCTTGGGTATCTGAAAATTATCTTCGTAATCCTGACCGTAAACCAGAGTGGATAAGTTAGTTCGTCATTGTTATCAAAAAGGAAGTAAAGAGTGGAAGATCATCAAGACCGATGTTCTGCACTACCAACGTATTCCTTATGACATCAATTGGATTCTTCAATATAGTAAGAAGATTCGGGACTGTTTGACTCCTGATCTTCTGACTAAGAAGTATCGAGAAGAGAATGCGACTAATCCGATGTATGGTCATTGTTACCATGTAACTCAAGCCATGTTTTATTTTCTGGATACGGACACTCTCGTTCCACACAGAGGTAAAGACTGGAGAGGAGAAGACCACTGGTGGTTAAGGGACAGTCAGAATGGATTTATACTTGACGTTACGTCCGATCAGTACTATAGTATCGGAAAGGAACCACCTCACGACAAAGGGAAACCTGCGAAGTGGTATGGTTTCAAGGGTCGGGTTCATAAACGAACCATGGTCCTGATGCAACGAGTTCAAAAAGAGCTTGCCTTTTTTGATCCAACGTTGTATTTTATCTAAACAATCCCACGAAATCCGTGTCATCCACTAATCCGAACGAAATCCGTGAGAAGTGGCTCATTGAGCCCTTCATGTCATTCTTGAACAAGAGTCTTGAAGACTCTGATCGTGGTTGCTACAAGGAAAAGATCAAGGTTCTTCAAGCCCCAACTGGTTTTGGTAAAACCTATTCCACAACCAATACTTTCATTCCTCGTCTTTTTGAGGACATTGACATCGTTGTCTATGTAGCTCCAAACACCGAAAACATTGCCAGTGATGCCTTTAAGATTGCTTGCGGTAAACATGGATACATGTTTTCGCGGGATGTAAACGAAGCAATTCGTTTTGTTAAACAGGGTCAAAACGTAGTTCTTGCACTAACCTGGGCTTCACTATCTAATTCTTCTAGTAAGTGTAAAAAAGAACGCGAGAATCTTCTTCAACATACCTCTCGTTCTGCTTGGTTTATTGAAGAATGTCACTCCTGGTTGGGTGTAACTGCACAAGAATATTACCTTGATGTGATTGGTCATGCCACTCCTCAGTACAATGGAACCGCATATAAAACCCTTACTGAAGTCCTGAAAAAAACGGATTTGGTATTTGGTGTTACTGCAACCACTACGAAACAACATCGTGGAATTGTTGGTGATGATTGTTTTATGGTCCTTAATGAGTGGTGCCCTGTAGAAGAACGTCGGTGGTTGACAAAGTGGTCTGCATCATACGAAAAATATGAAGGATATATTCGTGAGTATCGACCTAGTAGTAGGAAAACGGTAGATGTGTTAGATCAAGAGGAAGCTATTTTTCAACTTGATAAGTATGTCGTCGAACATCACATCGCAAATATTTCTCAACTGAATCGACTGAAAACCTTCGATCGTCGAATCGTCTCAAAACTGTCATCGTTGATTGTTTGTGGTGGAGAGAATAACAATCGACTTTCTATTCACGTTGATGATGCTCGTGAAGAGTTGTCCGAAATTCTGACCAGAAACGGTTATGATATTCCTGGTCAATGGATAGCTGTGATGACTGATAACCAAAAAGGATTTTATGATCTTGCGGGGAACTTTACCTCATCCAATGAAGATGAGATCATTGCATCTCTGAATGATGAAGAATCTGATTGTCAGTTTCTACTTGTCAATAACAAAGGAACTGCTGGTATTGATGTGTTCAATCTTACTGGCACATGTTCACTTCGCATTCGAGCTCCAAAAACCGCAGATTGCACACAACTTTCACGTCAAATCATTGGTCGATTGACCCGTCTCAACTCTGGTCATGGTTCTATTCTAAAGAATGAATATGACTATGATTTGCAGAAAATGTGTGGTGAATACTGTGATGAGTATGATGTCAATCCTCAGGTCTTCTACGAAACCGTAAAGATTGCCAATACTTTCAAGTTTGTCTATCCCAGCACTCCCAATGATCACTGGGAAATGGCTCAGGATGAGTTCAACTCTGACTACACATCGACTTTCAATGATGTAAAAGATGAACTTCGATCCATAGTTTTTGATAAGACTCTTTGTTCCAATTGTCCTCTTCTGGTAACGGGGAAGAACTTCACTCCCATTGAACTGGCCCTTGGAATTGCAGAGTGACAATCTAACCGCTGTCCACCCTCCTGTCGCCAGGGGGGTTTTTTCATGTATAGTATATACATACACAAAGGGAGACCACCCAAATGACCACGGCCATCATTGATTCACTTCGCGATGCATACGGTGAACAGATCACTGCGGCTGACGTTCGTGCTTATTGTGCCATGAACGGGATTTCATATCCCACTGTTACTAAGAAACTGGAACAGTTCAAAGTCAAACGTGGGACTTGGGATCTTACAATTCAGGAGGTTCGTCAACAACTGGAAAAGTCTGTAGATACACTGGAATACGTTCAACAATCTCTGATTCCTCAGAAGGATTCCAACTTCGTTCAGTTTGGTAACTTCAAAGATCTGAAGAACATTATTGGATCTCGTTCGTTCTTCCCTGTCTTCATTACTGGTCTGTCTGGTAATGGTAAGACCATGGGTGTTGAACAGTCTTGTGCTCAACTAAATAGGGAGTTGATTCGCGTCAATATTACCATTGAAACCGACGAGGATGATCTTATTGGTGGGTTCCGTTTGGTTGACGGTAACACTGTTTGGCATAATGGTCCAGTCATCGAAGCTCTGGAACGTGGAGCTGTACTTCTTCTAGACGAGATTGATCTCGCATCTAACAAGATTCTCTGTCTACAATCTGTTCTGGAAGGTAAAGGTGTCTTCCTGAAAAAGATTGGTAAGTATGTCAAACCTGCACCTGGTTTCACTGTAGTTGCAACTGCAAACACCAAGGGTAAAGGTTCTGACGACGGTCGTTTCATCGGAACCAATGTTCTCAACGAAGCTTTCCTGGAACGATTCCCGATCACCTTTGAACAGTCTTATCCCACTTCTGTTACTGAAGCTAAGATCCTCAGTAAGATTTGTGATGATGACAGTTTCGTCTCTCACCTTGTCGATTGGGCTGACATCATCCGTAAGACCTTCTATGATGGTGGTGTGGATGAAGTGATCTCGACTCGTCGTCTTGTTCACATTGTTCAGGCTTTCAACATCTTTGGTGATAAACTGAAGTCGATTCAAGTTTGTCTGAATCGTTTCGATGATGAAACCAAACAGGCCTTCATGGATCTCTACGACAAAGTTGACGCAGATGTTGACATGAACCCTCAACAGGATGTACAATGAATGCGTGGTCTCTTCTTTATGATGAACTCTATATGAACGACCTTGATTGGGTAAAGTCAAATGGGGGTTTTGAATACACTCCCATGAGTGACGATCCACATAAGTCCTGGGAAGAACATTATTACCCAGAAGAATCTCAAACTTTTTCAATTAGTATGAACGAAGACAACATGCCCCCATGGGGACACAGTGATATGGAAGCCCTTGGAAAAAACATTGAACTTCCAGAAAACAAAAATGGATTCTGGAAGTATGAAGAAGATCTCACTATGAAAGATATTAGAGACTATCTTTCTGGAACTTACAAATCGCACTATACATCTCAAGAATCTAAAACTCAGACTCTTGATCTGATTGAGAGTATTGGTGATGCAGAGGCCTTCTGTCGTTCAAATGCGATCAAGTACCTATCTCGATTTGGTAAAAAGAATGGTAAGTCAAAACTTGACATTCTGAAAGCCATCCATTATTGTATTCTTCTGTATCACTTCTCTGGTCTTCATAATGCACCCAAGGACAAATATGAAACTTTCTAATAACACCACCAACATCCTTAAGAACTTCTCTCAGATCAATCAGTCTATCTTGATCAAACAGGGTAACAAACTGAAGACCATCTCTGTGATGAAGAACATCCTTGCAGAAGCTGAGATTGAAGAAGACTTTGAAGCTGACTTTGCGATCTATGACCTAAACCAATTCTTGTCTGGTCTGTCTCTCTACGACTCTCCTGATCTGGAGTTTGGTGATTCTTATCTGACTATCCGTGATGGTCGTCGTCGTGCAAAATACTTTTTTGCAGATCCTAGCGTTATTGTTTCTCCTCCAGAGAAAGAGATCTCTCTTCCTTCCAAAGACGTTTGTTTTACTGTTGCAACCCAACAACTGGACAAACTTCTGAAGGCGGCCGCAATCTATCAGGTTCCTGATTTGTCTGCGATTGGTCGCAATGGTAAGGTTGAACTGGTTGTTCGTGACAAGAAGAACGACACCTCTCACGAATTTAGTGAAGAAGTTGGTGAGACCAGTGATGAGTTCTGTTTCAACTTTAAGGTTGAGAACATCAAAATCATTCCTGGAACCTATGATGTTGTGATCTCTTCTAAACTTCTTTCTGAGTTTACGAACAAGAACACGGATCTCAAGTATTATATTGCACTTGAACCTGATTCTACATATGTATGACTACCCTCACTAGGATGAGGATTATGGGCAGTATCCTCGTGATCACTGCCTATTTTATTATCCTCCATGTTAATATTTTGATGGGTGTGGTGATTAATTTTATTGCCGACCTGATTTCAATCCCATTCTTTGTGAAGACAAAGGCTTGGGATGTTGTTATAATGTTGGGGTTCCTCCTCACAATTAGTCTCTCTAAACTTTTATCATGAATCGTAATGACTTCCTTTGGGTTGAAAAGTATCGTCCAAAGGTCATTGAAGACTGTATTCTTCCTGAGTCAACAAAGAAGACTTTTCAAGACTTCTTAAATACAGGGGAGATTCCTAATCTACTTCTTGCTGGACCTGCAGGTTGTGGTAAAACTACTATTGCTCGTGCGTTGTGTGAAGAGTTAGGGGCCGATTACATAATCATTAATGGATCCGATGAAGGACGATTTCTGGACACTGTACGGAACACAGCGAAGAACTTTGCTTCGACCGTCTCTCTTTCTGCTGACGCGGCACACAAAGTCATCATTATTGACGAAGCTGACAACACGACCCACGACGTACAACTCCTCTTACGGGCGAATATTGAGACATTTTATAACAACTGTCGATTCATCTTCACATGTAACTACAAAAACAAAATCATCGAACCACTCCACTCCAGGTGTGCAGTCGTTGATTTCTCCATCACTGGAAAACAAAGACCCGAACTTGCAGCTCAATTCTTCAAACGACTCCAATCGATTCTGGTTCATGAGAATATTGAGTTCGATCCGAAGGTCCTTGTCGAACTGATCAACAAACACTTCCCCGATTATCGTCGTGTACTAAACGAGTGTCAACGATATTCTGTTAGTGGTAAAATTGACAGTGCAATCCTTGCAGAGTTTTCTGATGTAAAAGTAAATGACCTTATCAAACACCTTAAAGAAAAAAATTTTGCAGAAGTACGACGTTGGGTCGTTAATAATTTGGACAATGATCCTAGTGTACTTCTTCGGCGTGTTTACGATGCTCTTAACGGCACCCTTGAAGGCCCTTCTATTGCTGCTGCCGTGCTTATTATTGCTAAGTATCAGTATCAGATTGCATTTGTTGCCGATCAGGAAATTAATCTTCTGGCGGCGTTGACTGAAATTATGGTTGAGTGTAACTTCAAATGATTAATGTTCTTAAGTTTCCAAAAACAAAAGAGTATTCTCAATTAAAAAGTTTTCTTTTTTCCGAAGATTGTCCATACTGTTTTCATTCAACGAGTACCCCTTCTAATAAATCGGGGTATTCAAATATCAGTATGTACACGCATCAGATCATAAAAAGGCCAGAAGAATCTGAATTTAATGTTCCTGAAGTTCTTTCTGATCTCGCACAAATTTCAATTCCAGTTTGTCAGAAGATATTAGATTATAATGAAATTGACTTTTCTTCTTTTCTAAGAATGTCTGTAAATGTCACTAGTTCTTGTGATAAAATATTGAAATCAGTTCCTCATGTTGATCATTACTACGACCACAAAAATCTAATCATTTATTTTTCTTCTACTGGTGGAAGAACTTTCGTTGGTAATGAATCATATGATCCTGTTGAAGATAGTGCGATCACTTTCAATAGTGAAACTCATTATCTAGAGACACCAAAGTCTGGTAGAAGAATTGTTTTGGTGGCCACCTACATATGATTATGGACACGATTTATTATGCAGTTAATTGAAAGTGATGCAGTGTATGCTGCAGACAAATTCATCAATTACTTTTCCAACATGGATCGTATTGATGAGTATCTTCGTAATGTAAAGATTGAGAGAGTTCTCAATCGTAGCCCTCTTTCTCAGTTCTATGAGGAAGAGGATACTCATGGGATGTTTACTGCATTCGATATGCATCCCGAAGAGATGGATATTGTTTGTTATGAAGCCAAAGATCTGAAGAAAGTATCTGGTCGGGTCTCTGGTATCAGATCCGTCAAGGAGTTCAATGAAAAACTTCAGATCACCACGTCTCACGCGATTGAGGATTCCGTTCCTGGAAAATCTCTCAAGTGGATGGTCGTGGAGAAGAACACCAATACGATTCTTGGTTTCTGTCGTTTTGGTTCCCCTACAATTAACTCTCGACCTCGCAATCTATGGCTTGGTACAACTCCTGATCTCAACATCTTCAACAGACATGCGATCATGGGTTTTATTATCGTACCTACGCAGCCTTTTGGCTATAATTACCTGGGTGGTAAGTTGCTTGCGATGTTGTGTTGTACACATGAGGTCAGGGAGATTCTGAACGCAAAGTATGATGCAAATATTTGTCATTTTGAAACCACATCACTTTATGGTTCTACAAAGAGTGCATCTCAGTACGATGGTTTGAAACCTATCATGCGATATAAGGGTCTGACTGATAGTAACTTCACTCCTCTTCTCCACGATCATATCTTTAAAGATCTGAATCAGTGGTTTATCGAACGTAATGGTGGTGAGTCTCTGGTCAAAGCTGATGCGTCTAGTCGCAAACTGAAGACACAACAGAAGATGATTGCAACGATCAAGAAGTGTCTTCCTGCAGATAAGATTCAAGAGTTTGTTGATGCAATTGCTGGTGCTACTGCACTGACTGAGAAGAAACGCACATACTTTTCGGACTATGGTTTTGCAAACACCCGTGAGGTTCTTCTTGGTGAAGATACTGAACTGGTTGAGAATCCTCAGAACTATGAAAAGTTCTATATGGAGAACGTTGTTGCAAAATGGAAGAAGATGGCCTCAAAACGGTACACCAAACTCAAGTCCGAAGGTAATCTCCGAACAGAACTTGAGGTTTGGACTAAAGATATGGAGATTGATATTATTCGATAATGTGGAGATTGTGGTGTAAAGCTCTGGGTGAAAAAGATGGACGAGATGACAGAGAGGCTAATATTATCGCTGTCATACGTACCCTTATTTTTATTTCTTACTTGGTTACTAACCTTTTTATTATTAGTGGAGTGATTAGACATTGGAACTCAAAGACTGGCTCAACTCAATCAACATCAACAAAAAGAATCTCATCGACGAAGATCCCGATTGTAGAAAAGAGTATCCTCCCTTTATCATCAATAAATGTCTCGCAGGACATGTTGATACCGTCTTGTATGCCAATGAGATGAACATGTCTCATTATCTTGATAAAGACATGCAATACGAATTCTTTCTAAATAGTGTGAGGAAACGGAAGAGATTCTCTCCCTGGCTCCGAAAGGATAAAGTCAAGGACCTTGATGTAGTTAAATCTTACTATGGTTATAGTAATGAAAAAGCGCAACAAGCCCTCCGTATTTTATCACCTGAACAAATTGAATTTATTAAGTCTAAACTTGAGACTGGAGGAAAGAAATGAGTGTTGCGGAACCTGAAGTCCGTTGGACACCTGATCAAATGGTAGAGGTAACTCTACGCGAACCTGACGACTTTCTCAAGGTGCGTGAAACCTTGACCCGTATCGGAGTTGCATCTCGTAAAGAGAAGAAACTCTATCAGTCATGCCATATCCTACATAAACAGGGTAAGTATTTTATCGTTCACTTTAAAGAGTTGTTTGCTCTTGACGGTAAGAAGGCTAATCTGACAGTGAACGATGTTCAACGTCGTAATCGGATTACTAATCTTCTTTGTGATTGGGGTTTGATTGATGTCGTAGATGAAACTCGTGTTGCAGAGGTTGCACCTCTGAATCAAATTAAAGTCCTTTCTTATAAAGAGAAGAACGAATGGGCTTTAGAGACCAAGTATAATATTGGTAAAAAGAAAAAATCTGAAGGAGATCCTGAGTGATGAGTGACCTTATTGATAATGAAACTTATGATTACGAAACACACAACCTTTTTCCAACAACAGTACTAAAAACTGTACCCTCTGAAAGTTACGATTTTACTGAGAGTGAATTAAAGTTTATTGATAATATTCAATATCTTCCTCGGGAGTTTAATAATATCAGCTACGATATTAATATCCTCAAATCTCCAGAACTTACAAATCTCAGAAAGTTTGTTAATAATGCTGTAGAATACTATCTAAGAGATGTTTTGAAGATCTCTTCAAATCAAAAATTTAAAGTATCATCTTCATGGATTAACACTGAAGAACATGGACAGTATGAAGAACTTCACATTAACAACAATTCTATTTTGACTGGTGTGATCAACATCACTGCAGATAATGAACTGATAATTTATAACACCACACATGATTATTTTCCTGGTTGGCGTTTTGAACACACGGAAGCTAACCAAATCAATTCTACTTTTGTGAGACTTAGGTCCTCAAGATCGGGCACGTTAATTATGTTCCCCTCATCGATTTATCATAAGACTCCTAGGTACGAGGGATTTGAAGAGAGAAAGTCAATCATATTTAATGTGTTCTTTGACAATGGGAGTGAAGCTCATGTAGCAACGCCTGATGAACTCATCATCTAAATAGATGTGAGTCTTTCGTGCAGACTCTACGATTGTCGGAAACCCCCATAAGGAGATACGGTTTTTACTGTATCTCCTTTTTTCGTTTTATGGTTAAATAGTAGTGGATCATATTTTTCATTTTATTAACCACAAAGAACTTTGTTGTTAATGCGTGATCCACAAACGGATGCCTTCGGGGTCCACACAACACAAACTCGCTTTTAAAGGAGCTAAAACTATGACCGGCCTTCAGAGGTGGCGTGCTGCAGACCTGCCTGCACTTGTCGATCGTATAAATAAATACAGTATCGGACTCGATGATTATTTTGATCGTCTCGCGGAGCTGAACGGGACACAAAACAGTTATCCTCCATACAATTTAGTTCAGGTAAGCAACGTCGAATATCGACTTGAACTCGCACTAGCTGGATTCAAAAAAGAAGATGTCAAAGTCTACACGGAGCATGGAAGGCTCTTTGTCGATGGGAAGAAAGACGGTGACGAACATCCCCCAGAATACCTCCATCGAGGACTGGCTCAACGATCTTTCTCCAGAGCTTGGAATTTATCAGATCAGACGGAAATTAGATCAGTTACATTTGAGGATGGGTTACTTTCAGTAACTCTTGGTAAGGTTGTTCCTGATCATCATCAACGTAAAGACTACCTCTAAATAGATGTACCTGCGTGCCATGCAGTGGGGTTGCCTTTAGGGGTAACCCCTTTTATAATTTTTGAAAAACTATGTCTGTATTACTTTTAATGCTCAAGTCTGGCGAAGAACTTATCGCCGAAACAAAAGAACTTATTCTAGAAGACAAAGTAGTTGGATTTCAATTAATTAATCCACAAGTTCTTTCTTTATCTAGGGCTAGTACTTTGAATGAAGAGGAAAAAGAAAGTAAAATCAGTGTAAACTTCTCTAAATGGCAAATTTATTCTGATGATACTGAATTTAGAATTCCTGTTGATTGGGTAGTAACTGTCTGCAACCCAATTGAATCTTTGAAAACATCTTACGAGGCTAAATTTAATGAACGTACAGTGTCTACTATTTCAGAATGACTTGGTGGTCATTGCTGAAGTCGTTGAAGTGATGTCTGAGATCGGTGATCCAGATTGTAAACTAGTAAAACCATTCAGGATCTTGGGTCGTCATGAGGCTCCAGATATGACACCTGATGAACGGATCCAACCATGGTTGGACTTTACGGAACAGTCTGATATAATGGTGAGGTCATCGGATATTATCACGTTCGTTGAACCAGCTCCTCAGTTGCTGGCCCATTACATGACTCTTATTGATTGATGCGATTTTATACAAACGTTCAAATGGTCGGGGACCAAATTCTCGTTAGGGGATATGAAAACGGTAGACGTTTCATGAACCGCGAGTCTTTCAACCCGACTCTTTTTGTGCCTGCAAAAGGTAAGAGTAAGTTCAAAACTCTTGAGGGTGATTATGTAAGTCCTGTTAATCCTGGTACGATTCGTGAGACCCGCGACTTTATTAAGAAGTATGATGGTGTTGACGGATTCAAGATCTATGGATTTGAACGTTTCATCTATCAATATATTGCTGACAATTATCAGCAAGATCATATTGAATTTGATATGTCAAAGATCAATCTGGTCACGATTGATATTGAGACCAAGGCTGAGTATGGATTTCCTGATGTGGAGTCTGCTGCTGAGGAGATGCTTCTGATCACGATTCAGGACTTCAATACCAAACAGATCATCACCTGGGGTGTGGGTCCGTTCGTCAACAAACAGAAGAACGTGGACTATCGTCAGTTCTCTGATGAGAAAGCCATGTTGAATGGATTCATCCACTGGTGGATCGAGAACACCCCTGACGTGGTGACAGGGTGGAACTGTGAGTTCTTTGACCTTCCATACCTGGCAGGACGCCTGGCGAGGGTCCTAGGGGACAAGATGATGAAACGTCTGTCTCCCTGGGGTCTGGTGACGCAACAAGAAGTCTTCGTGATGGGTCGTAAGAACTTCTGTGTGGATGTTGGTGGTGTAGCCATCCTGGATTACATGCGTCTGTATCGGTGGTCTCCTGGTACTCCTAACCAAGAATCATTTCGTCTTGACTACATCGCACAACAGGAACTCGGTCAACAGAAACTAGATCACAGTGAGTTCGATACGTTCAAAGATTTCTACACTCATGGGTGGCAGAAGTTTGTTGAATACAACATCGTTGACGTGGAACTGGTTGACCGTTTTGAGGACAAGTTGAAACTGATCGAACTTGCTCTCACTATGGCTTATGATGCTAAGGTGAACTATCAGGATATTTTCTTCCAAGTTCGACTCTGGGACTGCATTATCTACAACTATCTGAGGAAGAAGAACATTGTCATTCCTCCAAAAGAGAGATCTGAGAAGGACGAAAAGTATGCAGGTGCCTATGTGAAAGAACCGATCCCTGGAAAGTATGATTGGGTTGTCAGTTTTGACCTTAATTCTCTGTATCCTCACCTGATCATGCAGTACAACATCTCGCCCGAGACTCTTATTGAGGAGAGACATCCTACTGCAACCGTTGATAAGATCTTGAATGAAGATCTTACTTTTGAGTTGTACAAAGACTATGCAGTTTGTGCCAATGGTGCAATGTATCGTAAGGATGAACAGGGATTTCTCCCTGAGTTGATGCAGAAATACTATGATGAACGTGTCATCTTCAAGAAGAAGATGATTCAAGCCAAGAAAGACAATGAGAAGACGCCATCTATTGCTTTACAAAAGGAAATCGCTCGTTGCAATAACATTCAAATGGCGAAGAAGATTTCTCTTAACTCTGCTTATGGTGCTATTGGTAATCAATACTTCAGGTATTACAAACTAGCTAATGCAGAGGCCATCACTTTGAGTGGTCAGGTATCAATTCGTTGGATTGAAAATCGAATGAACGGATATCTAAATAAACTATTGCAAACTGAGGAAGTCGATTATGTCATCGCATCTGACACTGACTCAATCTATCTTAATCTTGGACCTCTTGTTACTAAATTTCTTGGTAATAAGTCTGATGATAAAACAGCGATTGTTGGCTTACTTGATAAGATCTGTCAAGACAAGTTGGAACCATTCATCGATAAGTCTTATCAGGACCTTGCGGATTATGTTCAGGCATATGATCAGAAGATGTTCATGAAACGTGAGAACATCGCTGATCGTGGTATCTGGACTGCGAAGAAACGATACATTCTCAACGTGCATGACTCTGAAGGTGTTCGATATGCAGAACCCAAACTAAAGATCATGGGTATCGAAGCTGTGAAGTCTTCGACTCCTGCACCTTGTCGTCAAGCCATTAAGGATGCACTCAAGGTAGTCATGAAAGGTACTGAAGATGAAGCTATTGACTTCATTGAAAACTTTCGCAAAGAGTTCAAGAGTCTTCCTCCCGAAGATATTTCATTCCCTCGTTCCGTGAGTGAGGTTACCAAGTACAAGAGTAATCGGGCCATCTACGAGAAGGGAACGCCCATTCATGTTCGTGGTGCTCTACTCTTCAATCATCATGTAAAACGTCTTAACTTGGATAGTAAATACTCTTTAATTAAGAATGGAGAGAAGATCAAATTTTGTTATCTTCGCAGTCCAAACCCAATTCATGAAAACGTGATGTCTTTTATCCAAGACTTCCCTAGAGAGTTGGGTCTTGAGAAGTATGTGGATTACGATCTTCAGTTTGAAAAATCATTTCTAGATCCTTTGAAAATCATCCTAGATGTGATAGGATGGGGTGTGGAAAAAACCGTAAACTTAGAATCCTTTTTCCTATGAAAGATCAATATGTCATCGATGATGGCGAATCAAAACAAGATAAATGGAATCGTGGATTAGATCTTTTTGTCGAAAGTGTCCTTAAACCAGACCCTGCACTTCGACAATGTGCTCACAATCAGAGGTGTTACCACGAACTGATGGACGTTCGTCAAAATGTGTTAGAGTATTTGAAAACCTTGAGGTGGAACTGAATGGATTTTTTGAAAGACATTGTAAAGGAGATTGGTGGCGAATACACCCAACTTGCATCAGAAATTGATGAGTCTGAAACTTACGTGGACACGGGTTCGTACATCTTTAACGGACTTGTTTCAGGTAGTCTATTTGGTGGTGTATCTGGGAATAAGATTACTGCCATTGCTGGCGAGTCTAGCACTGGAAAAACTTTTTTCTCCCTTGCTGTCGTCAAGAACTTTCTGGATTCTAATCCTGACGGTTATTGCCTCTATTTTGACACTGAGGCTGCTATTACCAAATCTCTCATTGAGTCTCGGGGTATTGACACCAGTCGTCTGATTGTTGTAAACGTTGTTACAATTGAGGAGTTTAGGGGTAAAGCTCTGAAAGCTGTGGATATATACCTTAAGAAACCAGAGGATGAACGCAAACCCTGTATGTTTGTGTTAGACTCTCTCGGTATGCTGTCTACAGAGAAAGAGATCACTGACGCACTGAACGACAAACAAGTTCGTGATATGACCAAATCTCAACTGGTCAAAGGTGCTTTCCGTATGATCACTTTGAAACTGGGACAGGCTAAAATCCCAATGATCGTAACTAATCACACCTATGATGTCATCGGTGCTTATGTCCCTACAAAAGAAATGGGAGGAGGCAGTGGCCTCAAGTATGCAGCAAGTACAATCATCTATCTCTCAAAGAAAAAAGAGAAAGATGGTACAGAAATCGTCGGAAATCTTATCAAGGCTAAGACTGCTAAGTCGCGTTTGAGTAAGGAAAATAAAGATGTTACGGTACGTTTGTATTACGATGAGCGTGGCCTTGATCGTTATTATGGTCTTCTTGAACTCGGTGAGATTGGCGGTCTCTGGAAGAACGTCGCCGGACGTTACGAAATGGATGGCAAAAAAGTATATGCCAAACAAATCCTTAAAGAACCAGAAACATATTTTACTCCAGAAGTAATGGAACAACTTGATGAAATTGCGAAGAACGAATTCTCATACGGTTAGAACTTACGATAAGATCCTGAACTTAGAACAGTGTCAGGGTCTTATTTCTGCATTTGAGGGTATGTCTCAATATCATGAAGCTGTAAAAAATGATGGTAGACCTAACTTCACTCAACTGAATGTAAATAGACATTATGTTCAGTCAATCAACTATCTGGTTGATAGAGTGAAGACATGCCTTGAAATATATGAATCTGATTTATTGGGACTTACTAGACACATGCCTCCAGTGAAGTCATTGGAGAGTTTTAGAATTAAAAAGTATGTTCCTGGTGGTAATGATCGATTTGATGAACATGTGGATGTGGGTGACCACTCCAGTGCCAGAAGGTATTTGGCCATGTTATTTTATCTCAACGATGTTGAGGAAGGAGGGGAGACAGTCTTCCCTTTCCATGATATGATGGTGAGACCCAAGACGGGTTCTGTCTTGGTGTTTCCGCCAACGTGGGAGTATCCACATACTGGCCGTCCACCCATTAGTGGACCGAAGTACATAATGAGCACGTATCTCCACTATGGATAGAGTCGAAAATACAATTCTTCGGACTATGATTCATGACGAGGACTACCTTCGTAAGGTGGTCCCTTTTATTGAACCATCATATTTTGAAGATCGTAAAGATCGTGTGATCTTTGATGAGATTGCAAAATTCATCGTCAAGTATGACAAACCTATCTCCCAAGAGATTCTCACGATTGAGATTGGGAATCGTGATGATGTCACGGATGAAGAACACAAACAACTCTTAGATCAGATTTCTATCCTAGATAGAGAGCCTGTCAATAGTGACTGGATTCTGGACACCACCGAGAAGTGGTGTAAAGAACGTGCGATCTATCTTGCCCTGATGGAGTCAATCAAGATTGCTGATGGACAAGATAGTAAAAAAGGAAGGGATGCTATCCCAAGTATTCTGAGTGATGCTCTTGCAGTATCATTTGACAATCATATTGGTCACGACTATCTTGAAGATTATGAGCAACGTTACGAGGTATATCACCGAAAAGAAGAAAAGATCTCTTTCGACCTTGAGTACTTCAACAAAATTACAAAAGGTGGTCTCCCTAACAAGACTCTCAATATCGCACTTGCTGGTACAGGCGTCGGCAAGTCTTTATTCATGTGCCACTTGGCTAGCTCCGTCCTCCTGCAAGGGAAGAACGTTCTGTATATCACTCTTGAAATGGCAGAAGAGAGAATTGCTGAGCGAATTGACGCCAACCTTCTTAACGTCAACATCCAGGAGATTGCGGACCTTCCGAAGGTAATGTTTGAAAACAAGGTGAGTAACCTGTCCAAGAAAACTCAGGGTCAACTCATCATTAAAGAGTATCCTACTGCTTCTGCTCATGCTGGACATTTTCGCGCCCTTCTTAACGAACTTGCACTTAAGAAGTCTTTTAGACCTGATATTATATTTGTGGATTATCTCAATATTTGTACCTCATCGCGTTACAAAGGGTCTGCCAATATTAATTCCTATACTCTTATTAAGTCTATTGCAGAGGAACTTAGAGGATTGGCTGTCGAAGCCGAGGTCCCTATCGTATCTGCCACCCAGACCACTCGTTCTGGTTATGGTAGCTCTGATGTTGACATTACTGACACTAGCGAATCCTTTGGTCTCCCTGCTACTGCTGATCTTATGTTTGCCCTTATTTCCACAGAAGAGTTGGAACAGTTGGGACAGATTATGGTGAAACAGTTGAAGAATCGATACAACGATCCTACAATCAATAAACGATTTATTGTAGGTATTGATCGAGCCAAGATGCGTCTGTATGATTGTGAACAGACTGCACAAGATGACATTCTTGACTCTGGTCAAGAATCGGGTTATGATGAACCCGAATCCAAATTCAAAAGTAAATTCGCGGAGTTGAAGTTTTGAGTACCGTAGATACTGAAAAATACAAAGAGTTTGTCAATGCTGTTACCTCACAAGAAAGTAAAGAAGAGAGTGTATTCTTTGAACGTCTTGAGTACCTCAAAAACAAAGACTTTCCTACCCAGCGACTGCTTACTGCTGCTGTAGGTATGTCTGCCGAATCAGGTGAGTTTACTGAAGTTGTGAAGAAGATTGTTTTTCAAGGTAAAGAACCTACCGAAGAAAACCTGTTCCACCTGAAACGTGAACTTGGTGATATCATGTGGTATGTGATGCAGGCCTGTATGGGTCTTGATATTACTCTGGATGAAATCATCGAGATGAATGTTGATAAACTTGTCAAACGATATCCTGGTGGAGAGTTTGATGTCCACTATTCTGAAAACCGTAAGGAAGGAGATCTCTGATGGCTTTATCTAAATCAGTTGAAGAATCCCTTAAAGAAGCTGAGGGTGCTTTACGTAACGCACTTGCATTTGCTGCACGTCAAGAACAACCTTACGTCGGCAAACAAATTGCAGAAATGATCATGAACATTGATCAACTACAAAAGATTGACAAGTTGTTTGATAAACTTGAAAATCGCGAACCAGGTAGTAGTGGTTCTTTTGGTAATTTCTTTGATGATAACGAATGAAAACTGTAACATTAACAATGTCTGTCTATCAGGCTGCAGCAGTACGTGAATCTCTTTTCACTGATACTAGAGAATATACTTATGGTCCCGCATGTCCAGAACGTGTCTTTGAAATTCGTGAAGTAATTACTGATCTGGATGATGCAATTCAAACTGCTTTAGATAAAGAATAAGATGCTTAGTCTCTGGATCCACCTAGTAGCATTCTTTCAAGTTGTTGTGATGAATTGTATTCAACCTGTCAACTGGAAGTATTGTTATAGGGTGGATCAGTGGTTGATTCCAGATCTTATAGAAGGTTATCAACTATGGAGAGGTGAAAAACATCCTTATCAGAATGAAAAGGATTATCTTCAAAATAAATAAGAGGGCTCAGGCCCTCTTTTTTTATGGCTTCCCTATCGGTTAAAGACCTAGGAAAAAGAAATAATTTTTCTATATTCTTGAGTCGAATTAGATTTAAAAAAGAGTTTACCTTAATCAATAACGGTGGAAAGGTAAAGATTAATCCATTATTGTTAAATGAAGTAAAAAGTATTAATGACTTAAACGACTACAAAGTCGGTCAAAGTATTATGTTGCCTGTTTTGGGTGGTAGTGGAGTTAGATTATCTCAAATTTACAAGGACGCAGAATTTTCTGGTAGAACACAGGCAACTACTGCTGCTGAAGATAAAGAAATTGTTGAAGTCAATAAAGAACTGCAAAAAATTAAAGACAGTATGGGTGTTGATTCTATTCCCTTGAAAGTTGGAAAGTCAACGTATCCAGTTGTAAGATGTGAGAGTACTCCAGGTGTTCCAAAGTGTGACTTTCATTTTATCTTGGAAGGTGGTGGATATGGGGGTCACATTTCACATAAAGATGGTACAACACCTAGATCTTTCCAACAATGGTCTGGTACATCTGCTAGGGTCGAAAAATTAATATCCGAACATCCAGAGACAAAGGCTTTTATCACTAAATTGAGTGCAATGTATCCAGCCGGATTGCCTCAAGCTTCTAGTTTTGGTAGAAAAATAAAAGATAATAAACTTAAGTATCTTGCCGTTTATGGTAGAGATTATGGTGGACCATATGGGGAGAACAATGTGGATGTTGCGATGCAAGGTAATCTGTCTATCAAGAAGGAAGGGACAGCCTATAAACTGGTCGCTTCTGCACACTCATATAAGAACGGAGACCCTATAGTAGGTGGGTACGAACCAATCTTTCTTGCCGTTTACAAAGGTGCAGATCGCAGTGACTATGGTATCAAGGGAGCAAGAATAACGATCAGTCCACTTGGCGGCAGAACTGTAAAACAATTCATCTGATGGCAAAAAACACTCACCTGGAACACCTTGAAGACGACATCCTTAACCAGGGGAAACAGGGGGGTTTCAATGCAATAACATTTCTCAGAGAACTTGGAGAAATGTTAAGTGTATCTAAGTCAAACGTAAGGGTTACGACTAAATGGGATGGAGCTCCTGCAATTATTTGTGGGACTGATCCAGTATCCAAACAGTTTTTTGTCGGAACTAAATCTGTTTTTGCAAAGACTGCACCTAAAATCATCTACAGTGAAGCTGATGCAAGTCGAATCTATGGTGACAGTCAACTTGCACAAAAACTAAAAGACTCCTATAAGTATCTTTCTAAATTGAAAGATAGAATTCCTGGAGTGTTGCAGGGTGATTTACTCTTTACAGATGATAAAGACACTCGCTTGGTAAACAATGAACAGTGTGTTACGTTTCAACCCAATACTATTGTCTATGCGATACCTGTTTCTAGTGACATGGGTAAGCGCTCTCTCCGTGCAAAACTTGGAATTGTCTTTCATACCACCTACGTTGGTCCCACTCTTGATGATCTGAACGCACAATTTGGAGCTGATGTTTCACAATTGCAAGGTGATCCTGAAGTGATGGTGTTTAGTTCTGATTTTAGAGATGTTACGGGCACCGCTAGTATGACTCCGATTGAGTTACAACAATTCAATCTGTTAGTGAATCGTGCGGAAGGATCTTTGAAACAAGCCAGTGCGTTTCTGGATCTTCTTGGCGATTATGGTCAGAGTAAATTTCAAATGAATAAACTGTTCAAACAGTTTTTCAATTCATATATCCGACAAGGTAAAAAGATTACAAATGCACAACTTGTGGTCAATGACTTCAACAAGTACTATAGTGATCTCTTGACGAAAGAAGTACAGTCTAAAAAGACAGTAGCTACTCAAGATAAATATTTGAAGATCAAGACAGAAGGACTTGATTTCTTAAAGAGAAATCAAAAATCCGTATATTTTACTGTCGCTTCATATATGAATTTGATCGAAGCGAAGAACTATGTCATTCGTAAACTTGAGAGGGTTCAGGAAATCGGAACCTTTCTTCGCACTGACAACGGATATAAAGTCACGGCTCCAGAAGGATTTGTGGCCATCCGTTCGGGGAACGCACTCAAGTTAGTTGATAGACTGGAGTTCTCAAGGGCCAACTTCACTGCAGACAAGAACTGGGACAAACCGTGAGTTTCTTTAAAAAAGTCAGAACTATTCTTGAAGGTCAGACGATGGCCTCTCAACAGGCCAAACAGATGGGTCTGAGAGGAAATGACCATGGTGATTGGTATGATGCTGAGGGTAATCTCCGTGCCAAAACGGTAAAAGGTAGACTCCAGATCTTCAAAGGGAAACAGGCTGCAAAACCAGAACAACCTGTCCAGAAAGAAAAGGAACAGGATTCTGAAGAAAGAACTTCTGATACAATCACTGTGGGTTTTGGTCGTTTCAATCCCCCCACGATTGGTCATGAAAAACTGATCAACACGATTGCACAGACTGCTGGTAAGGGTGGCCAGTATCGTATCTATCCTTCACGTTCTCAGGATCCTAAAAAGAATCCTCTGGAAGCCAGTGACAAGGTTAATTACATGCGTCAGATGTTTCCTGATCATGCAAACTCGATCATTGATGATGATAAGACCAGAACTATTTTTGATGTATTGAAGGCGGCTCATGGAAAAGGATATTCCTCTGTCAATATTGTGGTTGGGTCCGATAGAGTTAAAGAGTTTGAAAACTTGGCCAACAAATACAATGGTCAGTTATACGACTTTAAGAAGATTAATATTGTATCGGCCGGCGAGCGTGATGCCGATGCCGAGGGTGTCGAGGGTATGTCTGCATCTAAGCTACGTAAAGCCGCATTAGATAATGACTATGAAACTTTCAAGTCTGGCATTTCTAAGAACCTAGACGACAAGACTACCAAACAACTTTACAATACTATCCGTAAGGGCATGAAAGTGAAGACTGAAGGTTGGCAAGTTGCACCTAAACTCTTCCCTGACACTTTGCGTGAAAACTATTTTGCTAAGAAACTTTTTCAGGTTGGCACATGGGTTGAAAATATGAACCATGGTTTGATTGGTAAAATCACACGTAGTGGTGCAAACTATGTGATTGCAGTCACAGAAGACAATATCATGTTCAAGTCCTGGTTGAAAGATCTTATCGAAGTATCTGATAAAGATCATAAGGAGTTTGGAACACCAAAATATACCGAATATACTGCATCTAAAGTTCCAGGACAATACCCAATTATAAATAAACTTAGGCAACAGTATCGTAAAAATTATAGAAAGTCATGAAGGACTCTAGACAGGTTCGTTCTGAGTATCAGTCATTTGTTGATGCTTATGGTAAGATCGCTGAAGCTTCTGTACAACCAGAGGAAGATAGAAAGCGTTTGACAAAGGGCAACCCAGAAGGAACTCCACGTCTTCCTTTGGGTGGTGACCGCCGTCCTATGGTGAAAGTCCGCAAGGAAGGTGCTTTTACAGAACAGGCAGAGAAATATGAAATGTCTGTCAAACAGTTTGCTAGATTTGTTGAATCGAATCAACTGTTGTTCTCTGTAGACACTCGCAAGAAGGCACAGGTTGCCAATGCCTTTCAAGGTTTCAAAGAAACTACAGAGTGGGATGAGTTCTTTGGTGATACAGAACTAGTAGAACAAGAACAACCAAGGGGTCAAGATCCTTCCAAACAAAGATTTAATGATCCTAAAAAAGAACTTCAAAGAAGAAGAGTAACTGCACCTAAAGGTGTTGGAGTTCCCTCTCAACAACGAGGATATGGTAGTCTGAAGGATAGTATTGAGTGGGATGAGAAAGAAATCAATGATGTTATCCTTGAGGTAACTACTAAGGAAACCAAGTCTGGAACCAAGTATAAGGTTCGTGTGAAGCATAAGGATACTGGTTCTTCCTATGTTCGTTATGCAACCAGAGAGATGATTGCTCAGATGCGTAATGATCCTAAGATTGCATCGGTTGAGATGACCGATGAAGGCGATGCACCTGAGGACAAGGGTGAAAAGAAAGCCCTTGAGAAAGGCGGTGGTGATCTTAAGAAAGCTCCTGAAAAAGAAGATACCAAGAGAGCTGCATCTGCAGGGGGTGGTTTTGCAGGTAAAGTTAAGAAGAGAAGTGTAACCACCGAGGCCAAGAAACTTGATCCCGTTGGTAAAGAAGATGGTGACATCGACAACGATGGTGATGAGGATGCTTCCGATTCATACCTTGCAAATCGTCGTAAGACTGTTGCAAAGGCCATGGGTAAGAAAACCCACCTTTGTGCAAAAGACGTAAAGTATAAGGGTAAGAAGGCCAAGTGCATCCCCGAAATGCACACCATGTTGGAAGACGGAACCGTAACTCATTACGATATTCAGTTTGAAGACGGTGACATTCTTGAGAACATTGCAGTAGAGAACCTTGAGGTTGTCTATGCAGAAGCTCATGAACACTTTGACAACTACGCCAAGAACGCTGAAGTTCTGGGTGAGTCTTCCTGTGGTTCTGACCGTAAGAAGAAAAAGAAAGGTTATAAAGAATCAGTTTCTAATTGGAGACAAGACCTTTCTGAAGTAATGTCTGATGATGACAAGAAGAAGGCTAGAAAGGTTAATAACAAAGTAGAGATCATGCCTCAGTGTGAGGAGAAGAAAGTTGAGTGTCCTAAGTGTGAAGGTGAGGGATGCAAACATTGTGATGACAAGGGCTATCACACTGAGAATGTGATGGGTGGTCCTGTTCTTCCTGGTGAAAAGGGTAAGAAAGTTTATCCAAGAGGTCAGGGCCCAAGACCAACTGGTGCTCAACTTCCCACTTTCCAAAAGGCTGATTATGAACCAGAAGGTGAGATGGTTGAGGGTGCGATATCAGGAGAGTTGGATACGTCTGATAGAGATCCCAACAAATACAAAAAGGTGGGCCCTCGATCCCCAGGTTCGGCATCTGCGGTAGGATCATTAGATACGTCTGATAGAGATCCCAACAAATACAAAAAGGTGGGCCCTCGATCCCCAGGTTCGGCATCTGCTGTTATGAGAAACTCATATGAACCAGAAGGTGAGATGGTAGAGGCAGCTCCAGTTCCTCATACTAATGTGAAGTATGATAAACATATGAAAAAATATGTTCCCACTGGTGGAGTTCCTGCACCTAGAGCAAAGAAAAAACCAACCACACAAATGGCTGGTTATGAACCAGAAGGTGATCAAATTGATGAGTTCTTCGGCGGTCCAAAAACTGTAACTCCAAAACCAGGGGAAAGTGGATCTGGAACTAAGTCTGTTCAGGTTGGCAAAAGATACCCTGCCAAATTGAATGGTCAACCAGTTATGAAAGTTTATGATAAAACAGGTGGTTCTACAACAAAACCCATGAGTGCGATTGAAAAGATTGGACTCTACCGCAAATATGGTCATGGTCAAATTGGACCTAGAAATTGATGAAAACATTCAAACAGTTTCAGGACTTGATTGAAAAAACTCTGACTGAACCTGAGAAGGATAAGAAAGAGGAAATCGTCAAGTCCATGAAAAAGAAGGGTGACTTCTCCAAGTATGGTGATCGTGCAAAGGAAGTGATGTACGCCACTGCAACTAAGATTGCAAAAAAGAAAGCGTGATCCTATATAGAAGGTAGCTGTTTTTCAAATCATGGCAAAGTTCTTAGTTCCACTCGCAATCAAGGTCATCGACGCCGCTGTTGATGCAATTCCTGAGAATCTGGATGATTTGATCAAAAGATTTTTAATTGGTCTTGCAAAGAAAGCAGTATCGAGAACTGATAACACTGTAGACGATCAACTTGTATCGGCACTGGAGTCAGCACTCTTCCCAGAAACAACTAATTAAAAATGAAAACATTTAGACAGTTTGTAAACGACATTACTGAAATCCAAGAAGATTCACGTCGTACCAGTAACAAGCAACATACTCAACGTGTGAAGGCCAACATTAAGACTTTTGGAAGCAACTATACTCCTCCTAATAACTGGGTTCCCGATGCTGGCCCAAGTGGTGAAGGGGAAGTTCTTACTCGTAAACAGATTGAGAAGGGTCGTCGTAAGGCACTGAGAAATTCAGGTACAAGCGGCCGTACTGGTCGTGGTGGCCGTGGTGGGGGTGGATTTAGTTCACCTGACACCGCAACTTATAGTGGTATTAGTTCATTTGATCCATCAAGACACGGTGGAGTCTGAGTCTACTTTTGAAACTGTCTACTGGGAGGTCTTCGGACCTCCTTTTTTTATAAATAAATTATAGGAAAAGTTACTGTAGGAATCACCATGGCTCTTTGGGGCAATAACGATAACGTTACAGTCGCAGGAACTGTTGTCATTAGTGGCACTACTGTGACTGGAACTGCAACGACATTTACTGACTTCTCTGTGGGTCAGGTTATCACCGTAGGTGCTGGTCAAACTCAAGGTTTTGCTACGATTGTTGGTATCACCAGTGATACTTTGATGACGATTGCAGACGTAGATGCTCTTGACACTGGAACAATCTCTGGTGCTTCTTATATTATTAGTGATGCACCCATTTATTTGGATGAGGATCCCGCATACGCACCAACTTCGGCCAACGCAGAAAGAGATTACACAGGTAGAGTTCATGGTGTCGCCGCAAATACACCAAACAGAACTCACGTTGCTCATGCTGGTTGGGTAGGAGTTACAACCTATGTTGACACTCACGGTAACCTGAGAACCAAGAGTGAAGTCTATGTTGCTGCTTCTGGTATCAGCACTGGTAACACGGTTCTCCCTCCTAACAGCTGATAAATAAAGTCACATTCTTTCGTGACTTATGCAATTTCATGAGTTGAACGAAGACAACTACATGATGTTCGCAATAAGAAACTATGATAATCCTCAGGCTATAACGTCTGAGGATTTCTATGATGATCTAAAGCGATTCAAATACATCAAACGTTTGCTTCGTCGATATAAAAAAACAGGTGTATTAAAGACTCATCTGTTGTTAAATCATTTCATTAGTGTATATAATGTTTTTGGAGACGCAGCCACACCGTTGTTGTTCTACAAAATTGATATGGATCTTTGGAGTTCTATGAAGTCTTTTGTCATCTATCTTGGTAGACTTCCAGAAGTTCCAAAAACATCTTTACATGATGTGATGGTTGACTTAGATGTGTACAAAGCGTTGACAGAAGTCTAATGGACAAACGTTTAGATAAAGTTATTCAATATTTTCGTGAAGAAGGCATGAGTGTTGGTGCCTCTGGATTCACTGCAGATGCTCCTGCAGAGGGTCCTAGAGCTGGTTTTGATCCTAGTCTTGGTAGGATCGATAGAAGAAAGAAAAAGAATAAAAATTATCCAACAGAACTGACAAAATTTTATAATAAATTAATGAAATATAAGGGTGACGTTTACAAAGCCACTAAGTAACGACAATGGCCTTCGGTCTTGGTAAGTTAGCTGTTCTAGAATCAAAACTTGACATCTACGAGGATCTTTCCAAAGAGATGTTGGATAAGTTAGAACGTGCTGTCACGACCATCTCTGATAATAGTAATAAAATTGCTATAGTTCTGGAACGTCATGAGAATCGTTTAGACGATAATGAGAGATCAGACCAATTGATTATTAAAATGATTGAGGAGATGAAGGTTCAGGAAGAAAAGAACCATCAGATTCTTCACGAAAGAATTGATAGAATTCAGAAAAAAGTAGATTACAATCAAAAGTTTGTAGTTGGTGCTGGTGCTGTATTGGCCACCCTTGTTGCAGTGTTACAACTGGCTACACCCATCATAGAAGTCTTGACATCGAAGAACCAGGTTGGTATGATGAGTGGACTTCAGAGTGCGTCCATTGAACTATATCGACACGAAGTACATCAGTCTAGTTTCGGTTCGTCTACTAAAATTCTCTGAGAAGAAGAAAGGTCTCTATAATTTTCGTTGCCCATATTGTGGTGACAGTCAAAAGTATAAGAATAAGTGTAGGGGATATCTCTTTGTAAAAAAGAATGATTTCGTGTTCAAATGTCACAACTGTGGTGTTGGACGTACACTGGCTAATTTTCTAAAGGATCAAGACAACAATCTCCATGATCAATATGTTATGGAGAGATACAAGGAAGGATTGACTGGGAAGGGTTCTAATACACCTAACCCAGTCTTTAATTTTCCCAAACCAAAGTTTAAATCCAAAGACATATGTTCAGAACTAGATAAGGTTTCTAATCTAAATAAAGAACACTTTGCACGAGGGTATCTACTCGGTAGAGGATTGAAAGATTTGTCCAAGTTTTATTTCTGTCCTAACTTTGTGGAGTGGACTAACAAACATAAAAAAACTTTCGACAAATCATTTAAAGATGATCCACGAATCGTGATTCCTCTCAGGGATGAAAAAGGTAGATTGTTTGGGTATCAGGGTCGATCTCTAAAACCTAATTCAAAACTACGTTACATCACAGTTATGCTTGATGAGGACGCACCTAAAATTTATGGACTTGATACAGTCGATACATCGAAAGACATCTATGTCACAGAAGGACCATTTGACTCCACTTTCCTTAGGAACTCTGTTGCTATGTGTGGTAGTGATGTTGACCTCAGCGGTTTCGATTATCGCTTTATATACGTCTTCGACAATGAACCTAGAAACAAGGAGATCGTTGCAAGAATTGACAAAACCATACAAAACGGAAACAAGGTAGTAATCTTTCCAAATTCCGTGAATGAAAAAGACCTAAATGATATGGTCTTATCTGGACTGAATGTCCAAGATATAGTAGAATCAAATGTATACTCTGGACTAGAGGCTAAACTTAAATTGAACAGTTGGAAGAAGGTATGACGAACGGTATTACGGTTAAAAAGAGAAACGGTTCTATTGAACCGATTGATCTAGAAAAAATGCACAAGATGGTTGAGGCCGCTACTGATGGTCTCGCTGGTGTTTCTGCATCCCAAGTAGAGATCCAGTCTGGTATTCAATTCTATGATGGGATCACAACCCAAGAAATTCAAGAAATTCTGATTCGTTCCGCAAGTGATCTGATTGATTTGGATCATCCTAACTATCAGTTCGTGGCTGCACGACTATTACTCTTTGCAACTCGCAAGAGTCTTTATGGTCGAATGAAAGAACTTCCTCATCTGGTTGACCATATCAACTCTTGTGTGGCTGCCAAGGTCTATGACTATGCGATCTATGATGCCTATTCTCTGGAAGAGATTCGACAGGCTGATAAGTGGATTGATCATGATCGCGACTTTTTGTTTACATATGCAGGTCTTCGTCAGGTGGTTGACAAGTACCTGGTGCAGGATCGTAGTACCAGTCAGGTCTACGAGACTCCACAGTTCATGTATATGATGATTGCCCTCACCATGTTCGCTAAGTATCCTAAAGATACTCGCATGGATTATGTTCGCCGTTACTACAATGCAATCTCCAAACACCGAATCAACATTCCCACACCTATCATGGCGGGAGTGCGAACTCCACTTCGACAATTTGCTAGCTGTGTTCTTGTTGATGTTGATGACACCCTCGATTCTATCTTTAGCTCTGATATGGCAATTGGCCGATACGTTGCACAAAGGGCGGGCATCGGTATCAACGCAGGTCGCATCAGGGGTATCAACGCTAAAATCAGAGGCGGAGAGGTTCAACACACAGGTGTGGTCCCCTTCCTCAAAAAGTTTGAGTCAACTGTCCGATGTTGCACACAAAACGGCATCCGAGGTGGGTCAGCTACTGTCCACTTTCCTATCTGGCACCAAGAAATCGAAGACATTCTAGTCCTTAAGAACAACAAAGGAACTGAGGACAATCGCGTCAGAAAACTTGATTACTCCATTCAACTCTCGAAACTTTTCTATGAACGTTTCATTCAAAACGGAGAGATTTCACTTTTCTCTCCTCATGATGTCCCTGGGCTTTATGATGCTTTCGGGACTGATCGTTTCGATGATTTGTATTGCAAGTACGAATCGGACAATCGAGTACCTAGAAAGACAGTCGGTGCTCAAGAACTAATCCTTGATCTATTGAAAGAGAGAGCAGAGACTGGTCGTATTTACATTATGAATATCGATCACTGCAACTCACACTCTTCGTTCAAAGATAAGGTTGAAATGTCCAACCTATGTCAAGAAATTACTCTCCCAACATATCCACTTCAACATATTGATGACGAAGGTGCAGAAATTGCTCTGTGTATTCTCTCAGCAATCAATGTTGGTAAAATCCGTGAACTTGATGATCTTGAAGACCTCTGTGATCTGGCAGTCCGTGGTCTTGAAGAACTGATTGACTACCAAGAATATCCTATCAAGGCGGCAGAACGAGCCACAAAGGCGCGTAGGTCTCTTGGAGTGGGGTTCATTGGTCTTGCTCATTATCTTGCTAAGTTGGGTCACAAATATGATGATCCTTCTGCACTGACTGCGGTTCATGAACTGACTGAGGCCTTCCAATATTTTCTTCTCAAGTCTTCCAATGAACTTGCAAAGGAGAAAGGTTGGTGTCATGACTTTGGTAGAACCAAATATTCTGATGGTATTCTTCCTATCGATACATATAAAAAAGATGTTGATCAACTAGTAGATATCGAGTTCAACTATGATTGGGAGGGTCTTAGAAAATCTATCTTGGAATATGGACTCCGACACAGCACATTGTCCGCACAGATGCCTTCGGAGAGCAGTTCCGTTGTGTCAAACGCAACCAATGGAATCGAGCCACCTAGAGACTACTTGTCCATTAAGAAATCAAAGAAGGGGCCTCTCAAACAGATTGTTCCTCAATATGGATCTCTTAAGAACAATTACACGCTTCTGTGGGATATGGAGTCCAATAGTGGTTATATTAATATTGTTGCTGTGATGCAGAAGTTCTTTGATCAGGCTATCAGTGGTAACTGGAGTTATAATCCAGAGAACTATCCAGACAATGAAGTTCCTGTGTCGGTCATGGCAAATGACTTTTTGACTACATATAAGTACGGTTGGAAGACCAGTTACTATCAAAACACTCATGACATGAAGAGTGATGAGGTAGAGACAAAAGAAACTACAGATGATATAATTGAACAACTGTTAAAACAAGAAGAGGAAACCTGTGAATCCTGTGCAATTTAAACTCAACACGGAAGACCGTCCTTCTATTGAGGGTATGACAGTCTTCAATTCAGAAAAGGTTGATACTAAAAAACAACCAATGTTCTTTGGTAAACCCCTAGGAGTTCAAAGGTACGATTCATACAAATATCCGATTTTTGATAAACTGACTACACAACAACTTGGATACTTCTGGAGACCCGAAGAGGTGTCTCTCCAGAAGGATCGTGGTGATTATCAATCATTGCGGCCTGAACAAAAACATATCTATACTTCTAACTTGAAGTATCAGATTATGTTGGATAGTGTTCAGGGTAGAGGTCCTGGAATGGCTTTTATTCCATTCTGTTCTCTACCTGAACTAGAGGCTGCTATGACTGTGTGGGAATTTATGGAGATGATTCATAGTCGTTCCTACACGTACATCATCAAGAACATTTATCCAGATCCTTCAGAAGTCTTCGATACTATTACCGAAGATCCTGCCATCCTCAGAAGAGCTGAAACTGTAACTGCTGCATATAATGATTTCATTCAAGCTGCACAAGCTTGGGGTAGTGGTAATCAGTGGGAACATGCGTTGGAGGATTGTGAGTCAGCCAAACACGAAAGGTATGAACTCAAAAGAAAACTCTATCGAGCAATCGCTAACGTCAACATCCTGGAAGGAATTAGATTCTATGTCTCCTTCGCGTGCTCATTTGCATTTGGCGAACTTAAGCTTATGGAAGGATCGGCTAAGATTATCAGCCTTATCGCCAGGGACGAAAATCAACACTTGGTTCTCACGCAAAACATCATGAACAAGTGGCGTGAAGGAGATGATCCAGAAATGGCTCAGATTGCCAAAGAAGAAGAACAGAATGTCTATGAGATGTTCCGCAAGTGTGTTGAAGAAGAACGTCAATGGGCTGAGTATCTATTCAAAGATGGGTCTATGATCGGTCTGAACGATAAACTGTTATGTAAGTATGTTGAGTGGATCGCCAACCGTCGTCTGAAGGCGATTGGACTGAAACCCATCTATGATGTTCCTGCAAGTAATAACCCCCTGCCCTGGACGCAACACTGGATCTCCTCCAAGGGTCTTCAGGTCGCGCCACAGGAGACTGAGGTGGAGTCTTATGTTGTTGGTGGTATCAAACAAGACGTTAAGAAGGACACGTTCAGTGGGTTTAAACTCTGATAAAAATGATTTCTGATTATGAAGTAAAGAGAGATGCATTTTCCCAAGTCAAAAATATAACTTGGGAGGATGTTGCTCTTAAATTGGACCGTGAACTCATTGAAAAAACTCATAGAGTTTTGAATAGACCTTCACAACCTCCTACTTTTATAACACAAAATGACTACTTTCCCAACACCATACGTAAGGCTTACGATGAAGTTTGTGATGTGTATAATTCAAAATTAGCCGTACATGTATATGCATCATTTGATCCAAATGCCACAGTTTTTTCTAGGCATAGTGATTCTATGGATGTTCTAATCGTTCAGGCGATTGGTAAAATGTATTATGATCTTGATGATGGATCTAAAATTACTTTAGATCCTGGAGACAGTCTTTTTATGAAGAGAGGTGTCTATCATAATCCAACTGTAATAGAACCAAGAGTAACTCTAAGTTTTTCTTGGTTGGATAAGTAATGCCTATAAATATCACATAGGGAAACTTGTAGACAAATGAAGACCTTTCAACAATTCAGAGAAGAGAGTCAAGCTAGAAGTGCGGGTGCTCAGGTTAGACAAGCAATTAACAGAGCTACACAAGCAACTTACGATTTTGGTAAGGGATTTGTCACAGGAAAAGCTGGAACTAAACCAGGATCAGCACAACACCAAGGTTCCAACATAAGAAAAGCTGGAGACCGTCTTGCGAATTGGACTACCCAACAGGCATTAAAAAATAAGAAGAGAGATGCTACCATGGTTGGTGATTTTACCAAAGGTGTAGTTACAGGAAAAGATAAGTGATTTAGGGGGGCTTGACCCCCTTTCTTTTTACCTGTAGAATAACTCTGCCAGGGTTCAAGGGAACAGCTATAAATATGCTTTAAAAAGCTATGGGTGATTTATTTGATATTAATCCAGATTGTATTGTTAGTTGGGAATCAATTGATAAAAGTAGAATTTGGTGTATAAAAGACTTTTACAAAAGACCTGATGATATTGTAGAATATATTAAAAGTCATGAACCCAAATATCATAAACGGCATAGTAAAACAAGAAATGGGATAGAATTTCATGATATGAGACATGGTATTGATGTTGATATCACTCATGTTTATAAGTTTTTACAACGTTTTTGTAGACAAACTTACAGTACAAGAAATCCTAAAAAACTATCAACTAATTACATCAGGTTTGAACCTGTTGAATTTAATTCATATAAGGATCACTATTGGTGGCCTCATTACGACTCTGGTTTCACTGCTTTGATTTACTTAAACAAAGATGATGATGAATGTGGAACTAATCTGTATGAATTTAAAGAACCCCGTATAAATGAGAAAGGAAAAATGTATGATATGGAGTTCGATATTCATGAACATGTAAAACCTTGGAAAGAAAAGTCAAGATATAAATTGATACGTTCTATTCCACCAACATACAATAGTTGTGTTATTTTTGATGGGGCTAAATTTCTACATGGTCAGAATGTCTCTAATGTCAGATATTTTGGAGAAGAGTTTCGTTTAAATCAAGTAATTTTCTTTGATTCTAATCCTAATTATTTTCAATAAATAATTCATGACTAATAAAGATCATGAGTTGTGATTATGAAAATCCGTGGTATTTTGAAGGATCACCTTTTCTATCTGAGGATATTAACGATCTGTATGGTTTTGTCTACAGGATCACTAATCTTCAAAATGGGAGAGAGTACATCGGTAGAAAATACTTCTGGTCATTTAGAAAGCCTAGAGGTAAAAGCCGGAGAGTTAAATCTGAAAGTGACTGGAAAAAATACTACGGAAGCTCTGATGAACTTAATCAAGAACGTAGTAAACTCGGAGATCATGCCTTTAGACGTGAAATTCTAAGTCTTCACAAAAAGAAAAGTCATGTAAACTTTGAAGAAACAAAACAGTTATTTCTTAACAACGTCCTGTCTGAGGCCTTGACAGATGGGACACCCAGGTACTACAATTCAAACATTCTGGGACGGTACATGCGTAAGGACTACTATGCTGGAACCAATGGAGAACAACCCAGAAGAAGTCAGGATCATGAAGATCATGATTGAAGGATTCACTAAGTGGTCCGTTGATCGTATGAACTTATTGACTGGCGAATCTAGAGTCGATGACGCAACTTCAATTTATTATGAATTTGAAGAATGGCTCGATCCCGATATGGAGACCGATGTTGTAGTCATTGATGATATGAACTTTGAAGAATGATTTTTATGTTCTGGCCTTTCACACCACCACCACAACCACCAACTCCTGTTCCAATTCCCGTTGAACAATTTAAACCTCAGTGGGAGTGTCCTTCATGTTCTCCTAATGAGAAACATGTTCTTAAAACACTTCAAGAAAAAACGAACATTAAAAGTGTTAACGCTTTAGCTTCAATTCTTGGAAATATTAAACAGGAAAGTAACTTTCATCCCAACATTTGCGAAGGTGGTGCTCGGGTAAATTATAACCAGTGCCATAGTGGTGGTTATGGTCTCATTCAGTGGACTTCTGTAAACCGTTATCTTGGTTTAGGTTCTTTTGCTAATAAGTATGGATGTGACCCCAGTACTATTGAGTGTCAGACTCGTTACATGATCAATGAAGATCAGTTCCAAAAACAACTTCCTATGTTTGAAGGCAACTTCACAGTTGCACAATACATGGTTCCATGTTATTATTGGCTTGGTTGGGGAATTAAAGGTAACCGTGAGGTTTATGCCTATGATTATTCCAAACGTTTAGTTAAAACTTCTTTAAAAGTCGTTTGACTTTTTTTGGGTCAGTAGCTCAGATGGATAGAGCAATTCACTTCTAATGAATTGGTCGGGGGTTCGAGTCCCTCCTGACTCGTTGATAAATACATATGGTTGATTGGATCTATATGTTGTCAACTCAATATCGGCTTCGTCTTGAGTTTATCTGCAAGTGCATTATAAATGGAGAAGAAGTTAAACTCGAAGACATGATTTGGGCAGAAAAACTTGCAAAATCAAATGGATCTGCTGGGGAGATGTTGAGGAAGGCTAGAAGAATCGCCCAGAACCCCAACATACAAGAAGGAAGTCTGGACGATTTTATGAATAAGATGGACTTAGGAGACCCCGATCCATCTAATCACAGAACGGGGTTCTCATCTGCTGATGAAATTGTAGACTGGTTTCAAAGAGATAAACCTGATGATTGGAGACAAAGAGATTAATTCCACTTCTGTGGGAACCAACCTTTAATTTTTTTTGCTTGAGTTTCAAACTCTTCGAGTTTTGCAATACGAGCTTCTAGTTCTGCAAATTTCTCTTCAGAAATCTTGTCGTACTTAGACATATATACATCATCAGAAATTTCTACCGCCGGTTCTGTGGAAACCAATGGTTTCTTAGTAGTTTTCCTGGTTGCCATTTTCACATAGATAGATTACAATTTATTTATTCAATCCTCTATAGCTCAATTGGCAGAGCACGGAGCTGTTAACTCTGGGGTTCCTGGTTCGAGTCCAGGTGGAGGAGTAAGGAACTTGAGATGTTCCAACCAAAGGTGCCTAGCGGTTCGGATATACCGAAACCCTGCAGTTAGGAATCAGCCCCCTTTGGATATTCGGGGAGGACCCCTGTCTTACTCCATTGTCAAACTGTCAGAATGTTGGGTTTAAATGCCCCAGGTGTTATCGACGCCAATGCATTCGGATAAGTGCAGTGTTTCGGGCGATTAACTCAGCGGTAGAGTGGCCTCCTTACAAGTGGTAAGTCACTGGTTCGATTCCAGTATCGCCCATGATCTTAAAATTAAATATGGATCAACATCAAGAAATTAAATCCGAACTATTAGAAATCAAAGGTATGTTGAAAGATGTTATCAGTCAGATGCAATCAATGCGGGAAAGAATTGAGATCGTGCGACAACAAAACTCACGCTTGTGGGTGTCCGAATATGACGACGATTATTTGCGATAAAGTGACCGCCATTGATTTAAGTAAAGTTGTCTTACTTAATTCTATAGAGAATGTAAATAAACATGGTGTTCTGTCAAGTCGGGACTTAGAATATCAGGAGAACCGACGCAAACGAAAGGTTCGTAAATTAGATTTTGAGGAACGATGATCAATCTTCATCACAAGTTTAATCATTACTTACATACAGATAGAAAACTAGACATTGCAAACGTTGAAGAAAAAGTTGTTAGTTATGGTTGGCTTGATGATGGTATTAACCTAACTGGTTACTATGTTCTTACTGAAAATTTTGAATTAGTATTTGATTTACAAGACAAGTATCAATACAAAGTACCCAGAAAGTCTCAAGCTGCTGTAAGAAAAACTAAATAAACCAAGTCTATTTTGACTCATGAAAATCTTTTTAGATACTGCTGACACTGAAGTCATCAGTAGGCATTTTGCTACAGGTTTAATTGATGGGGTTACAACAAATCCTTCTCTGATTAAGAAGAGTGGGAGAGATCCAGAAGATGTTTATCAAGAACTAATTGATCTTGGAATCAAAGACATCAGTATGGAAGTTGTGGGTAATGGTATTGAGATGGCCCGAGAAGGGGAACGTCTCTATAAAAAATTTGGAAAATGTGCAACGATTAAAGTTCCTTGCACACCAGATGGTTTATATGCATGTAGGGTTCTTTCAAAGAACTTGATTAGAGTTAACGTTACTTTAATCTTTAGTGCTGCACAAGCTATCCTCGCTGCAAAAGCTGGTGCAACTTACGTTTCTCCCTTTGTTGGAAGACTTGACGATAATTCTATCGCTGGTCTTGAAGTAGTAAGGTCTATTGCAGGGGTCTATCAGGTTCAGGAAGTGCATACTCAGATACTTGCTGCATCTATTCGCACCGTACAACGAGCCGTAAGGTCCTGGTACAACGGTGCCCAGGTCGTCACAATGCCACCTAAGGTATTTGAAGACATGTACAAACACGTTCTCACTGATAAAGGTTTAGAAATTTTCGACAATGACTGGAAATCCGTTCAATCACGATGAAGAAGTAGACAGTCAAGAAACTGTCCAAGAGGAGTCCACGGAGGACTTGCCTGAGGACTACCTGTCCTTGTATACTACACATAACGACGCGAGTTGATCACGTCGTTCCATTCACATTTCACAAAGATGTCTCTCGTTCAAAGGTTCAAGAAAAACATTCAAACCCTGGAACAAACTGCACAGGGTGTAATAGATCTCGACTATAAGAATCCTAAACTGTATAAAAAAGTTCTTCGTTTCTATGAGGATCAAGGAGTTGAGTTTTATGATGATCCCTATGACACTTATGAATTGATTGTTGATCTTCTAAAGGAGGATCTTCAAAAAGTGAAGAGTGAAGCCTGATGAATATTATATTGGAAAGGGGTGATGTTCGATTCGTTGAACATGGTCCTCTTGAAAATGGAGTTCTTGATTGTAGAATGCAAACTCTAGAACCATGGGCTCATTCAACACATTGGGTTGATCAGTATCTATTTGATAATAAAGATCAAATGTTACTTGCAATTGAAGATATAGAATATTCCAAATGGTTGTTGGGTCGTCCCGCATACCGTAAGTGGAATTGATAACAAGGGGTGGTGCAAACCACCCCTTTGTTGTATAATAAATATCGTGGACTACATATGAAACAAATGAAAACCGCACTGGTCCTGGGAGCGGGTGGATTTATTGGCTCCTGGATGGTAAAACGGCTTAAATCTGAAGGTTATTGGGTTCGTGGTGTTGATCTCAAACATCCAGAATTTTCCAGACATGAAGCAGATGAATTTGTAATTGGAGATCTGAGAGACAAGAGTTTTGTCAACCGTGTGGTTGAGTACAAGGGACAACTTGGTAACTTCTTTAACAGTATCCCTTACAAAATGATTGAAGGCTTTGATGAAGTCTATCAATTTGCTGCAGACATGGGTGGCGCAGGTTACATCTTTACTGATGAACACTCTGCAGACATCATGCATAATTCTGCCACAATCAATCTAAATCTTTTGGATGCGATTGTGAAGACCAAAGGTATGGGACGTAAAGTTCCTAAGATTTTCTATTCATCTTCTGCTTGCATTTATCCTTCTACAATCCAAGAAGATACGGATAATCCTGGTTTGCGTGAAGAGTATGCATATCCAGCTAACCCAGACTCTGAATATGGATGGGAAAAACTTTTCTCTGAAAGACTTTATCTTGCATACGGGCGTAACTACAATCTGGATATTAGGATTGCTCGTTACCATAACATTTATGGACCTGAAGGAACCTGGGACGGTGGAAAGGAGAAAGCTCCCGCAGCTATGTGTCGAAAGGTTGCGTCCATCTTGGGTGATTCGGGAGAAGTTGAATGTTGGGGTGATGGAGAACAAACTCGATCATTCTTGTACATCGATGATTGCATCGAAGCTACACGACGTTTAATGGAGAGTAATTATGTCGAGGTCATCAACATCGGTTCAGAGGAGATGGTATCCATCAACGAGCTCATCAGAAAGGCGGCGAAGGCCGCGGGTAAGGAGATCACGATCAAACATATTGATGGTCCCTTGGGAGTTCGCGGTCGCAACAGCCAAAACGATAGGTTACGCAGTTGTTTGGATTGGGACTATTCCATCTCTCTTGATGAAGGAATTGCGAGAACATATCAATGGGTAAAACGACAAGTTGATTGGGATAAAAGATCTGAAGAGATCGATGCAATGGTAGAACAATATGGATCTGCTTCTGCAGAAGACTATGATGGAGTATTTGAAGGATGATTGGTTTTAATGCACTTGGTCAACTTGGACAACTGGGAAACCAGATGTTCCAAGTGGCCTCTTTGAGAGGTATTGCTGCGAATAATGGTTACAATTATTGTTTTCCGATTCATCAACAAGTTGTTGTAGATAATCTTGGTAATAAACTTAGGGTTGATATTCAAAACGTATTCACCCTACAGAATGTAAATCCACTGAATATTCAGTTCATTGATCCAGACCGTCCTGTGATGAATGAGAACGGATTTCATTTCAATGAATCTATTTTTAATGAGTGTCCAGATTGGGTTGACTTGAGAGGATTCTTTCAGACTGAGAAATACTTTTCTAACGTGTCTGATATGATTCGTGAGATGTTTACTTTTCAACCAGAGATTATTGATCCTGCTCGTGCAATGGTTGAGAGTTTAAACAAAGCTCCAGTTGCACTTCATATTCGTAGAGGTGATTTCCTTCGCAACTCTGGTAATCATCATAATCTAGATCTTCAGTGGTATGCAAACGCTCTGAATAAATTTGATCTTGATGGTCGTCAGGTTGCAATCTTCAGTGATGATCCTGAGTGGTGCAAGAAACAAGAACTCTTTGAAGATGATAATACATTCTTGATCAGTGAAGGTAATAGTCACTATGTTGACCTTGCGATGATGTCTCTGTGTAGTGGACACATTATTGCAAACTCTACATTCTCCTGGTGGGGTGCATGGTTGGCTAACAGTCAAGAAGTGATTGCACCAAAGACTTGGTTTGGTCCTGACAATGCTCACCTAGATACAAAAGATCTTTATCCTGACCATTGGGAGGTCATTGCGTGAAAGTAGCTGTAGTATTCATTGGAACTGAGAAATATCTCGACTTCCTTCCTTCTTGGTATGAACGTTGTGAAGAAAATTTTCTTCCTGGAGTAGAAAAAAAATATCTAGTTTTTACAGATGGGGATGTTCCTGAATCACCTGACAATGCGGTTGTTTATAAACAGGAACATCTCGATTGGCCTTATATTACATTGTATCGATTTAAAATCATTCAAAAAGCGTTGGATGAAATTGTTGGATGTGATTGGTTGGTTTTCCTAGATGCAGATATGGCAGTAGTTGATACTGTTACTGCACCTGAAATCTTTACAGATAAACCTTATATTGGTGTGCATCATCCATGCCATTTTCTTAAGTTTCCACCTCATAATCAACCGCCAGGATCGTTTGAGACTAATCCTTTATCCACGGCTAAAGTCCCCGATGATTATGATTTTTCAATCTATTGGCAAGGATGCCTGTGGGGTGGTAAGACTTCTGAAGTCATCAGTATGATGGAAGAATTAAATGCTCGTATTTCTCTTGATGAAGAAAACAATGTGATCGCACAGTGGCATGATGAAAGTCACTTAAATGCATTCTATGCACAAAACAAAAATCTTGTTCATACTCTTGGTCCAGAATTTGCATTCCCAGAAGTCTTTGCTGAGGCTTGTGAGTTTCAAGCAAAGATTGTTCACCTAGCAAAAGATAATAGTAAGTATCATGTCTAAGATTGCCATCGTTTACTCTGGTCAACCCAGAGCCCTGAGAGAATGTTATCCGAATCACGTTCAATATCTTTTTGCTCCAAATCGACATCATGATGTTGAAGTTTTTTATCATCTTTGGGGACAGGATCCAGATCCAACTCTCAAATACTTTTGTGATACTCTTTGGCCTGTAGTTGATGGTAAGTGGGAACCTCAAAAACAATTTTCCCATGATACTATTAAACCAGATCTTAATGCGTACCATCCATTAAACAATATTGTTTCTCAAGCCTACGGGTGGCAACAGACTTTTGATATGATGGATAAATATGTGCAGGAGAATGGTGAATATGACATCGTTGTAAGAACCAGAACCGATAATTGGTTTGTCGAAGAAATTGGGGATCTAATCAATTATGATCCTCATGGACTTCACATTACAGATATTGAAAGTCACGAAGATTACGCACTTGGAGATACGTTTGCGTGGGGTGACTACACTGCAATGAAAGCTTATTTAAATCTCTACAATAATTTTGAAACGATTGTTGAAGAAGGGGCTAGAGTAAATCCAGAATGTCTGTTAGGATGGGCCATTGAAAGAGAAAACATTAAGGTAGTTAAACACCCAATGTATCCTAAACTTTATCGAGATGTTGTTAGATGACAAAACTTGTAATCTTTGATCTTGACGGTGTACTAATTGATAGTAAAGATTATCACTTTGATGCACTTAATTCGGCTCTTAAAAAAGTCGGTGAACAATATGTTATCTCTCGTCAGGAACACGTTAGTATCTACGATGGTTTACCGACCAAACCCAAACTGGAACTTCTTACTAAGAATAAAGGTTTACCAGTTGAATACTATGATCAAATTTGGCGAGATAAACAGGAAGAGACTCTTAGAATCTTTGATGAAGAAGTAAGAAAAGATTATGAGTTGATGGGATACTTCCAACAACTTAAAGATGAGGGATACAGTATTGCTGTTGCATCTAATTCTATTAGAAATACTGTTAAAATCATTTTATTAAGATTAGGAGTATTAGAGTTTATCGATCTCTACATCAGTAATGAAGATGTATATCGCAATAAGCCCTTCCCAGAAATGTATTGGAAGTGTATGATTAGGTTGGGTGCCCTTCCTAGAGATACCGTAATCATTGAAGACAGTCATATTGGTCGTCAAGGTGCCATCGATAGTAAGTGTCATTTAGTTGCAGTTAATGATCGTAAAGATCTAGATCAAGTAAAGATTGATAAGGTTAAATCAATTCTGAACGATAGTAAAAAGAAAAAAATTCCCTGGAGGTCTGAAAAAATGAACGTTCTGGTTCCTATGGCTGGTGCGGGTAGTCGATTTGCCAAGGTCGGTTATACGTTCCCTAAGCCTCTGATTGAAGTAAAAGGTAAACCCATGATCCAAGTGGTTGTGGAAGGTCTTAATGTGGAAGCCACATACACATATGTGGTACAGAAAGAACATTATGAGAAGTATAATCTTCAGTATCTTCTGAATCTGTTGACTCCCAATTGCAACATTGTTCAGGTTGACGGTTTGACTGAAGGTGCCGCATGTACTACTCTTCTTGCAAAAGAGTTCATTGACAATGATGAACCTTTGATTCTGACGAACTCTGATCAACTGATTCTGTGGGATTCAAATGAAACCCTGTATGCGTTTAACAATGACAACGTGGACGGCGGTATCGTCACATTCCCTGCCACACATCCCAAGTGGTCCTTCGCAAAACTTGGTGATGACGGTTATGTGTCTGAGGTTGCCGAGAAAAAACCCATCAGTGATCACGCTACTGCTGGTATCTACTACTGGAAACGAGGTTCCGACTACGTTAAGTATGCAGAACAAATGATTGAGAAAGACGTTCGTACTAATAACGAGTTCTATGTCTGTCCTGTATATAATGAGGCCATTGGAGATGGTAAGAAGATCCGTATCAAGGAAATTGGCACCGAAGATATGTGGGGTCTTGGAACTCCTGAAGATCTGACTTACTTCCTGGAGAACTACAAAGGAGAAATTTGATGAAAGTCGCCCTTCTATTTTTTGGTCAACCACGTTACCTGGATGATGAACGTCCATACAACGATTACAAGAGATTGATTCTTGATCGTTATGATACTGATGTATACATTCATACTTGGTTTGATGGGGAGGGTGGTAAGTATGATGTATCAACTTGGGCTGAGATGCATGGTGCAAAAAACTGTGTCATCTTGCCCGATTCGATTGAACGACTTGAAAGGATGTATAATCCTAAGGTCCTAGTTCATGAAAAACCAAGAAAGTTTGAACTTCCTCCTGATGCAAAAGCTTGGGTAGACGAACGATATACTGGTCGTCATCCAGAAGGACATTGGAATCCTGGGAACTATAGTAATATTATGTCTCAGTTGAAAACTATCCAACGAGTTGCAGAAATTTATGAAGAAAGTGGAGACCAACATGATATCATTGTTCTCGCAAGACTTGATACCTATCTTGAAAACTTCCCTGATGACCTTTCTACCCTCAATCCTAGTAAGTTCTATCTTGCTGGCCATCACCCTCGTTTTCCTGACGTAATTCATTGTTTCGGGCGTAAATACCTTGGGTGGATGAAGAATGCATTTAATGATGTAAATCATCCTGCGGTATATGAAAACATCTGGGAACCCTCTCCAGAGGCCTTCAAGGGTAACGCATTTCTTATGAGGTATAGTAAGTCTGACCTTGCACCTCACCCAATGAACGCACACACTATTCGTAAATGAACAACATCAAACTCTGCATATTCGACGTTGATGGAGTGCTCGTAAACAGTCGGGCACTTCATTATCCTGCAACCAGAGATGCTCTTGCTGAATATGGTTGTGAATACAGTCGAGATGATGATGATAACTTTGGTACTATTCCCACTAGACACAAGTTACATCTTCTCGCAGAGTATAGTCGGATTAATTCTGATGATCTTGATGATATTTGGGAATTGAAAGATAAATTTGCATGTGAATATTTTGATAATTCAATCTTACTGAATGATCAAATTAAACCATTATTTGATGAGTTAAAATCTCGTGGTATGAGAATTGCCTTGGGATCTAATGCAAGGTATACTTTCCTTGAGAAGGTTGTTAATGCCTTAGGTGTTGATGATCTAGTTGATTATGTCACTAGTGCTCAAGATGGTAGAGCTAAACCAGATCCATACATGTATACAAATGCCATGGATAGGTTTTTGGCATCACCTGATGAAACTATTATTTTTGAAGACAGTGAAGTTGGACGCAAGGCTGCATATGCAAGTGGTGCTTGGGTCTATGAAGTAGAATCTTATGACGAACTTTCCATTGGTATTTTAAATGAAACTGATTGCCCATCGAGCCAATTTAAATGGTCCAAACGCATCAACAGAAAACAAACCAGAACAAATTCAACATTGTATCGAAAGTGGCGTTGATGTAGAAATTGATGTTCGATATGATCCAAAGACAGAACGTCTGTGGTTAGGTCATGACGAACCTCAATACTCCGTGACTTGGTGGTGGTTAGCTGGTAGATCTCAACATCTTTGGATTCATTGTAAAGACATTACTACTCTCCATGCATTTGCTAATGGGACGAGTGGTTATAATTATTTTTGGCATCAGGAAGATGACTTTACTCTGACCAGTAAACAATACATCTGGACATATCCTGGTAAACCATACACTAATCAGAGTGTGATTGTAATGCCAGAGTGGAATGAGCCAAACTGGGATACCTTGAGAGTTACTGACTGTTATGGTATTTGTACTGACTATGTGGAGAAACTAAGATGAAAACGACTGTAACTTTAGAAGAAGACAATGGTGATCTTATCTTTCCATTCCCAGATGAAATTCTTGATGAACTTGGTTGGAAAGAAGGAGATGTAATTGAGTGGATTGATAATGAAGATGGTTCTCTGAGTGTGAGAAAATTATGAAAGTAGCCTGTTTATATTACGGTCAACCACGATTCACAAACAATCCATATTGTTATGAGAGTCATAAAAAGTTTATCTTTGATCGTTACGATACGGATGTTTATGCACATCTATGGTGGGATGAAGATGAGGATTATGATCGGTCACATGTAACTGACTGGGAATTCTCTACATGGTTGCAGATGGAAAAATGTCCAAAGGACAAAGAAGATTTGGCCCGTTTTGTTGATAGGTGGCAACCAATTAAACTCAAGACTTCCAAACCAAAAGAGTTTTGGAATGAGAAGATGTGGGGTGAGATTGAGAAACGATTTGATACTGAGAGATTTCATAAGAAAAACTTCCACAATCAACTTTCTCAGTTGTATTCTATTCAACAGGTTAGTGAACTAGTTGAAGACTACAATCAGTATGATTTCATCATTACTATTCGCAGCGACATAAATATCTGGGACTATCCAGATCTGAACCAATTACCGAAGAATAAGTTCTATCTCTCAAGTCATGCGATGCCTTTCCCCGACTTGGGATTTATCTTTTCTCCAAGGTTCAAAAGAATTCTCAGGACTTATGAACACTGTGAAAAAAATCTGGTGAACTGGGATGTTTGTTGGGCTCCTGTTGCGGAAGCTTTCAAATATTCTTGTTATAAACGTAACTATTCAGAGAGTGATTTAATTCGTGGTCCTCTCCCGTTACGTCTTGTTCGTGGAGTTGATTGTAAAGGACCTAGTTGGTAATGCAACAAATTGGAAAACACGCATGGGGCACGCCAAAGTGTGCAATTTCTTTGGCTAAAAATGTTTGGTCTAAAGTAAACACCGATAAGGATTATGTGTTTCTTCTTGCACGTAATCCTTACAATAGACTAGTAAGTGTGTACACTGAAAAAGTTATTGATGTCAATTGTAGATTTGCACGTCAAAAAAATATAACTCCAAGTGACTATGATGTGCGTGGTAATTTTATGGCTAAAGTTGCCCGTAAGTTTACAAATGTGAATAAGAGCACTGACCCAAGATTTAATGTTAGAAATCTTACATTCAAACAGTTTGCTTCTTGGATAGATAAAGATTGGTTAATACGTCAAGATAGTCATGTAGCTCCTCAAGTTAGGGATAAACCTAATTTTGTTTTTGATGATATTATTTTTGTAGAAGATCTTCCTGGTTGTTTTGAAATTCCAAGAGATCGATTAGATCTTGAACTTGATTGTTCAAAAAATAATCTCTTACTCCTTGGTGGTACAGATCAAGGAGATAGTCATGCAACTCCAACTAAAGAAGATTTGAATGATATCTCAGAAGCATGGAATAAGCCTGCAGAATATTGGTGGACACATGGAGCTGTGCCAAAAGACTATTCTTTGATGTATGATGATGAATTAAGAGATCATGTATATGAATTGTTTAGAGAAGACTTTGAATACCTAGGATTAATCAAATGAAAATCACACTAATTGGCCCTGGTATCATGCCTATCCCTCCAACTGGATGGGGTGCGTGTGAGATTCTTATCTGGGATACAAAACTTGCTTTAGAAAAACTGGGCCATGAGGTTCAGATCATTAATACAAAGGACGGAAGACAGATTATTGGCGAGATCAATAACTTCCGTCCTGATTTTGTACATGTTCATTACGATGAATTTATTCCTATCGTTCCCTTCATTCAATACCCAAACGCAATTACTAGTCACTTTGGATATCTAGAACGTCGAGAGATGTTTAATGGTTACATCAATGTAGCCAATGAGTTTCAACGTATTAAACCTAATATCTTCTGTCTCTCTGAGGGTATTCAGAAGGTCTACAACGTGATGTTTGACATCCCCAAAGAAAAGACATGGGTTACTCCCAACGGAGTCAATACAGACTCATTTGCATACGTTAATGATCCAACTTATTCAGACCGCAGTATTTACTTAGCTAAGATTGACTATCGTAAACGTCAACATCTTTTCCAAAGTATTGATAGTCTGTGGTTTGCAGGCAATATTGCAGATGATCGATTTAATCAAAAGAAAAATTATCTTGGTGAATGGTCTAAGGACAAACTGTATAATGAACTGACTGAGTACGGTAACCTTGTTCTCCTTTCTGATGGTGAGGCCCATCCTTTGGTCTGTATGGAAGCCCTCGCTGCAGGTCTTGGCGTTGTTGTTTGTGAGTGGGGTAAAGCTAACCTAGATACCAGTAAGGAATTCATTACGGTCATTCCCGAGAACAAGATCAACGACATTGAATACGTTGAGAAGAAGATCATCGAGAATCGAATGTACTCGATTGAACATCGCGATGAGATCCGTGAATATGGCCTGACATTTGATTGGGTTAATATTCTTAGCAAACACTACATTCCTGCAGTTGAAAATGTTATCACAAACTATGGATCGTAATAAAGCTGCATATAAGCTAAAAGACTTTGGTCCTCTCTATATTATCAACCTTGATGATCAACCAGAGAGATGGGACTGGATGAAAGAACAGTTGGATTACTGGCAGTTGGAAAATTATGAAAGAATTTCTGCCTTTGATGGTCGTGATAACGATTTGAGTGAGATTATTTCTGGTAGTTATCCCAATGCTGTATCTGCACCAGAGATCGGATGCGTTACTTCACATTTAAAGGCTATTAAACACTGGTATGACACTACGGATGCACCGTATGGTGTGTTTATGGAAGATGATTGTGATTTTGTTTCTGTAAGTCATTGGCCTTTTTCTTGGAGAGAGGTTATGCAACGTATTCCTTATGACTGGGATTGTTTTCAGATTGCGGTGATCAATCCAAGAAAACTAGTTGCAAATATTCATCCTCGATATATTGATGATTATTCTACTGCCGCTTTTGTAGTTAATCGTAGATATGCAGAGAAGTTGATGCACTTCCACTGTCGCGGTGACAAATTCAAATTGGATAATGGTGTCAGGCCCCGTGCCGTGGCCGATGATTTGATCTATAATGCAGGGAAGACCTACGCCATGCCTTTGTTCCTTTACAAACTGGAGTTAGGTTCTTCAATTCATGAGGATCATGTTGAGGTTTTCCACAAGAATTCTCGCATCGGTCTAGATCATTTCTGGACAAATCAAGCCACGGATCTTCCGCTGGATAGGTTTTTCCAATATGACACTCATGAGTTGGGTTAACCGTCAACCCTTGACATTAACCAAATTTCAGGGTAGTATAAATATTCAACGATCCTGTTAAGGATTGTTACAACTGTCACATGTGACAGTTTCCCCAGAGGATGCCTCAATTACTCGCGAATCTGTGGTATACTAAATCTGCGATCGGGAGTCGAACCGATCCTTCATCTGCGGGTAATCATTCCGCAAGTAACTAAAGGTAATTCAAATGTTTAAGTCTGTATTCGCAGCAACTGCTGCTCTCTCCGTTTCTGCTGGTGCTGCCGTTGCAGGTCCCTATGTGAATGTCGAAACCAACGCTGGTTGGGCCGGTGATGATTACACTGGTGCCACCACTGATCTGCACGTTGGTTACGAAGGTTATATCGGTAATGGCGATGCTGCTTGGTACATCCAAGGTGGTCCTTCGATCGTCTCCCCTGATGGTGCTGAGTCCGAAACCCGTTACAGTGGTAAGATCGGTGCTTCTGCTCCCCTCTCCGATAGCGTTGGCGTCTATGGTGAACTGAGTGCTGCTACCGCAGGCACTGAACTCTCCACCGATGGTCTGAATGTTGGTGGTAAACTGGGTCTGAAGTACACCTTCTGATTCACTGAATCTGTGATATGATATTGGGGTCTGCGGACCCCTTTTTTAATGAAAAAAAGTTTCATTAGGATTATCTCAAGTCCAGTCACTCATTTTAATTTGTTAGTTATTGGCTCTCTATTCTTAGTTGGGATTATGCACAACCATGCACATTATTCTATGGAAAAAGATGCCGATAGCTATGTTTATCAGTTTTGTAAAAAGAACAAGAGTCTCTGCAAAAAATATGTAGGGATTTATAATTGACAAAAATTTACAATCACTATATAATTTTGTAGTATTTCTTAACAAATGATTATGACTGTAACGACCAATGAACATGGACAACAAAATATGTGGGCTACCGAACCAACTATGTACATGAGTAAAGAAGATCTTGATCGTTACGGTATCGAGACTTATGCAGAACGTGCAGAAAAACTTAATGGTCGTGCCGCAATGATTGGAATCATTGCAGGCTTGATTTCTTATGTTACTTCTGGTAGTCTATTCTTCTTTGGTATTTTTGGAATTTGATGTCTAACCCCAACCAACTCTATGAGGACATGGAGAAATTAAATGCCCTATATGATGAACTTTGTTGGGGTCATGATGATGAATTAGTTTTTACTCACGACGGTCAAAAAATCTTTATCTATAACAAAACACTAAAAGAAAATGGAACACAGCTTGATTGAACTCCTCACTTACTATGTGATTGCAGGAGCACTTATTATTGGAGCACCAGCAGTGTTCTTTACTGTTGCTTTTATGCCAGCACTGATGAATACCAAAGGTGCTGTCGTTGGTTACAAAACTCACCGTGACTACGGTGATACCTCTATCTACGCTAACATTAAGGAGAACTAAAATGAAATTCGGATTTACACCTGAGGCAGAGATCCTCAACGCACGTCTCGCAATGCTTGGTTTCGTCATTGCTGTTGGAACTTACTTCACCACTGGACAAATCATTCCTGGTGTATTTTGATTGTTTTGAAACCCCCACTAAGGGGGTTTTTTAATGGCTAAATGATGCCTAGATAGGGTAGTTTCGATATACTAAATGAAGTTCTTTTTCGCCCTTTTAGCCACCATGTTTCTCGCACTGCCTACCTGGGCAGCAGACGTACAGATGGGTTATGACGGAGGATTAGTTTTTGAACCCGCTGAGGTGTCTGTTGCTGCAGGTGAACCAATTCACTTCATCAACAATATGCTCCCTCCACATAATGTTGTCGTAGAAAATCATCCAGAATATTCTCATGAATCCCTTGCAATGATGCCAGGTGAAGACTTTGAGATTGTTATTGATGAACCAGGTGACTATACTTACTGGTGTGCTCCACATAAAGGAGCAGGAATGATTGGTACTTTGCATGTTTCTTAATTCATGTCACATAATCAATTGAAAAAAGATGAACTCAATGTAAGAGTTCTCAAGTTAAAAAAAATGTTATATGACGGCACCTATCATGAAGCCAATGCAGATTGGCATGATGGTGCCCATCACATGTTGAATAAAGTTCTAGACGTTTTGGATGAATATAGATTCTAGTTGTATAAATATAGGTGATGTAGTTATTTTATTTTCTTAACGTGTCACAACCATCACAATATAATCCTGCTCTTACCCGTGTATACACTAATTCTGGTGATAACGGAACTATTGAAATGATGATGCCTGGATTAGATTCTAGAGTTGAAGATATTGTACACATGGATTATGATGCAGGAACACGATTCTGGATCGTTACATATGATACTGTAGAAGAAATGGTTCAAGACATGCCCGACACTGATTTTTGGGCAGCGATTACTGTCGATGAAGATGCCATGGGTGAACCAACGGGAGTCTCTATGGGTGAAGATGCTTATGTAGCACTTCATCCAGAGTGTTCTAGATATTGATTAGGAGAAAAAAAATGCCACTCAGGAAAAAACTTAATCTCGAAAAGGCAAGAGATATTCATAGGGATGAGATTAGGGCCAGCAGAAAAAAAGCGTTTGCTGATGCTGATGGAGAGTTTGTCAGAGCTCTAGAAACTGATGACTCTGATGCAATTGAAGCAGTGAAAGCCAAAAAACAAACTCTTCGCGATTTACCCAATAGATCAGAAATTGATAATTTAAATACTATCAATGAACTTAAGGCTGATTGGCCTACTGATTTGTTAGGATACAGTCCATATAATCATGATGCAACTGGAGATTAAAAATGGCTGGCATCCTTCAAAATAATTCTTTGCAGTTGGGTAGTGCTATTTTGTCCAATCCAAATGGACAAGCTCCAATGTATGGAGCTAGAGCTCTTTCCAACAGTAGCGGTGCTAGTATCCGTAGATCTTCCAATATTTCTTCAATTCAAGGCCTTGGTGGCGGATTGTATAGGTTTAATTTCCAACAGTCTATGCCCAATAATAATTATGCTTGTATTACTGCTGGTGGTCGTACTGGTCAAAATGCGGCAACTAGTTGGTCTAATCGCCAAAGAACCTATGATACTGGGGAAGTAACGATTGAGGTATCTGATCCAGTGAGGGATAGGGGAATTAACCCAAATGATTTAGCGTTCGCTGCTTTTGGTAATTAAATTTTTATAAGTTTTTTAAAAAAAATGGCCGGTATTCTTCAAAATAATGCTTTACAGTTAGGCGGTTCAGTTATGCCTAATCCAAATGGACAAGCTCCATTGTATATGGCTAGGGCTTTTTCTAACAGCTCTGGTGCTACTATTCGTAGATCTTCCAATATTTCTTCAGTTCAATCTTACACCGCCGACCAGGGTCCTTTTGGTTTCCTACCAAAATGGAGATTTAATTTCCAACAGGCTATGCCCAATAATAGGTATGCGGTTGGTAGTGCCGCTGGTCGTAGTGGTCAATATGGGGCAACAACCGCGGTTGATTCACTTTCAACTTTTGATTCTGCGGAGTGTACACTTTTAGTTGACGATCCGCAAAGAGGATTTATTACCCCTAATGATTTTGCTTTTGTTGTTTATTGTAACTAAAAATGGCCGGTATTCTTCAAAACAATACTTTACGGTTGGGCAGTTCATCCATACCTAATCCAAATGGACAAGCTCCAATGTATGCCGCTAGAGCTTTTTTAAAAGTCGGTAATGGTACCAACCAGAGATCTTCTAATATTTCATCAGTGCAAATGGGTAACTTCACTAGGATTCAGTTCCAACAGGCTATGCCCAATAATAATTATGCACACGCCAGCAGTGGGAGTGAACATGATGAAATTGGTATTCCCCCCTTCTACATCCTTGAGCAACATTTTAATTATCTTACTTGGGCCAGTCGTAATAGAACCTATGATACTGGGGAATTATCTATTGAGGCTGTTGATGGTTCTCGCGATACACGCGAAACCCCACGGGAATTTCATTTTATTGCTTGGGGGAATTGAGTTTAGGCCTTGACAGAGCCCTCTGGGTCTGATAGTATAAATACATCAACAGGTTACGGAATGTAACGGACCATTAAGGATCTGTAACATTCCGTTTTTGTTGTCTTCTCGTCAAACCGAGACCTATAGGGAAGTAAAACACGTCTCTCATACCCACACTGGAGGGTGGTGTGGGAATATTACTATTGGTTCGTCCCCCCGAACTCTTACCTAACCCTTTTCAAAATGGCTAACTCTACACTTTCACAAGGTTACAATCAACAATCCACTTGGGAACAATTCTGCGAGTGGGTAACTTCTACAAACAATCGTCTTTACGTCGGTTGGTTCGGTGTGCTGATGATCCCAACTCTGTTGGCAGCAACCGTCTGCTTTATTACTGCGTTCGTTGCTGCTCCCCCCGTGGACATCGACGGTATCCGTGAACCCGTTGCTGGTTCACTGATGTATGGAAACAACATCATCTCTGGTGCAGTTGTTCCTTCTTCCAACGCAATTGGTCTTCACTTCTACCCCATTTGGGAAGCTGCATCTCTTGATGAATGGCTCTACAATGGTGGTCCTTACCAACTGGTCGTATTTCACTTCCTGATCGGCATCTTCTGCTACATGGGTCGCGAGTGGGAACTTTCCTACCGCCTCGGCATGCGCCCCTGGATCTGCGTTGCATATTCTGCACCTGTTGCTGCTGCGAGTGCAGTATTCCTCGTCTATCCTTTCGGTCAAGGTTCTTTCTCTGATGGTATGCCCCTGGGTATCTCTGGTACCTTCAACTTCATGCTTGTCTTCCAGGCAGAACACAACATCCTGATGCACCCCTTCCACATGTTGGGTGTTGCTGGTGTCTTCGGTGGTTCTCTGTTCTCCGCAATGCATGGTTCACTGGTTACTTCTTCCCTGGTTCGTGAAACCACTGAGAACGAGTCCCAGAACTATGGTTACAAGTTTGGTCAAGAAGAAGAGACCTACAACATCGTCGCTGCTCATGGTTACTTCGGTCGCCTGATCTTCCAATACGCTTCCTTCAACAACTCCCGTTCGTTGCACTTCTTCCTCGCAGCATGGCCTGTTGTCGGTATCTGGTTCACTGCACTTGGTGTCTCCACCATGGCATTCAACCTGAACGGATTCAACTTCAACCAGTCCATCATGGATGGTCAGGGCAAAGTCCTGAACACCTGGGCTGACGTTCTGAATCGTGCTAACCTTGGTATGGAAGTAATGCACGAGCGTAATGCTCACAACTTCCCTCTGGATCTCGCTGCTGCTGAGTCCACTCCTGTTGCACTGACCGCACCTACTGTTGGTTGATCAACTTAAAATAAAATGTTATACTAAGAGGTGGTTACCCACCTCTTTTTTCATATGAAATTTTTAGGACTGAGGGTATGTGATCATGATTCAAACATCACTTACACTGATGGTACTAAAGTAAAGTACTATAATTCCGAACGCGATTACCAACACAAACATCATGCATTCAGAGATTTAAATCAGTGGTATCAGATTATCAAAAGATGGAATATTAATCCTTCTGAAATAGATGCGATTGCAATTACATTTTGGAAATCTCATTATGATAAAATTGAGTTTGATGAAAGTGAATTATTTTGTCCTGTAGATATACCTCTGTTCAATCTTCTTGGTTTTGATTGTCCTGTATTCAGGGTAGATCATCACTATTGTCACTACTTAAGTGGTTGGATGTTTGACCAACCTGACGTTGGAATTATCTTTGATGGTCAGGGTGATGATTATGCATTTCATACAATATTCAGAGGTGATAAAGTTCACCTGAGATATACAATAAAAGAAGTTGAAAGTTTTGGTCAAACTCTTGCTAATGCAGGAAAATTGCTTGGTTTAAATGGGGATCCTTTAGATGCCCCTGGTAAAATCATGGCAATGAAAGCCTTCGGATCCATTCCCAAAAATATTACAAGTTGCACTGTAAAAGAACTTGGAATTTTCTGGAAAACTATTGGATCAAGAGGATTTTCTGAATTAACTACTGGTAATTTCAAAACAGTTTGTCAGTATGTTGCAATTGCACATACTGTTGCTGAACAAGCTTTTAAGAATCATTTTCTTGAATACACCAATGAAGATGATGTAATTTTTTACAGTGGTGGAATCGCACAAAATACGGTTATTAATTCTGAAATCCGAAAGGTAAGACCAAACTTACATATTCCACCTCATTGTAATGACAGTGGACTTTCATTGGGTCTTGTAGAATTCTTGAGACGATATTATGGTCAAGAGAAATTTGATCCAAGTGGATTTCCATTCTGGCAAGAAGATGAATCTCCAGAAGAGCCACCATCCAAACAGACTATTAAAAACACCGCAGAACTTTTAGCTCAAGGTAAGATTGTCGGATGGTATCAAGGTCACGGTGAAGTTGGGCCCCGAGCATTGGGTAACAGAAGTATTCTCATGAACCCTTCTATTGCAAATGGTAAATCCATAATCAATAGTAAAGTTAAAAAACGAGAATTTTTTAGACCTTTTGGAGCCTCCGTGTTGGAAGAAAAATCTAAAGACTATTTTGATTTCCCATGTGAGTCTCCTTACATGCTCTATGTGATGGACTTGATTGATAAACAATCTTTCCCCTCCATTACACATGCGGATGGAACATGTAGAGCTCAAACAGTCTCAAAAGATCATGAGTATTATTATGATTTGATTGAAGAGTTTGAAAAACTTACAGGCATTCCTATGTTATTGAACACATCACTTAACGTGGGTGGAAAGCCAATCTGTGGGTACAAGTCAAATGCATTAGAAATTTTTTCTAATACAGACATGGATGCACTAGTCATTGGCGATCAAATGTTGTATGATTAGTTCGGAAACCCCGTATAAACTGCGGGAGATTATTCAAGACACTTGGCCAAATCTTTACTATTTGAACGATGCACGGAAAACTGGAACCAGAAGAAAATGTAATGAAAGACATTCCCAAACACGATTGGACAAAGAATGAAGATGAATTCTTTGCCTGGGAAGACAATGGAATCATGGATCGTGTCCAAGATTTCATTGAAACTCTTGACTGGAATAAAGATGATGATATCGTAGTTGAGATCGGTGGAACAGCTGTCTCTGGTATTCATCAAGGTGAGAACTACAATGAAAGGTGGGCGACACCATATGGTGTTCGCAAATATAACAAAGATGCCTTCATTGTTATTAAGAACCTCTCTCGTACTCCATTTGAATCTTCGCAACCTAATCCTGATTTAAAAGCACATCATGCATAAATTTCTTCTTTTCTCAAAGAAATCTTGTGGACCATGTATCTTGGTTGACAAGTATTTTAGATCTATCAATGATGAACGTACAAATCTGATTGAATATGTTGATCTTGAAGATGTAGGTACTGAACCCACAGAGGAATCAAAAGCTATTGCAAAGAAATATGGTGTGACTGCAACACCAGTTCTTGTCGTTACTGATTCTGAAGGTGAAAAGTTAGAGGAATTTGTGGGTGGTTTATCAATTACTCAAAACATTAGAAAAACTTTCACAAAATATGGAGTTAACTAAATGACAACAAGTACACTAAACATTCCACAAAGGGGGTGGTTCGATGTCCTGGACGACTGGCTTAAACGAGATCGCTTTGTCTTTGTGGGTTGGTCTGGATTACTTCTTTTTCCCACTGCTTATCTTGCAATTGGTGGCTGGCTTACTGGTACAACGTTTGTTACCAGTTGGTACACCCACGGTCTCGCGTCTAGTTACCTTGAGGGTGCTAATTTCCTTACAGCGGCTGTGTCAACGCCTGCTGATGCTATGGGTCATTCTCTTCTTCTACTTTGGGGTCCTGAGTCTCAGGGGGACTTCATTAGGTGGTGCCAACTTGGGGGACTCTGGGCTTTTGTGGCGTTCCACGGATCTTTCGCTCTGATCGGTTTCATGCTTCGGCAGTTTGAAATTGCACGTCTTGTAGGTATCCGTCCGTACAATGCTATTGCGTTCTCTGGTCCGATTGCTGTCTTTGTCAGCGTTTTCCTTATGTACCCTCTCGGGCAATCTAGTTGGTTCTTTGCCCCCTCGTTTGGGGTCGCGGCGATCTTCAGATTCCTCTTGTTCCTCCAAGGTTTCCATAACTGGACACTCAACCCCTTCCATATGATGGGTGTTGCAGGCATCCTTGGTGGTGCTCTTCTCTGTGCTATTCATGGTGCTACCGTAGAGAATACTTTGTTTGAAGATGGTGAACAATCAAATACTTTCAAGGCATTCGAGCCTACTCAAGAGGAAGAGACTTACTCGATGGTCACTGCCAACCGCTTCTGGTCTCAGATTTTTGGTATTGCTTTCAGCAATAAGCGTTGGTTGCACTTCTTTATGCTCTTTGTTCCTGTCATGGGACTTTGGACAAGTTCTATTGGTATCATCGGTCTCGCACTCAATCTTCGTGCTTATGATTTTGTGTCTCAGGAGATTAGAGCAGCAGAGGATCCTGAATTTGAGACGTTCTATACGAAGAACATCCTCCTCAATGAAGGACTCCGTGCCTGGATGGCTCCAGTAGACCAGCCACACGAATCGTTTGTATTTCCAGAGGAAGTTCTTCCGAGAGGTAACGCACTCTAAACTTTTAATAAGGATTTCTCTTATTAAAGGAAACCCACTAAACCTTTAATAAGACCACTTCCATAACTGTCACACCACTCCATCACAGGGGTGGTTTTTTATTGTATAATACTCTTATAGACGATCAGACACAATGAGTATCCCACATTTCAAATCCCAACACGACTGGGAAGCATTTACCCAAATCTTTGATAGTCAGTGGCATTGTAAGCGAGCACTGCTGAATCGTGTCAAAAATGATCTATTCCCTGAATATAAGACTTGGGATCAAATTCAACCTAAGACCTTGGAAGTCATCAATGACATTGTATCCAACCTTGTGTATGAATGTGAGCGTCAATTCAAAGAAACACGCCCAGAATACAATACTGATGATGATGAAATCTTCATTCCTCGTCGTTCATTCAAAGAAAATGTAACAGAAGCTCTCAAAGAAGCACTGGAGAGTCAGAAAGAATGTCCTTCTTGTGATACTCTTTATTCTGAAGATGTAGATAGTGCTAATGGAGTAGCATGACTGACGAATAAATACAAATGAATATCGTCGCCGCATAGGTCTTGTCAAAGAACAAGAAACCTGGTACACTGAGGGCCTAACCGCCCTCTTTTTTTATGGTTAAGGATCTGATCTGGAAATATAAATTAGAAAAACATTCTGAGATTCGGGATGAACTCATCAAACAAATTTATAAACAAGGTGGGAAGTTTGGTAAGTATAGTGGTTCTAATACATTCACTGATATTCAACTGCAAGAGATAGATAAGAGATATTCTGAATACTTTGTTCCGTATTTGGATGGTTTTCTAAATCAAGTCTTGATGAAAAGTGGATGTAATGTAGTTGACTATCACTATTGGTACGTTCGATATATTCAAAAAGGACAACTTTCTTGGCACATCCACCATAACTGTCACATGAGTGCAGTGTATTATCTTAAGTTGGAGAGTGGTGAAGATGCAACAGAGTTCTATGATCCTTCTACTCAAAACATTTACAAACCAGATGTAGAAGAGGGAGACATTATTTTCTTTCCAGCTTATCTACCACATCGTTCTCGAACTATAAATTCTGATAGGGAAAAAATTGTCATGAGTATTAATTTCAACTTGGGTATTGATAGGAATCCAATTATTGCAAAGTGAATATGAATGTTTGGAAATATAAGTTAGAACAACACTCACAAATTAAAGATGAGTTAGTCAAAAGTATTCGGGAACACGGAATTAGGTGTGCAAAATATGATGGTTCAGTTGACTCAACAGTTTTTACTGACTTTCATTCTACAGAACCATGTAGAGAATACTCCGAAATTTTTGTGCCCCATCTTCAAGGTTTTCTAAAAGAAATTTTGAATAGAACTGGATGTGGCTCCATTGATTATTTCTGGTGGTATGCCCGATACATACAGAATGGTGAACATTCATGGCATGTTCACCCCAGATCGCACCTAAGTGCGGTTTATTATGTTAGACTAGAAGAACCAGGAGATGCAACTGAGTTTTATGATCCCTCTGGATTGACATCATTCCAACCAAATGTGGAAGAAGGAGACATTATTGTTTTCCCTTCATACTTGCCACATCGATCTAAGTTTATAGAGTCAAACAGAGAGAAAATTATTATCAGTATGAATTTCAATCTGGGAATTGATACGGACCCAACTATTATGAGGAACAAATGAAAAATCTTCTCCTTTCATTGACATTGTTAATGACACCCGCAGCTGCCCTTGCAGATCACAAAGAGGCTCACATAAAAGGATACAACTCTATGGATTCTATGGGTTGTATGCTCCTCCAGGAATGTACCGATGGAGTAGAAGAGGTATTTTCTTTACTTAATATCTCTTCTCATTATGAAGACCCAGAAAAGTTCACTGTTATTGCTGATGAATTTAACCACATGTTGGTTCTACTGAATCAGGTTGGTAGTAAAGTTTATCTTGCAGACGAAAAGTATTTCCCACCAGGGCATCGTGGAGTCTATCACACAGTCAGCAACAATTTCTACCTCAACAAAGCTTACATGGGTCGTCCCAGTGCATTGATGTCTGTGATGCGTCATGAAGGATGGCATGCCGCACAAGATTGTATGGCAGGTTCTATCAAAAATAATATGATTGCCATTATTGAACCTGAGGAAAATGTCCCTGCATATTGGGCAGAAATTGCAGAAAGAACATATCCCAAGTCATCTCTTCCATGGGAACGTGAAGCAATGTGGGCTGGTCATACTGAGGGTATGACTGCACATGCACTTGAAGCTTGTGCAACTGGAAGGATGTGGGAATTTTTTGAACCAACACCTATGACTCGCGAGTGGTTGGAAGAAAACGGCTACATCAAAAAATAAACTCTACTAGATAAAAGAAATGTCTTTCACTGTTTACTCTAAGCCTGGTTGTCCATATTGCGAGACAATCAAACGTATTTTAGTTGGAAAAGATTTTGAGTTCCAAGAATATGTTTTAGATATAGATTTTGATCGCGAACAATTTTACAATGAGTTTGGAGAAGGATCTACTTTTCCTCAGGTAGTTATGAATGATCAGAAACTTGGTGGATGCACTGACAGTGTAAAATACTTACGAGAACAAGGTGTAATCTGATGAACGAACTGTACTACGACGTTGAAAAGGCCATTGACTATGCCTTTGATGGTCGATTTGTACTTAAAATGTATGACTATCTGAGAGTTTCTGATGTTAAGAGACCTGCAGTCGAAGAATTTATTCACAGTTCGACTGCACAAGAAATCGCAGATCTTGTAAACGAACTTGAAGAGTATCTTGAAGGAGGTAGTGATTATAATCATAAACTCCTTCGTGAAGCTTATGGACACATTCCAAAACCTCAAGTTCGTAAGATCAAGACATATCTCTATGGTATACTTGAAGATGCGTGGCAGTACAGTAATGACAAAAAACCTGGACGTAAAAAGGGAACTAAGAATCGCAAGAAGGTTTCTAAATAAACATGAGAGTTGGAGGATGATTTAGTTTCCACTTGTTTGTCTCTCAGGGTAGAAAAATGTTAGCAATTTCATTAGTTTTTGGTGCCTTATTTGCAATAGGTGGCACCGCCGTCGGTTTTATAGCTGGATGGTTTGCAAACGAAAAGTATTCCGAGTATGTAGAACTTAAGACAGCACAGATTGCAACACATCCTGAAATGTATGATACGGAAGGGAACTTAATTACATCTCAACTTACGGCTCTCCGAGTGGTGCTTGACGACCAAAATTTTTATTACGATGATGAAGAGTGAAAACTTTATTGGCATTTACCCTGACATTTTATCTAAAGATGAATGTCAGTTTTTGATTAACTCTATAGACAGTGCTATCAAAAAACCAGATTCAAGTCCATTTGTCACAGCAGCTAATATAACAAATCCTCTAATTAGAAAAGATTATGGTTTTCTGCTGGAAGATGATAACTTGCAAGAATCAAAAATTATTAGAATAGCCTTAAGTAAGGCTACGGAACAATATTCAAATACTTATTTTCCTATTTGGTCCGCCTATGCATCTTCTAATAACATAAAATTACAGAAAACTCCTCCTAGAGGAGGATTTCATCATTGGCATTGCGAGTCTTCAGATTTGCAAACATCGAATAGAATTTTAGTTTGGACAATCTATTTGAATGATGTTCCAGATGGAGAAGGGGAAACTGAATTTCTTTGGCAAGGTACTAAACTAAAACCAAAGGCTGGAACTTGTGTAATTTGGCCTGCCGCCTTTACACATGTACACAGAGGAAATCCAGTATATTCATGTGACAAATATATTGCCACTGGTTGGTATACTTATGATGAAAGACAAGAAACAATGTACGTGTGATCAAAGACACGAAACAAATGATTAAATGACTAAGACAATGACGATGACTAAGACTAAACTTCCACCCAATCCTCTTTTGACTGAGGTTCTTGCATTTGTTTCTAAACAAAGAAGCAAGGCTAAAAAAGTAGAAGCTTTGCAAGAGTATGGTACTGATGCTCTTCGTGCTATCTTGATTTGGAATTATGAAGCGGTTAGTATGCTTCCTGAGGGTGCTGTTCCTTACACACCAAACGAAGCTCCTAAAGGAACTGAACACCAACAACTCTCTACAGAGTACAAGAGACTTTATCATTTTGTGAAAGGTGGTAATGATGCTCTGAAGCCTCTTCGTAGAGAGAGTATGTTTATTCAACTTCTAGAAGGTCTTCATGCAGATGAAGCTAATCTTCTCTGTAAAGTTAAAGACCATCGTCTAGAGGAAGATTATAAAATTAATTTTGACATCGTAAAAGAAGCTTACCCCGATGTAAAGTGGGGATGGAGGAAGTGAATTTGACAAACGTTCAAGTCGAAGAGTTTAAACAGAAGTATGGTATTACAGTTATTGCAACTAACTGTAATCAAAGTGTAGCCAATGACAAAAGTCTACCTGTTGACAGTTACATTTTGACTCTAGAACATGAGGATGAAACTTGGCAGGACATTGTAAAAGGTGTCAAAGTAAAGATCTTTGATGCCTATTACGATACCTTTGGTCACTGTATTAAATCTATGGAATATACCAAGGGTACAATTTCTGCCAAACTTTGGGGAAACACACTCAAGACGAAAGAGAAAAAGAAAAAATGACTGAAGAACAGTTTGAATATCAAGAACCACAAGGTAAAGGTATGGTTGGAGATCTCTCTGAAGAAGAGGCCTCCACTGGTTCAAGTAGTAAGAGTTGGACAAAGAAAACTGCAGATCTTAGTTTTGCATCTGGTAAAACTAAAGAAAGTATTGCCAAAGAACTTCGTCAAGAAGTTGATGAAGAAGTTCTGAGGAAGGTAAAAAAAGAATACAAACGTCTGAAGAAGTATTCTAAATCCAATCTCTTTACAATTCAAAAACTTAATGGTCAGAAAACCATCATTGATGAACTGATTGAAGAGTACGAACAAAAGTAACCGATTATACAAGACTGCTTGCCTATATACTTATGATGGTCTATAGTAGACCTGTCGTTCATCCGAGAGATCGGACGCAAGTAAGTCGCGGAACGGAGCGTTCATCCTATGATTGAACTTTTTCTTATAGCGAATTTGCGACAACCAACTTCTTTAACTTGCACTCAAGTCAGAGAAGTTGCAGAGACCGTAATGGAATCTGATTTGTCTGACGAATCCAAACAACGAATTTTATATCGATTGTTTGGTCGTCATATAACGTTAAAGTGTTTCAAAGCATAGGACGCAAACGACTGAAGGAACGGAGAAACGGATCCATCGAAAGGTGAGAAGGTTAATTTCCATTCATTCAGGTACGAACAATGAACACACTTCAAATGATCAAAAAGCAGATCGACAAAGCCTCTGCAATTCATGATGCACAAATTCTTCACACCTCTTATCGTGGTGTTAAGTATGAAGTTTGTGCTCCTAATAATGAAACGCACGGCACTTTCTGTTATCGTGGTCGCACTTACGTTAAGTAAGACAACTGATAATAAACTTAAGGAGGCTCCTTTGGGGCCTCTTTTTTTGTGTAAATAGTTACATGGAGAGACCCCCTCATATAACCTCTAAGAACAAGGAGTGTAGTCGTTTGTGGTATGAGTGGTATGAGTTGTTTCAGGACCCTGCCAGGCGTCGTACAAGTGCGTGTCAGGAGGCGCGAAAGAGGTGGAGTGAGTGTGCAAATGATATGAATGCAATGATCGCTGCAGAGGTGGATCCAGAGGTATTTGCCAAACTCTTCGGTCCTAGATAGAATAACTCTGCCAGGGTTCAAGAGACAGCTATGAACAAAGCTAAACTCAAGGTTCTCTTAGCCGCTTTAAAGGAGGTTGTAGAGGAACTAGAATCTGAGATTTACTCAGATACAGAGTCTTACATGGAAAAGGATCCATATGGATCTAGTGATTTAATTTTAGATTACGATGAGGTTTTTGATGACGACGGATTCCCAGATTGATTGGCGTTACAGTGAAGATAAGATGAAAGTTAGACAACAAGCTCTTTCAATTCTTCTTAAAAAATTTGGTTCTGAGTTAAATAGTAATAACACAAGTAAAGAACCCAATAAAGCCATCTATGAGTGTGCTCATGATTGGGTTTCTCAAGGAAACATGAACTGTAATGGGATTGTGAGTTATTACTCCGCATACTATTCTCATGAAGGACAAAAAAGCCTGTAAAAAAATTTTAAAACGTGTGAAGAAACATCCCGACTGGTACACGCCAGAAGAGATTTTGTATGTTAAAATGTTCAAGAAGGAATTGAAAAAGAATGACCGTAAAACTGATCAGTGTGACTCCTGACGCTGAAAAAACTATGGGATATGTTGCTCGGGTTTCTAATCCGAACAATCAAGACAATCCAAAGGTTGCTGGACTTCTTGGATACTGTATTAAACATGAACACTGGTCAGTATTTGAACAGTCATTCATGACCTTAGAGATTGAAACTACACGAGCTATCGCTGCTCAAATACTGAGGCACCGTTCATTCACATTTCAAGAGTTTTCGCAACGGTATGCTGACAGTTCTATGTTAGCAGATGAGATTCCTTTGTTCGATCTTCGCCGTCAGGATACAAAGAATCGTCAGAACTCTATCGATGATGTTGATCCTTTCGTTCAGCAAGAACTTGAGATCACTATCAAACGACACTTTGAATCTGCAATGGATATCTACAAGCAAATGCTTGATCTTGGTATTGCTAAGGAGTGTGCTCGTTTTGTACTTCCTTTGGCCACGCCAACCAAAATTTACATGACAGGCTCTTGCCGTTCTTGGATTCATTATATTAATCTGCGTTCTGCACATGGAACTCAAAAAGAACATATGGATATTGCGAATGCATGTAAAGAAGTATTTGTTCAACAATTTCCTATTGTTGCAGAAGCTCTAGAGTGGGCCTAAATACAACATCACTCCTTCTCTTGTTTCTAAAATAAAGAGAAGAGTGTCCCCCGCTTATAAACATTGTTATTGAGGATTTGTTATTTTGCCTACATATCCCGTCGTGCATAAAGAGACTGGTGAACAGAAAGAAGTCCGTATGAGTTGGACCCAATGGGATCAGTGGTTAGAGGATAATCCTGGATGGGTTAGAGATTGGTCTGACCCTTCTACGGCACCAATGGCTACTGAAGTCGGGGACTGGAGAAACAAACTCGTTTCCAAAAAACCAGGTTGGAACGAGGTACTAGAAAAAGCTTCACGAGCACCTGGATCAAGAGTAAAGAAGATTTAAGTCTATGCCTGCTAGAAAGAAGAAGACTGATCCCGTCGGTATTGGATTGAGTGCCAAACAAATGAAACGTAAGAAACCAATCAATACCGATTTATTGTTTGATATTGAACCTCTTACACCAAATCAAGAAAAATTCTTTAAGGCATACAAAGAAGATAAAAACATTTTTGCTTATGGATGTGCAGGTACAGGTAAAACATTCGTTGCACTATACCTTGCACTTCGTGATGTTCTGAGTGAGTACACTCCATACAAGAAAATCTATATTGTTAGATCTCTTGTTGCTACTCGCGAGATTGGTTTCCTTCCTGGAGATCATGAGGACAAGTCGGCTTTGTATCAGATCCCATACAAGAACATGGCGAAATACATGTTCGACATGCCAACTGATGCTGACTATGAGATGTTGTATGGTAACTTGAAAGCTCAAGAAACTATCTCATTCTGGTCTACCAGTTTCATTCGTGGTACTACATTTGATGATTGTATTCTTCTGATTGATGAAGCTCAGAACTTGAATTTCCACGAACTTGATAGTATCATTACCCGTGTAGGTGACAACTGTAAGATCATGTTCTGTGGTGACGCAGTTCAAACTGATCTTCAAAAGACTTACGAGAAGAATGGTATTCTTGATTTCATGAGAATCATTGAACAGATGGAAGAGTCTTTTGAAATGGTTGAGTTTCAGGTTGATGACATCGTTCGTTCAGGTCTTGTCAAAGAATACATTATGAAGAAAACAGCCTTAGGACTCTAATGAATCGAACTTTTGTTAATCATCTTGGTGACATTGAATTAAACAAGAAAGAAACTCCAGGTTGTCGTCTATACGAATTGCCAAATGGTGACTGGGTGCCTTCGATCACCTCAGTCACCTCTTTCTATAACCGTGAAAAATTTATTAAATGGAGACAGAAAGTTGGTGAAGAGAAGGCGAATCAAATCACTAGAAAAGCTACGAGCCGCGGCACGGACTTCCACGAAGTGGCCCAGGATTACCTTGAAGGAAAATCCGTTGACTGGGAAAGTCATCTTCCCGCATCGAAGTTCATGTTCCACTCCTGTAAACCAATCCTTGATCGGATTGACAATATCCATGCTATCGAAAGGACTCTCTATAGTGAGTACCTTGGCATTGCTGGTAGGGTTGACTGTATTGCGGAGTTTGACGGTGAGCTTGCGGTTATTGACTTCAAAACTTCTGAGTATATTAAACCAGAAGAGTGGTTAGAAAACTACTTTGTGCAAGAGACCTTCTATGCATGTGCATATTATGAAATGACTGGTATTCCAGTCAAAAAGTTGATCACTATTATGCAGTGTCCCAACGGTGAGAATCATGTGTTTGACAAAAGAAACAAAGACGAGTATATTAAGCTCCTAGTTAAGTACATTAAGAAATTTGTTACTCATAGATCTTCAAATGCCGAATAAAGAAGTAGACAAGGCTCTTAAAGACAAGTTTCTTTGTCAGACCAAGTTTACAAAAGATATTGAGAATCTTGTAAAGAATGATTCTGATTTCAACTATATTGACGCAATCGTTTATTATTGCGAAGAGAATAAAATTGAGTTAGAATCTGTTCCGAAGTTGATCTCAAAACCTCTGAAAGAAAAACTCAAAGCTGAGGCTATTGATCTCAACTTTCTTAAACGTACATCCCGTGCCCGTTTGCCCCTGTGAAAGTGACACCGTTTGAAGTCTACACAACCTATCTTGGAATGAAAAATCATTTCACTAAAGATAAGTATGACTTCGTAAAATATAGTGGAAAGACCCGTGCATCTGTCGCCTCGTTCAACAAACGTCGCGACAGATATTTTTTTGAGAGAATGTCCCGTAAGAAGGACGACCATGAGATCGTAAACTATTTCATTGCAAACTTTACTTCTCATGATGACCCTGGTAAAGTTTGGATTGGAGAGATTATTCAAAATGGAGAAACCAACTTCAAAGAGTGGCAAAGAAGAAACCAATCGTTGTCCTACGTTTTCGGAAACGAAGTTGAAAGAATCTTTACAAGAGATAATTTCGACAGTTACTTCTATACTCAAGGTCAACACCCGAAAATTTTAAAATCTTTTCTTAAAAAAGAAATTAGTCTAGAGACTCTTGTCATTCTTGATAAAATTCTAGGGTTTAGAGCTCATTTTGATAAGAAACTAGATGACCCTATCTGGGGTACGGTTTCCCTCAAAATGAAAAAGTATGCATCTTTTCTAAATATCGATGTGTTCAAGTTTAAAAGAATCTTAAAGGAGAAACTACTATGAGTTTTCTTGATAGTGAATATGTTCGTGCTTCTCTTGTAGATATTCATGAACTTCAAGAAGACATTTATAAAGATGTGATGAGGTTTCCTCACATGACAGATACTGAAAAGTATGAACACATTTCTAAACTGGAAGAACTTCTGGAAAAACAAAAGATTATGTACACTCGGGTAGCCCTGAGTGATGATCCAGAGGCCATCCAGATCAAAGAGAACATCGTTGACGCAGCCAAAATGCTAGGTGTCCCAGGCGAGGTGGATCCTGGAACTCTCTTTGATAGTATGTACCAGACGATCACTCGTCTGAAAGGGATGTTGGAAGAGACTCTTGACGATTGAGTCAGAGTCTGTTACGATATCTCTGCCACCAAAAAGGCCAAATCCAAACCAAATCCGAGGTAATCCGA